TCATAAGCAGTTATATCCTCCTTAATGTGTGTGTTTTGTCATTATATCTTTGTGTTGTTTATCTACTTCATGTAACGGTAATTGCATAAACTCACCAATGTTATTAGTGATAACACCGTTCATGATAAACATTTCATTATTTATCATTCCAAGGCAATAACCGTGATCCGCAAGCCATGTTATTCTTTCATATTCTTCCATCGTGGCTAAGTCTTCTGCTATTTTAGATGGAATAGTTAGATCGTATTTTTTCCATGCGTTATTTACAGGATCGAATCTGAAATTATTGCACGATAAAAACGATTTAAGCTCATCTTTGGTCATTTCTATTAACTCCTTTGTACGACGACTCTTTCCAAAAAACAAGTATCTATTTTCTGATAATCACAACCAGTCATTCAGCATATCATCGAGGGTCTGAGACTCCTTCACAACCGTCTGTTTTGGCTCATTAGGTGCCGTCTGGGAGGGTTCTGGGTCTGGCGAGGTTGTTTCCTCGACCTTCACAGGCTCAGGGGAATGGCGATACTTGTAAAGTGGACATATTACAATCGGACAAGCATCAATTTCAGCATTTGAACCACACGAACATTCCTTACACTTAGCCCTGATAGCCTTTGATAATTTATTAACCATAGCAATAAGCTTATCGCTAGTCATTAATCATTCTCCAAGATAACTTTATAATTTTACCAACACAATATCCAGCTCCAAGCATGAGCATAGCTTGAATAATCATATTAGCCTCCATAAATAACAACGGGGCAAATGCCCCCGTTGTATCTCTTTATTTATCTAATTTTTCTAAGAATGAAGCTAGGAATATCGATTTATGGACAGACATATTCATTTTTGCTTGACAGTCTGCAAGTGCGGTGAGATACTGCCATTTCTTTTCCATCTTTGTCATGTCAAACAACTTACCAAAGATTACATCAGGGTCAGCCTTGAAAGCAAGCAGGATTCTTTCGTCCTTTGGGATAGATATGAGCTTATCGTAAGTCATACCAGCCCAATATCTATCTTCATCTGTTTCAATATTTCCACCTTCAAGCAAGTTAAGGGCTTTCCTTAAATCTCCCCTAGCCTTCTTAGCCATTGCGATATATTCTGAATCTTTGAGCGTATATCCTTCCGCAACTCCGATTTTCTTCAACTGTAACGCAACTGTTTTTGTATCAATCTCTCCGAATTCAACTTGAACAAACCTAGAAAGGATAGGTTCGATCAACTTATATGGATAATTGGCGCAGAAGATAAAGCGTGTAATTGTACTGTATTGCTCGATGATGCGTCTGAAACAAGCTTGTGCATCTGGTGTGATGTTATCTGCTTCATCCATAAGAATGATCTTATAACTACCGCTAATTGGATTTCTCTTAGCTATGTCTATGATTTGAGTCCTGATGAATTCAACACCACGATCTTTGGAAGCATTAAACTCAAAGAACAAGTCAGCCTTAGAATCTCCAAAAATCTCATTGGCAATTACATGCGCTAGTGTTGTCTTTCCGGTACCGGGCGGCCCATGAAACAGGAGATGTGGGATTCCATCTTTTGTACTCTTAGATTTAATTAGATCAATAACTTCATTACGTCCAACCAGTTCGGAATACTTCTTAGGACGATATTTTTCTGTCAACATTACTGCCACTTTTCCTTTGTAGGATTAATTTTAATCTTAGAAGGTACAGATGAAATATTATCAAGTGATTCATCTTCCAACTGACAGGCGATACAACAATACTCTTTATTTTCTGGTATTTCTTTGCAACATACTGGGTTCTTACAAAAATTTGGGCTACTCATTGTTATCCTTCTTCTTAGGAAAATTCCATTTCACAAATCTAAAATAAGGTTCAACTTTCATTCTGTAAGCTATTATTGAATAAAGTATATCTGGTTCAACCCTCCATAGATTAAGATCGAGGAACTTTACTATCTGTTTATTTACTTCACATAAATCAGAATAGTTCGACGTTAAACACTTAACTGGCATATACAAACTTACTTTGTTTGTCTTTAGAAAATTGTAGATGTAATCTCTATCTTTAACTGTTAAAATTGATTTCGTAATGTCAAATGGATTAACATCTACAAATTCTCTTTCGTATGTTATTTTGAAATTCTTGCTTGATCGCATGTTTTTAACAAGACTTCGATCTTGAGCTATTATTCTGATGTTTGTCTTTGCTACGTCTTTGAGTAATGTAAGCCGCTCTTTCGTTAAGCCTACTTCCTCGGCTATCATAACATACGTTTTATCCTTATTAAACTCTGTGACGTTGAAAAAGTCACCTTCGAACTGAGTCAACAGGATATCGCTATTCCTAACAATATAATCACCAAAAACTACTTCTATCATGTCACTCCCCTGTATTAACGATATACAATCGTACAATGACTATTTCGACCTGTCAAGTATCTATTTTCTGATAATCAATCAAACTCCTTCATGACGGCTCTTTCGATTTCATTTTCGAGCTTTGTTCTCTGTTCATCGTCTAAATCCATGATTGTATCGATCAATTCTTTCTTGGCTTCGAACTGCTCATAAATTTTTTCCTCTACGGTATCGGCAACGTAGAAGTTGTAAATATGCACGTCCTTTTCTTGTCCTTTTCGATACAACCTACCGATGCGTTGATCGTAAATGGTTGGCTTCAACGGCATGTCATAATTTACGACGAATCTACAAAACTGGATGTTAAGCCCGTAATTAATAGCATCGGTTCCTATCAAACATCTTGCTTCATTGTCAACTCTAAATTTTTCTACCGTCTCTGTTGAATCGGCTCGTTCTTTACCAGTTATCTTGTAGTATTTAATTCCCTGTTCGTCAAGATATCTTGCTATTGCATCAACGCCGACATGATAGAACGTAAATATAACAACCTTTTCCGATGTTTGATCTAAGATATTCTGCAACTCTTCCATCTTCCGATTTGTTGTGATTTTCTCACGCATAGGATCACAAAGAAACTGTCTTGTTGCATGATATCTTGCAGATGAACCTGTGCAATTCTTCTTTACTCTTTCGTAGGCTTCCTTAATTTTATCATCAATTTCTATTTCGATAAAATTAGGATACTTACCTACGGGAAGACTTAACTTCTTTCTTATAACAAGCGGCTTAATTAGCTTCTTCAAGAATTCATGATTCTTAAATCCAACTGCAACTGTTTCAGATTTCGTTATAGCCTTACTTGAGAACCTAGTCTTAACCTTAAAGAATCGTTCTTCGTATTCTATGAAGTTACATTCGAAGAAACGTTGCCCACCCAATATGTTACCACCATCCAAAAGTTTGAATACTGGAAACAAATCGAATAAGCGATTCTCAATCGGTGTTCCAGACATCGGATAACGATATGTAGGTTTCCATTGATTTTTGATTAAGCTAAAAAAGTTTATACTTCTCTTTGCTCCCATAAAGTTTTTCATGATATGAAATTCATCCACAATTATCATATCACACTTAACCTTAAGCAAATCATCATAATCAAAATAGCACTTTTCGTAATTAGTAACTAAAATCTTTATATTATCGTTTGTTGCAAACTGCTTATACAGCAACGACCTCTTAGCCTTAGTTTCACTTCTAATGCTTATGATATGTTCCTTTCCGAAAAATCTTATATAGTCTTTCTTGTAATTATTAACTAGTTTAGCAGGAACCATTACGATAACTTTGCTAATAATCTTGTTGTCGATAAGATAACGAGCAATCATATTAACTGTTAAAGTCTTTCCAGTTCCTATTTCGTTAGCAATAAGTATTCTGCGCCCAAGAACCCCATAAACAACGCTATCAACCTGTTCGTCTGTTAACTTGTAATTTCCTGCGGCTTCCATCTTTCTGATGTAGGAAATTATATGGCTGACTTCTGGATCGTCTTTTGGATACTCACCCGACTTGATCCCTTCCAACAAGCCACGCTTTTGTATTACATGAGCATGGTGCGATTTCAGGGCATCGGTATAACGGATTGGGTAGCCAGACTTTTTGCAAGCGTTTACGACTATCGGAAGGGCAATATACGGAACTTGATATTTGCCATCCCTAATGCGCTCACACAACCTATAACTGGTCATATCCTGCAAGGTTAGGAAGGATTCATTTACTTCTTCTGTTAATATAATTTGATCGTTTGAGTAATCTATTAGCATTTTTCGACCTCTGAAGTGTTTGTATCACAAGTATCCGATGGATTCAATTATCAGTTTTTTGATAATACCCACCATCGACAGAAAAGGACTCCCGGCGAGGCGTAGCTTTTGTGTCTCTGGAAACTCTCGATTTTCTAATCTACGATGCTTGCACGTCCGACCAAGCTTGCTTGCCGATAACGTACTTATCTTAAATTAATATCTTATATATATCTTGTCACCAAAAATTTGGTGTTATAATGACGCAAAAAAATTTGGTGTTATAAGGAGACACCAAAAATTTGGTGTCGTTTTGGGCATTTATAAAGGAAAATTTATTTTTTAGCAAAGAACGACACCAATTTTTTTGATATATAATTTATAACACCAAATCCGCAACTCGTAGTATCAAAATTTTTTGATATATAAACCATTTTCTTCAATTCCGATTTCGTTATATCACCAAATTTTTTGATATATAAACTGGAAAAAACGACCAAAATACAGTATCAAAATTTTTTGATATATAACAAAATCAATTTCGTGCGATTAATTGCAAATTTAATCATTCGAATTGCATATCTTCATTATTTTCTTCGTCATTTGCTTCCAATTCACATGTCATATTAGTCTGACCAACCAAGCTTCGATATTCTGTTATCTTAGTAATAATATCACTTCTATCAAACTCAAAATAATTTTCCAAGAAATCCATATAGGATTCTTGTATTTTTTTACTAATAAGAGGTAGGATTATATAAAAAGCTTTTCTTTTATACCTTCTTCCGAATTTATCCCAAACAGTGTATATAATATAATTATCTTTCAAATTACGAATAGCATTACCTATCGTTGCTTGTTTAACGTTAAATATATCTGCAAGATATTTATAGGATGGATAGACCATAAATAGACCCATGTTATTACAGTTATACGACAAAAAATAAATAGCCATGTTCTTACTAAATGAAGTTAGTTCTTTATGAGCTAGTATGTCCAAAAATGCCTTTTTGTGTAAGACAACTCTATCATCAGTGACTTTAAATGATTTTGAAGCCGCATCCATAATTGACTTAATATTCATTGACAACTCCATTCAGACATTGTAATTTGAACGATAAAAAATTTGGAAGCCCAAAAAACGACACCAAATTTTTATATCAATATAAACATGAGATTTCTATTTGTCAATTATCAAGATATTGATAGATGAAATAATGCTTGCAAACGCCCCAGAGGTATTGTATGGTGGATATATGGATGCATTTGAACCTTTTTTCAGAGATGACAAATATAAAGAGATCATTTCCAAGTTTTCAGAATTGGAAAGTAAACATCTTGATTATGTCTCCGTAAAGATCACGCCAGCAGATTTATCGAAAATCATAATTCCAAACTTAGTAAAAGAATATGCGATATCGATGTGTGCTGATGAAGTTACGATAATCAATATGATACTTAGGAGTTTTGTAGTAGAACAAAATGAAGGAACTACTGTTAACTTTAAGAAGTTCCTTAATTTGATTAAAACTTTTGATGGCTTAACGGACGAACAAAAATACAATCTTATTAAACACATTACATCTAATTATTAGGAGTTATTTATGACGGATAAGGTTATCACTAATACTGATGAGTTCGAAGACATTTCGCTTGACATTGACGTTGAAGAAACGAAAGAGGTCAAAGAGGCTGTTGCTGTAACTCAAGTAGCCGATGCCGATGATGAGATTAACCTTTCTATCGACGAGCTTGAGCCTACTACCGTAGAAGCACCAGTTCCCCAACCAGAACCTATCCACACCGACCTTGTTAAGTCTAACCCTCTCGATGAGATTGATATCGAACTTGATATGGAAGACATCGAAACTACAGTAGCTAAGAAGGTTGAAGAGAAAGTACAAGAATTGGCTACTGCTCAAGAACCAGAAAAGAAGAAACGCGGAAGAAAGTCCAAGGCTGAAAAGGCTTCAGAAGAAACAATCGTAGAGAATACTTCGTCTGATGTTATGGTGTTTGATCCTCTGTTTAACATTACACTGGTTGACAATACCAAGTATCAGACACGCGCAATCCTCCATACAGAAGAAGAAATCAATAGTCTAAAATCGTCTATTGAAAGCCAAGGACAAATCGAACCGATCCACCTGTATTATGATGGTACCACCTATCATCTGCTTGCTGGATTCAAACGATATGAAGCCCTGAAAGCTCTTAACAAGACAACTGTTAAGGCTATCATCCATAATCACATCACCGAAGAAGAATGTATTTCTATCTCTTCCGGTACAAATAGTGAGCGAACGGAACTGTCAGAATACGACAAGATCATGTCTGTTGGCTTGTTCAATAAGAAGAACCCAATCGTGACCGTTGACAGAATGAAGGGTATCTTCGGATATGCTACCTCCACGATCTATCAGTATATCGCCCACTATAAGTTCTTTTCCAAGCATGAGGAATATGATGCCCTGTTCAGCAAGTATCGCCTTCCTCACTTTGTATATGGCTCACTTTATAAGGTATTTTCCGACGAGGAAGATTACAATGTCAAGGAAGTCATTGAATATCTGAATGATCGTATCTCTACCGGGAAGATCGAACGCAAAAACTTCGAATCAGACCTCATCTCCTACTTCTCGGAATCTCGTCTCAATGCACGGATCAAAAGAGAAACAGAGAATTCAAGTCTTGATGCCGACCTCAAAATGGACGATGATATTACCGATCCAAATCTTGAAAAAATGATTAATGAAAAGCAATCAGAAGCTATAGAAAAAGACAACGCCATTATAGAAAAGAAGGATAAACTTAATAAATTACTGGATAATATGATTGCTTTCTCTGAAAAGATTGAAACCCTTGTTGATGAAGTTATTGCTATTGAAGGACATAAAGAATATATTGATACTACCAAGCTTAATATGTATGTTAAGAAGATTGGAAAGATTGCAGGTATGAACATAAAATTCATTTAAGGGTATCAATATGGAAAATGTAACTTTTGTAGAAAAGCAGTATCATTCAAACAAGGACAAACCAAAGGATAGAATGATTTTTAAGGTTATTTCTCTTGGTTCGTTCATGCAAGAACTTCCAGACAATGTAACAGTTCTTAACCGACCTCAGATTTGTGTTGATGATAAGCGTAAAAAGTGGGGAAATGAATACATTCTCATGAACAAGAACGTATCTCAGCCCAACTACAAGTGCTTCCTTGGTTCGTTTGGTTTGGATAAGAAGCGAAGAATGAATGTTCATCTCTTCAAGGAGATTGAGATTCCTATTCGTAAGCCTGATTATTATATCCTTACCATTAAACACGAAGGTAAACTGGACAAAGCTTTTGACCTCATCAAAGCCGATGCTAGTTCATTTTCAAAAATCTTTTCGAGCGCATACCATTACTATCAGGATGAAGATAGGTATGTATGTGAGACTACAATGGTTCTTCAACATGGCGATAAAGTTATGTTAGAAGGTTCTGAGTATGTCTTCTCTGGAAAGAGCGAATCACTGGAATAGCAGACGGCTTTTAACCCAATACGAGTAGCCCGTAATGCCCATATTACGGGCTACTTTTCAATCTACAAGGAATCGAACATGTTACATGCTATAGAGGCTGTTTTCGAGAAATTGGGTATTCAGGGTAGCTTGTATAAAGGTGGCAGAGAAATCCTTTTCAGGTGTCCATTCCACGACGATCATAAGGCGTCGATGTCAATGAATACAGAAACCACCCAATACCATTGCTTTTCGTGTAATGCCGGTGGTAGTAGCCTCAAAACCTTTATTGAACGAATAACCGGAGAGAAGATCGACTTTCGGCAATTCGTCAAAGAGGAAGATGAGCTTATAGCAAAGATCAATACAATATACAAGACCAGTGCAGACAATATTTTATGTTATGAAAACGATGCAGACTTTCAACTTAGATTCAGGGAAGAATTCTCTAATTTCATTCCTGCAACAAAAAGTGATGTAGCTTATACTTATTTAAAAGACAAGCGAAAGCTTACAGATGTTACTATCAATGCATTTCGTCTCAAGTATGCTGTACGTGGAGATTATGAGAGTAGAGTCATAATTCCATATTTTAGTAAGACAACCCTACTTGGTTTCAACTCTCGACTTATTGGAGCTGATAAAGCATTTCTCAAAGATTTAAGATATAGATATTTAATCAATACATCAGCATTTAAGGGCTATATATACAACTATGAAAATCTTGTAGGTAATGACTATTGTATTTTGGTAGAAGGTCCATTCGATCTTATGTGGATGGTTCAGTGTGGATTTAAGAATGTAATTTCAACTCTAACAACAAGGGTTGATTATGAGCATATCTTTAATCTAACAAGGTTCAAAAACTTCATATTCTGCTTCGATAACGATGAAAATGAAGCTGGTTACAATGCTGTCATGAAGGCATCAGAGATGATCCACACATGCCTTCCAGACAGGAATATAATGATGATGACATTACCACCAGAAACAGACCCTAATGAGTGTTCCAAAGAAGTGCTTGAGTTATCGATGAAACGACTAAAAAGGATTATTTTCGAGTGAATCGAAAAGCCCCCTGAAATTTCAGGGGGCTTTTCTTTGTGAGAGGATTGTGGAGGCAAACAAATCTTCTATTCGTTTACGTCGTAAACGACTATATCATGTCGTTTTTCGTTTGTCAACTACCATGACCAAGATTTTTCAACCCACACAGACCCACCATCTTTCTTGTTTATAACAACCGTTAGATCGTTTTTCTTAAACACGATAGATGGTTCTATCTTAACTTTGCCGTCTACGTTGTAGTAGATTCCCTGCAATTTAAGCCCATCAGACTTAACCTGATTAACGGCAGAATGGTTCTGGTTAATTACTTCGTTTCTGAAGGGCTTGAAGTTAAAGACTTGGAATCCGAAATCTTGGCATTAACAAGAGCAACCAAGTACGACTTAACTGCGGCAGTAATATACTCAAGAACCATATCACCAACCAGATAAGACTTCAGGGTAGCGAGTTCTGGTTTCAGAATCTCCATAGCCTTAGCCGAAACCTTCGCAACCATGGCGGCTACTTCAGAATCATCAATCTTACCATCCTTGATAGCTTCGACGTATTCCTTGCGGAATACAACATTCTCTGCATCTACGAGTGTGCTTACGATAACACCGACCTTCTTAATGGCATCTTTTACCCGCATAGATACCTTTTCTGACTTGATCTTTTCAGAAAGCTTCATAAGGTAATTGATGATGAATGGCATACATGCCGAAAGAGCAACAAGGAAAAGGATAATCAACACGCCAAGAATGAACAGAGAAGGCTGAGACGAAAGAATAGAAGTAATGTTTTGCATATATTTCTCCTTTATATTACGGACGCTGAATAATATACTGAGTCCACTTATACTCTTGGTAGAACTTTTCTTCGTAGAAAGACGGCATGAATTCCGATGTTACATCCTTGAATCCAGCCTTTTCAAACAACGGAAGCCAAAATCCAGCACCATAGCATGTGATATGAGTAGGATCATCACGATCTTCAAGCGGCTCGTCGGAATGTCCAAGAGTTGCTAAGTAAAGAATACAACCACGCTTAGAAATCCTGAATAATTCCTTGAATACGGAAGGCAATACGTCTTCTGGAATGTGCTCGATTGTTTGTTGACTATGGATGAAGTCAAACGACTTAGTTGCGAAAGGCATCTTATTTGTATATGAGAACAACTTACCTTTCATATTTTCAAAAGGTGTATTTTCAACATACCAAGGCGAGCAATCAAGCCCAACCATATCAATGCCAGCATCGTTGAACGCCGATGTAGTAGCTCCAAGGGCACAACCAAAGTCCATAGCTTTTACACCGGGTTTCTTGATATCAGGAAACACCCTAGAAATAAATTCTACATACTGCTTCTGCCAATCGCCTTTACAAGTGAAATCCAATCCTTGCTTTGTCTTGGAAAATTCAGCATATTCTTTACCAAATTCCATTATAATTACTCCTTATTTTGGTTCTTCGAACAATTGAATCTTACCATACTTGATATCAAGAATGATAGGAAATAAATTCTTACCGGGGCAATCAGTCATCATGAATTCTTTGTGTCCATGAATACATTTTGGAATCTCCAACTGAATAAAAATGGTTTTAAGATAAATAATAAGTTCTTTGAGAGATTTAATCTGTTCTGGTGTTGGTTTCTCTACTTCAAAATTACCTATAATCATAATACCAATATTTCCGGTATTATTGTTTTTTACATGCGCTCCAACAACATCAAACGGCCTACCCTGATAGATATCACCGTTTGGTGCTATTACGGCATGATAACTAATATCCGACCAACCTCGACCATTCTGATGAAATGATTGAATTGCACGCATTGTCTTTGCACCTTCAAAGCAATTCAATTGGTGGATATCTGGATATGCGTCTGTTCCACCTTGATGGTGGACCGTGATTTTCCGAGGGAAATGTTTGATAAATGGAGTTCTAGGGCTTTTAGCCTTCCATTCTTCTCTGGTGATTATTTTGTTCATCTATACTCTTCCTTATCTGTAATCGTAAATTTTCTTGAGCTTTAATATCTGCATAATATTCTTTTGCTAATCTTGTAGATTCCTCACAATAACAATCTCCACAGATTTGTGTATATTTATTAAATACAAATAACTCTTTTATAATACCACAGACGGAACATTTATGCTTCCAGCCTTGATTATAATCTACCTGAACTTCATTTGATTGGTCGATAATATCATCTTGGAATTGATCTGGTAACTTTGACATTTGTTTTTCTTTTTTATTGCGAGTTTTTTCTTTAACATTCTTTGCTCGTTTTATGAGACTCGCCCCCTCACTTAAAAAACATGTCAAGCGTTATCCATCCTCCACCAAAACAGACAAGAAATATTATTACTTTTATAAAGTTGCCCCAAAATCCAGCGGGTAATCTCAAAAAAGATTTTTCATTTTTAACATCTTGAATATTTCTACAGTTTAAAAATTTTTCATCTAACATATTTCCAAACTGGATCATCAATACTTTACAATGATCTTCGAATGCCATTGGAACATTTACTATAAACTGATTTACCGACTTATTCAACTCTTCTTGTTTGTTTTCTATACGAGAAAGGTGCTCTTTAAACATGGCAATCTCCCGTTCAACCGCATTAATACGAGTACCATGCTCGACTATCTCTTTGCGGATATCGATAATTGACTTATCGAGGTCAGCATGAGTTTTTTCCAAATGCAGTTTTAATACTTCTGGAATGTCCATAGTCATTTCTCCGGTATAATCTATATCTTAACTATACAAGCACATTTCTATAGCTTCACCAAGAATGTAACATGAAGCTACATTTTGTTTTATATGAATATATCTATTAAGACAGAATATAATTTTTGATACCAAGGAGTTATAGATTCTCCTTCTCCAACAATATATGCGCACTGAGGCCAACCAGAATTGAATAGCTTTGTAAAATCACTTGGGAGAAATTTTCTAATTGTACCATCCCCATAATGAGCATATATAAATTCGTCATTTTCCGCTGAAGATTTTGTCAAAACGATCCAATGTTGGTATAAGTATGGATTCTTGTCAAAATGTATCAGACACATCGTTTTGTTGGATGTATAATTTCCAGACAAAATATCATCAATAGTTACCATTTTGTATTTTGTATGTAATTTATCCAACAATGAAAAGTGGTGATATGGCGAATCTTTCAAATTATCACGGAAATCGTTGTAATTCTCCCAACCCCAGATATATTTAAGCTCATCATAATCTATCTGTAAAATGAAAGACAATGCACGTATTCCACAATCATATTTTGTTTTTTGTCTGTATGTTATGGTCATAAAACTTGGGGTGGTAGGAATTCCTACCACCCCTACTCCTTACGCGATTGCTGGTGGTTGTGAATCCGGAGCCGTGATATTTGGCTTTTGTTCTCTTTCAATTGCCTTCATCATTGAGTCTACGATCATATTGGATTTGAACTTCATACATTTGGCATTGAAAGGACACTTCCAAAGTTGGTCGTTTCCTACAAAGTCAAAGAGATAAGTATCTGGTCTTCCACAATGTAGATTGTTGCAAGCGTTTCCAACATCGAGATTGTTATTCTCAGAATATCCAAGATTTACAGGACTCGTACCACCCCAAAGAACAACAGCATCCTTCTTACCAAGAGCCGCCCAAGCATGTTGGGCAAATGAGTCAATGAACAACCCATGCTGGCACTTGTTAATAATGGCAAACAGATATCTCGCAGGAACTACCTGATTATTGAAAAGCTTGCTAATCGGAATAGCGTTCTGCAATTCCTTCTCGGAAGGAAGACCAATCTGGATAACACCAACACCCTTCTGAACAAGAGCCGTTACGATTTCCTGAGCAACATCATAAGGAAGATCGCGATAATGCTTCATGCGAGTAGGATCATTTGCAGAATTTGGATCGTATAAAGAAGTACCACCGACATACTGGAAAGCAACCATAGGACGGTCGATTTTAAGCTGAGTCCAGATTGTATCAGCTACATTCTTTTCCTGCTCGTCTACAACGATAATACCATTCTTGCTCTTAGGAAGATCAAGACCAAGTTTCTGACACCATACATCTACGATATGAGCTTTCTTATTTCTATAGTCATAATCAAGGTATGGCTCTGCTTCTAACACTTCAAAGTTCTTATGCTCGTCATAGAAATAAGGAACGGCCTTCAAAGGGAATACACGATCAACGAAATCAAGACCTACGAATACATCTGGATAGGAGCATTGAACGTGAATCTTGGCATCTGGGTACTTGTATCGAATCTGCTTTACAACGGCAGTTGCGTTGATATTTCGACCAAGACCACCACCAGTACGAAACAGAATTTCCTTCATAGTTAATCTCCATTTATTTTAAAATTATTCAGAAACAAGACAAGGGTATACCACAAGTGTATACCCTTGTCTATATGTTAATTACAGAACATCAACGGCTCCAGAATAGTCTGGAAGAGACTTCACATACAGATAGATCGCCTTCTTAACTACATCATCAAGAGTCTCACCTTCCGAAGCTGTAGGAATAGTAAGCTTGGAAGATTCAACGGAGAAAGGCTTGGAATTAACCCTCTTCAAACGTTGATCGTGAGGGGCTGGTTGATAATTCTCAGTCTCAGAATCCCTAGATTCCTTATCTGGATATGTAACAATGTCGAAATTAACCTTAGAACCTTCTATATGGACGTTATTAAGCTTAAAATAAGCATTTTCGAAGTTGAAATAGAGATTGTTATTTTCTCGCGAACTGAGCATCTTAAAACCCATAATATTTCTCCTTAAATTAAATCAATTCCTTGAGTCATGTCGATATAAACATTGGATGTTTTATTTATACATAAATTACTTTGCTTTTTCAACCAGTTATATGCTGCTTGTTTAATTCCATTCTTAGAAAAATCAACAAGTATTACTTCATTCAAAGGAACAATGATTGTCTTTTTAAGAATACTACAAGCACCTGTAGTATTTCTTGAATCGGCAGAAGGATATCCGTTTAAATAAATCCACATCTCTTCATGCTCTGCTCTAATATCTACCTGAGATATTTTTAGATAAGCTGATTGAAATGGAAACTTGATATCATTCTGCTCTTTTGTCAGAGAAATCTCAATAGCCATGACACTTTACCACCTTCAAGTGAATTTCTATGGAGTTTACCACGTTATTATAGGTACGTATAGCCATATCTAATTCATTTTGAGAAATCTTTCCAGAGAAGAATCGCTCTCTCCAATACGGATCAAGGTTATATTTAGCATAAATTTGTTTGAAATTAATATTATAATCCAATCCAAGTGTTGAGTTTGAATATTTTTCACATTTACAGTAATTATTAAATGATTGATCGAAAAGAGAGAAAGTAGCCATTGTAATACATCTTACATGGGTTGGATCGGACTTAAAATCATCGTGATTATAATGAGGAACTATAATTTCAATAAATGCATCTGGTTTGCAGACTCTATAAATCTCTTTGAGTATATTAATAAATTGTTCTGGAGTTTGTCCTAGATGTTCAAGAACATGAATAGCTTTAATCTCATCAACTGAATTATCTTCAAAAGGCCAAGGAGTGACGTTCAAATCATGTTTAACATCAGGATTACCAGAAATATCAACATTTACATAACCATCTAATAACTTATTACCACAACCAAGATGTAATTTCATATTAATACCCCTTTATTGTAATTTTGCTTCCAATGCAGAAAGACGATTATTTATACAATCAGTTAACGAACAAATGCAAGCTTTTAAGTCAGTAACGCAAGTATCAAGTTCTTGTGCTGCTTTGAGTGCTATGCCATCAACAGGATATAAGTTGTCATTTTCAAATCTAAGTTTCCAAGCTTCTTGAACATCTTCAGCCACCGGTCCTATGAATTCATCATGTGTCAAATTATTATTATCTGTAAATGTCCATTTTTGAATTTTTATTGTTCTAAGACCATTCAACACATCTATATCTTCAAAATTAGTCTTAATAGCCCTAGTAGATGCAGTATTCCATGCAGTATTACCACCACCAGAAATACCATTTACAACAACGGCATACATTCCATAGCAACATGTAGCTGTAAAATAACCACCATAACAACAAGCGCAACCATATACACCATATAAACAAGTAGCGCAACCATATACACCCGAATTAGCAGCTCCACCATAAGTACCATAACTCCCGGCAGAAACTCCACGAACACCGTAATTCGTAGTAGCATACCCACAAACACCATAATTGTCAGCATATCCATATAATCCAACCCATTTAGCTTGTGATCGTATCCCCATTCCAAGACATGTGCATGTATTACAGAATATAGCAACATAGCAATTACACATTCCATTACATACACATAAATTATTACAAATCCAAGTCGATGTAGTACTACCACCTATCATCCACGATCCAGCACAATCAAGAATACCAAATGCATTACTATTTGTTCCATATATAGCACCCAACAAACAACCACTACATGAATAAAATCTATGGTAAGCATAACTACAATTACCACTTCTTATATACAAACCACATGCATCTGCTTGGCATATTCTATTATTGGATATGTATATATCTGGACTGTAAAATATATCTTGAACTTGCAGACACCCATAAACATAAGTACATTCACCCGTGCATCCACCACAAAGATAAAGAACAGCACCAGTATCATTCTTTATACCACCACGCGCCATCATTAAATTCCGAGCATAAAAAGTCCCGCCGTTTACATACAAACCACCGGGCATTATCGTGTATGAGGCTGCACAAATATATGGATTTGCACACGCAAAACATAACAGAGAATTTTTCAGTTCAAATTGTCCACATGCATATGCTCTGTTAATAGAATAATCAAATTTAATACACGCAGAACATGTTGTTAATGTATTATATCCACAAAGACCATTTTTACTCATACAATTTATACAATAAGTCGAACCACAAATATATGCCGTTATAATTATTCCATCTATTACACTAGAAGTATTATATCCAGCACATGCGGTAAATCCTTTAGCATAAATATTAGCATAACCATTACAAATTCCATTGTAGAATATATAACGACATATAGGACAACTGCCTTTACTACCACGGTAATTAATATATAACGCTCCTGTTGAACAATATCCATATGCTATAGTTGTTTCATTTCCATGTTCAACACATTTGGTTACATTATAATTAGATACCAAACTTCCATCATATTTCGCTATTCTATACCATGTATTCCATGTATTACAATTACATGCAATTCTCATCCAGACATTACCATTGTCTGTAAAGCCAAGTTGCATTGGCAAACCACCACTCATATCACATCCAGAACCATACTTTCTAATAGTCATCACTCCTGAGTATGTTCCACCATCTGATAATCCGGCGCATGTATTTGATATGAAAGACAAGTAGATACCACCGGGACAATGATATGGTAACAATACACAATTTCTAATATCTTGATAATAAACGTAACAAGAACCACCATATATTGTTCCACAAATACCATTCGGAATAATAACAGCACCAGAAGCACAAATATATGGATTTGCTTTTTCCCAATAAAGACCACAATTATCTAAGCACATTCTTGTAACACCAGCACAACACCACCATATACAGTGACTACAATAAAAACTATTTGCATTACTACCAGCAGTAGTATATAGCCATAAATGTCCTCTCCACATAGTAGCTTCACAACAAGATTGGTCTATATAAGGTAATTTTTTACGATCTATTGTAGATATGAAACCATCAGATATACTACTACTACATACACCATTTATACAACAATAACACAAACACGTACAGCATAACATACAATAACAACATGATGAAAAATTAATAGACGATGGGTATAATAACGCACAATAATGATAAAATAATCCACATGCACTATCACTAGTTGGGTAATAAACCCTACATAAAAATAACTGTTGTTCTCCTGAAGCATTTGTAAATTCTGATTTGCCTATTTGATACATAGACCCACTATAATTTGTGCATATATACATATCTATACCTGTATTATTTATACAAAAATATGAATTTGCATTACATGAATAAATACCACAAGCATTAATATTAAACGCGGCAATACAACCAGAACATGAACATAATGCTCCACCGAACGTACCGGCTGTAGCACAGATAGTTCCCTTCAATACAAGATCACAACCATCAAAATACAAATTAGGATTGCAATCACCACCAAGTTTTATAATCCCGGTTGTTAAATCTATACAGGTTCCACAATTATCTCCCCAATTGGAAGACTGAAGAAGTCCACCAAAGATATTACCGTTATTTGTCCACAAACCATATCCAGAAAGTCCTGCAATACCAGAAAGATTCCCAAGTCTTACCTGCGGTGTTAAGCAACACCATGGACATGAACCATTGGTGAATATATCTATAAATGGACTATTACTTCCTTGTCCGTTTAAAAGAATGGCCCCGGATGTATTGGTAGCTGGTCCATAATTAGCAACAGCAATTCCGGATGGAACAGTACTCGAAGCATTTCCACTCATTAATTGAACGCAATAGGAGTAATACCCGGTACACGCAGTAGAACTTACTACTTTAACCCACATTTCGCGTATACCAGAACTATTAAACGTTTTGATTCTTAATATATCATTATTTGCAAAAACTATTCCGATTCCGGCTGGACTATTTTTAATACACAATATATTACAAGCATTTAGCGCAGGACTTGTCCAGCAGTTTGCAAGAATACCTGCTTCTGCCACTATCATTTGACCGCCAATAGCAGTTATTTCGTCATATGCAAATACACTTGATCTTAGTTCTCCACGAACAATTACGTTATTAAATTCAGAGTTGCCATAACAGTTAATACACCATCCACGAAGACCGCTTACGAAATCAGATGTATAAATGGCACCACTGGAATTTATTGTTATATTATTTCCATAAATGCACGTTTCGTTAAAATTCCACCCAGCTATTGTAGCGCATAATGCGCTACCACAACTGTTGGTATGAACTTGGAATATTGTGTTCGATGCTGTATTTACTATAATTCCAAATCTACCAGAAAGGTAGGAGTAATTATAATTCATCAAACAATTACCAATGGTTATATTAGAGGCAACAGTATAATTACACAAAGAAGCTAAGAATATTCTTGGATAATAGGAATCTAGTTCTATTGCTCCGTAACCATTATAACTACCAAGCCAATTTGAACAGATGCACCAACCGGCTATTTTACCATCCGTGCTACAAATAGTTCCTGAAATCGTTGCATTTGATGCATAAAGATTTCCGGTGTTTGTAACTCTAAATGGTGCTAATGTAGGTGTAGAACAACCAGCATAAAATGAAACAGTTCCAGCAGTAGCACAAGAATCCATTCCAACATTTCCAGAATAGAGATTAGTAGCACCAATGCACCATCCACCGATATGACCTGTGCAAGCACATACATATCCAGCGATACAGGCGTTTTGCGCTGTCAATGCTCCTGTAGCAGAATCAAGTTGGAAATTCTTTACAGCACCGTTCCATCCTTCGATACCAGCGGCAGTAATCTTAATACCAGAAACACAACCATCACCAGCATGGCAAGCTGTTCTAATGTCCTTACCTACGATCTGTTGTGATGTAATAGTTTCTGATGTAATAGCACCAGCGACTATATCCTTTGTGTCAATCTTCATAGGAACAACCATAGAAGACCAAGAAGAATATGCGCTTGCGTTGTTGCTATTATCAAATGCCTTTACACGATAGAACCAACAACTATAAGCATTATCTGGTTGTATATCGCTATATAGTTGCGTTTTAACATGGTCATTTAATACTGTAATATGAGCTAAATCTGGCGCACCGTCTACTGCGATTGCTCTTTCTACAGAGAAATGATTGAAGTCAGCAGGAATACCACCAGTTATATTTATAAGTAATGAAGCACCATTTATAATGCTTTGTGCAGTAACCGTAGGAAGACCGGGGGCTGATAAGTCACCTGTAATCGTAAGATATGTTTCAGCACCGGGCTGGCCTTTATAGTGAGTATCACCAGCAGAAATAGCTATTGGTGAATAAACACCTGTTGGTGATAACGTAACAGCACGAATGTAATAATTACCAGATTCTTTATCCCATATATAACTATGAGTTCCAGATGTAGCCATCTGGGTAAAGTATTCAAAGTTCGCATCTCCAACTTTCTTTCTGAAAAATACCACATATTGAGCATTTGAAGTTGGTTTTGTTGCTGTAAGATTTAATGTTACCTGTGTAGTTCCATCTGTTCGTATACTTGCACTCGCTGTAACATTAAAATTTGTAGGCTTTGCAGGAATAGCATACATAGAAGGAGGAACAACTGGAGTTGGATATGTGATAGAAATAGCAGTATAGTCGTAAACTGTAGCATCGTATTCTTTAAGCTTTAATACAGTCTTAGTATCAGATTTTGACATTTCCACAACAGTAAATGATTTATAAGTCCATAAGAATTTTGGAGCATTTACCAATACAACCTTACCAATATCCAGAGAATCTGGAATATCAACTTCGGTCGTTATAGTAACTGTTTTAAGTTGATTGAGCTTTTTCTTAAAATAATACTGTCCCAATCTAGCCGCAGTAACTTCGTCTTGAACAAGAGGAAGCTCAATCTTATCATTGTTCCATTTATTTATTCTAAGAGCATGGGTTGAATTTTCTGTATAAATGGAAGCGGGGTCTGGAATCTTGTCATACTTTCCAGTTTCATGATTTCTACCAAATTCAACTTTTAATCTGTTAATTTGTTGAGACAAATCTGGTTCGTTCCAAGGTTCTACTATACAATGATATCCATTTTCGCCAGTCTCATCGAATGTTGCAACTGACGCCCCTCTTGCTTTATCGATAGAAAGGGTATATTTCCCATTTTCTTCTGTGAAAATACCACGACATGATTTAGCAAGCTCATCAACCCATTCTCTTCCTTCTTGTCGAGTATTTATAATGCCATCTACTTTGAATCCAAGAGCGGCACTATCTATAATGGCTTGAGTGCAATCTACAAGAGATACAGGAATACCAAGCCCCCAACCATTCGGCCCACCACCACTTATATTTCTTGCCGTAGTTGGGTTTGTAAGCAACCAATATGCTAATTGCGCTGGATTTCTTTCTGCATCTGTTCTACCGGAATTTACGATACCTGACACATCAACAAATACTTCTGGGTCTGTATTGTCTGTCATTTGTGGCTTAACGGGATCGCCAGTGACCGCATCGTAAAATTCGATATATGCCATACCGGGGTAAACAGAAGTATGGCTACCAAATTCATCAGTCACAGTTTCCAGAGAACCACCCCAACCTTTGCCTTTGAAAATACGCACCTTTATACCGTTGGAGTTTATGTCTGGACTATAACCATTAACTACAGGATTTGCATCTCCGTCATAAATAATTTCTGTATCAAAATACACTTTATGAACTTTGTATATTTCACCACTACCAATTCCATAGCGATGATAAACATAGTCAAAAGGAATAAGCTTATGGCGTCTTGCAGTTCCGAAAATAATAGGCACAGCATCCCAAGAATCATTGATACCCATATCTGAGTAATAATCATAAGCGATTTGCTCGTCTGGGATTGGCTGTGCCAAATATGGCAAAATACTTTCGGTTACTGTGATATCTATTTCCAGACCGAAAGAATTTATCTTTTCAATAGTTCCGTAAAATTTCTTTGAAGCTGTATCACCAGCACCAAAATAAACGGTAACAATTTGATTCAAAAGCCCATAAGAAGTTTCCAGAGTTGTAAAAAAGTTATCTCTGTTATCTAATTTAAGATTTAGACTTCTTGCTTGCGAACCAGATTTCTCTGTATCAGAAAATATACGATTAAGACTAACGCCATTTACAAGTCTAGGTTCCCAATATTTATCGGCATAATCTAACGCTGAATCTGAAAAATAATACGTCGTTGCATTTACAACTAATTCAACACGTATCATGGTTCTTTCCTTTATACTATTTCTTCAAACGTAAAAGACTTGCTTTTTATATCAGGTCTTTCTATATCAAACGAAGTTTCATCCTTCATAGGTCTAACAAGATATGCTTTAGTATTATCACTAAACATATCTAAAAACAATACAATTTCTGAATATGTTGTCTTTGCTAAGTCGAATGTTGTAGCGGCTACCTTATCCCAACTTCCAGTAAAGGAACGCTTTGTACGACCAAGAACATATCTATTCACATAACCACTATTATATTCTACATCAGAAATCTTTGGAATATATGCAATTCTAAATCCAGATTTTGGATTCCATACTTCTGTATATGTTCCTACATACATATTCCCTATCTTGAAATATGTATTGTCAAATAAAGGAATCTGTGCTGGTATTACAACTTTTAAATATTTGAATGATACAGTTCCTAGATCGACGAAATAATGCATATAATTTTCGTCTTCTATCTCATCTCTGGTTATTCCACTTACTTCTTCGATCTTAGTATATGTAATGTCGTCATTACTAATATATACATCAAATGCAGCAAAGTTAATTCTATTCAAGAATAATCCAGTATGAGAAACAGCAGTACTCCCAAAATAATATTTAACCCATGATTCTGTTATAACATTATTAGATTTCCACGCTCTAGTTGGGTCTTTGTATTTAAGATTTGAAGATGGAAAGCTTGCATGTGAGGATGAAGCGGTTATAGTTATTCCAGAATCATTTTCAGAATAAGGACGATAACCAGTGGTATTTCTTGAACTGTATTTATACATTACTTTCATAGGTTATCTCCTTACTTCATTATACCAAGAAGCTTCTTCTTCAGGGCTTCTATAAGTGTTGCGGCGTTAGGATCGTTCTTAGCGATAAGGTCACGAATCTGATTAGCTATATTCTTAGCTTCTTCATTATTAATATTTCTCATATCGATAAACACAGTATCACCCTTTGCAGTATTGCGTTCTTCTGCAATTCTCATCTGAAGTGTCTTATCGATAGATTCTAACATATCAAGCCAAGCATCATTAACTTCCTGAGTCTTATCCTTGATATGTTGTTGTTGTTCGATTTGAAGATTAAGAAGTTCCATCTGTGCAGAGTACCATTCTTCGGTTCCAGATTCAAGATTTGTGATCTTTGTTTTGGTTGTAGCTATCTGGAAGTCATACCAAGCTTGCCATGGATCACCAGTTTTATTTACTGTGCTAATCATATCAGTATACATACTTCCTATTGCAGTATTAACCTTAGTAGTTCCAGAAAGGGTATATCCTATACCAGACATATTTTTAATTCCAGAAAGTACATTCAAAGCATCCGTTTTATCCAAATCCTTTAATGAAGAGAAAGCATCCAATTTGAATTGTTGTTTTAATATTAACGAAGTAACTTCTTTGAATTTTGTTTCCATAGCACTAAGAGGTAAATTTACAATATTCTTAATATCTTTCGTTACAAACCCACTATTTATCCAATTTTCAGCTTGTTCGGCTACAGACTCATACATTCCAGCTATATCATTGTTGGTACTAGCCAGTAACTCCTGTAATGAATCCCAAAGTTCTAAGTCAGCACCTTCTAAATTATCATGATTTGTTACACCTCTAAATTTATTAGCTATTGTCGTTTCTATTTGAGATTTTTGATTGAACATAAGTTCATAATTATCAAAATTCTTAGTAGTATCATTAGTATACAAGTTAGCCATTCTATATTTATATTCATTTTTAAGACCCATTACATTTGCTTCGTTATTACCATGTGTAATTAGTTCATTAATACGAGCATTTACATCATCTATATTGTTAGAAAATAATTTTTTATATGTAAGTTTAACAGAATCCCATATTTTATCTCCAACACTACTATTACCAACACCAAGAATCTTGGATATTGTAGTGGCATTACCACCAGCCTTCTGAATAGCAGCATATTGTTCTGGTGTTATAGTAGCACTGCCATTCTTAGTTTCTCCGGGAATTGTTGCCCAATATTTCCAAAACCAGAATCGTTTTTGAACTCTCTGTGGATTATTAACCAGTGAATAATTGGTATCGTATCCAGAAACCTTGCCATATTTTTCCATCTTCTGAGAATCTGTCATACCAAGATCGGAAAGATATGGATTAACACTTGCCGTAGCATTATAGTATCCATAATATCCACTTCCCTTGTATGCAAGACTTCTATTGTTAAGCATAGAGATACTAGAAGTGTTCATAGCACGTTTAACATCTTGTGCTTGATTCTTTGCTGCATCGGCAAGTTCTTTTGTAGCTGTAAGATATTCTATTTGGGCATCATACCATTCCCTTGAATTCTTTGTTAACTTTGACATATTATTGGCTTTTTCAGAAATACCTATCTGCATCTCAGTAAACGAAGAATTACCACCATATATATAATTTTCGTAACGTCTTTTAGACATAGACGTTGCCATCTTCTCAGCATCTATTTGATCCATTAAGTCTGCTATTTCATTTGCGGTTTCATATACAGTATCTCTAAATTTATCAATAGTTTCTCTGTCATTATTTTTCAATGCAGTTTGATATATACTATCTATCTGACTCTTATAATTAGATTTAATTTTAATCTCTTCCTGAAGACCTTGTAAGTTATATTTTTCTTTTAATTTGTCAATACGTCTTGTGTTTTCATAATGCTCTTTGGCAGCAGTATTGAGTAATTGATAATATTGCTTCATTGAATTATAAAATGCAGTAGAGTCCGAAGCGGCATGTTTCTCCTTCGGCCCCTTCCATCCAAGGAATCCACCACCAGAATTCCACGTTCTAAACCCTATTTCGTCGAATCCAAATCTAGCAATTGTTCCATATTTGGAAGACATTTTATATTTTTCTGCATCATCGAAACGACGATTTACATAACCAGTTCTCATTTCGGTATCATTGGCATATTGTTGTTGGGCGGCACCTGTTTTATCTTTAGTTCCACCGAACAGACGACCGGGTTGTGTAAGGAAGCTTATAGCGGCAGCAGCAGGAAGTACCCAAGGATTACTAGCAAGGAAACCACCTTTACCAGCAAACGAATTCCACAATTTCGTAACAGTACCAGTTTTACCGAATAATTTAGCACCTGTCATCGCTTTACTAACAGCACTAGCACCAAAATTTCCAGCAACACCCATCATTAAGCTTTCGGTTATTCCATTTCCAACAGACCCAACGCCGGGAATCATACCACCACCAGCAAGAGCCATAGCAGTTCCGATAGCTGGTTTATTAACAGCGATGTTATTAAGAACACCACCCATATACTTAGGGCTTGCATTCGCACCAACGCCACCAGAGCCACCACCGAATACCGAAGGAAGAATGGTCTTAGCTAATCCACCAAGTAATCCACCACCTGTAAACGAAGACTGTCCTTGTGCATTTACATCTACACCAAGTACAATCTTCATGGTTTGTAACGCAAGCATCTTAGCAATTATCTTTACGATTTCATCGCGGATAGATACACCAATTTGCTTGAACATATCTCCAAGAGTATGAATCTTCATAGTCATGAAGTCGAAGAAACCAGTTTCAAAGGCAGATGTCATCGAATTTACAAGATCATATGCTCCCTGCTCCATTATCTCAGAGAAGTTCTTCCATTCATTTACAGCACGACCAATACCAAGAGCGAATGAATCACCAAGAGCCTGTGGTTCCATTTCAAGGCGACCCTGCATAGCAGTAAACCAAGCACCCTTGGCTTCCCTATTAAGACCGGCCATTTCGCCCCTCATAGCCTTTAATTGAGAAATAGATTTATCGGTAAGGTTCTTCTTGAATAATTCTATAGCGGCATTAAATTTTATTATTGCAGAATTGGCACCAACAGCATCTTTTGATTTGTTTAATACGTCTATTAATGCCTCAATATATTTGACAACACCCGGAATATTATTACCTATATTCGTCACATCATTTGGAATAACAGACCCAAGAAAACCACCGATCCCACCACCAGCGACTAATGCGCCTATATTGTTTTTACCATTAACCTGATCTGTTATTTTTAATAAGTTTTCTGAGAAATTCTTTAATCTATTTATGGCTTCGTCGATATTACCACCAGACATTATATCAACTGCAATTTCGTTCAAAGCATTAACTATAGATGTTTTATCTGTAATTGGGGCATATGCCATTACGAAGTCTTTTGCTTCGTTTATGGCATTTTTTTGAATCATAGTATCTAAGTTCGCTTGTATATTTGGGAAGAATTGATATGTGTTTTTTGATAGCTGTTCCATCATTATATTTTTAAATCTATTTGAAGCGGCAACCAATTCAGTATCCTTAGCTGTAGACAAGTCGGCTAATTGGTCTGTGATAGATTTCTGCATATTATCTCTTGCAGTTTTTATATTCGATATAGAAACTCCAAAGTAATCTGCGAACATCTCAAGATCATCAACGGTCTTGTCGTTTAAAATTGGGCCGGTAAATGTGGTAAGAATTCCAGCACTTTCATACAACTTTGTTCTAATTGCGCTTTCATACCATTTATTTAAATTTTGGCCTTGTAAAGTTGATTTTTTGGAATTATATGTATCCATTATTTGTTCAACTTCGGCTGAACCAAATCGGCTATCACCTGTATTGAGTTCTGTTATTAATTTTTCAGCGTTCGATTGAAGAACCGATTGAATGAATTTATTTCTATTATCTGTTATAACACCATAAAACCCAGAAGATGCCGATTTTATTTCCTTTTCTGACTGATCGGCAATGATTTTAGATTTTGCTATTATATCTTTTGGATCGAAGAATTTAGGAATATTACCGCCAAGAGACGTGTAGACCGATGCCTTTAATCCATCATAAACACTATACAAATCATCTATAGAATCTCCAATGGCAGATGCCATATCCTTGGCTGGTTTAATAGCTCCATCTATATTCATATGAATATGTGAAGCACTAGCGGCTGAATTGGATTTGACTTGTAATAACTCCTGACCTATAGCATTATTAGCTTCATTAATCATCGGCTGAAGTATTTTTTCTTTAAATTTCTTATCACCACTGTTAATAGAATTTTCAAAAATGATGTCTGTTATTTTGTTCTCTTTAGCAACTATAGCTAGTCGGTTAAGAAAGTCTTGGTTGTATATACTTTCAATATCGATATCCTTAATACTGAAATCAAGAGCCTGTCCAGATGGGTGTTTGCTGTTTTTATTTTCTGGTCTGGTATCTTTACCGGAAGTAATCTTTAATTGATACCCAAGAATGTCTTTGAATTGTTTTTCTAATATATATCCAGCACGAATGGTTTCGTCTGTAACCCCAAGAAGGTCAACACTACCATTCTCTTTTTTCAGCAGGTTTAGAGATTCCCTCATCGATGAAATAGATACTGTTAAATCCTTAGCCCGTTCTGTTGCTTCCAATGCCTTATCTTTGATACCACCAAAAACAGTATCAAAAAATCCAAGTATTCCACTTTCTGATTCTTCTGATGCTTTTGCAACCTTATTAAACTCATCAGCAACTTTGGATTGGTCGATAGTTTCTCCAAACTTCGAAACATCCTCTATGGAGTTTCTCAAATCTTGAATATTCATTAAAGTCTCTTTTAAAGACGGAACTTCAAGCATTCTACTCCAATCATACATCGGATAATTACCAGATTGGAATTTCTTTAAAGAAACATCGTCATAAATAGCACCAATAGATTGTAATTTTGCTTTGGTATCAGATTCCAGTTTACGAATAGTGTTATTATGTTTTTCAAGCCAGCTATTAGCAGAATCTCTATTTTTCAAATCATTACTATTTATTTCAAGAGCCTGAACATTTTTATCTGTAGATGTTTCCTTGACCAAATTCAATGTGGATTTAAGCGAGTCAACCTTTCTAAGCCATGTGTCATTTTTTCCCTTTTCATCAGAACCAAACAAATTAGCCAACCAGCCACTTGGACTGTAGTTGTCAAACCTCTTTAATAAGACATAAAGACTTGCGAACCCTGCTAATATAACCCCAAGCTGTATCGAGAATGACAACATAGAACCGGTTGCAAGGGCTTTGAATTTATCGCTGAGTGATGGAAGCGATTTTTGAGTAATATTAGCTAATGTTCCAGATAGTCCCTGTCCTGCATTTACAACCAATCCAAAAGTAGATGCGATTAAATCCTTAACATTTCCAAAACCAAAAATCCAACCAATAATAAGCCCCTGCATTTGTTGATCTTTTGTAAAGATTCCTTCTATACTTCCGCTGAACTTTTTAATGTAAGAATATACAGTAGTTCCAGCGGATACAATGTTATCAAGAACCCAAGATATATTACGAACAAGATTCTTAAGTTCTTCGTAGAGTTTTCCAGCACCATCAGTCATAGAATCAAACAAATCACCAAATGCCTTCTTAGCTTCAGGACTATTAAGGTATGCTGCTATGCCTCGTAATATCTGAGCATATTTTTCTACAAAACCAACAATAAGTTTAATCGAATCGGTTCCTTGTATATTGGTACCAAATATAGAATCTATAATTCCCTTGATACCAGTAGCCATGTTCTTAAGAGATTCGTACATGGAGATATATACATCGGAAATTCTCTTGGCAAAAGCTTTACCGTCTTCACTAGAAGCGAAATCTCCGAAGGCATCCCTGACCTTCTTAAGATCGCCAGTGATAACGTTGTAAATTCCACCTTCACCGATGTTGTTCTTGAAGATTTCCCAATAACCTTGAATCTTAGCCATTAATGAACCGAACTGCATCGATGTTGCTTCAAGAGCATCTTTTCCATAAATAGGAGACAGATAATCATAAAGACCAGAAAGCATCTGTTCTGGATTGTTTTTAACATCTGTTATTTTTTTACCATCCAATGTGGTAATCATATTAACTGGAATTTCGAACCTTCTCTTAAGTGAAAGAAGGTCGCCAGAAAGTGCTTCACGCAGGGAGAAGATAGCACCCTGAATACCCCACTCTGGTTCGATCTGAGATAACGCCATTACGATTACATAGAGTTTTTCCAGATTACCTTCGGCCTTGGACGAATCTGTAAGCATTTGGCGTAATGGAGAGATCATAGAGAAGGCTTTTGTAGAAGCAAATATCTGATCGTAGGCAATAGGAAGGTCTTTTGTAACGTTTAGTGACTTAGCCATTAAATCGTTTACAGCACCCTGCGTTTTCATCATACCAAGCAAACCGATATTATATCCTCTCATCTTCTCAGTAGAAAGGATAACATCGGTGAGGAATGACTTCATAGCATAACCAATTCCAACGAATGCGGCGGCTACAGCCGTTATGCTCATTACCAACTTAGAAAGAAGACTAGTTAAATTTTCAACTCCGGTACTAATAGTTCCAATTAAAGAATCAACTAAGGTTGCTCTTGGAACTACAAGTCCGACAGAACTTGCAATATCTGTCAGTTGAGATTGTAATTGTGGTATATATGGATTTGATGAAGGAGTTTGGGATTTTTTATCCTTTTCTTTATCATAAGCCTTGGATAACTCTCTATTAATTTTTTCTTGAAGTTTCTCTTGTTTATCTCTTAATTTTGCATCTGTTACAATTTTAGAAGCTGCATTTAATGCTTCATCATAAGCTTTCATTTCAGCTTTTGTATTGGCGAAAACATTAGCCTTAACACCATTAGCGATAGAATTTAAATTAGCTCTATCATTTTTGAATTTTGGATCGGCTAATGAATTATTATAATTATTTATTTTATTAAAAAATGCTGACTTCTTTTTTGAAAGTTCTGCAACTTCCCTTTCCATAACTTTTTGATCTGTAGAAAGTTCCTTCTTTGCTTTATTAAGGTCTTCAAGAAGGAACTTAAGATTCCCCATTTGCGTGGAAAATGGTTGATCTTTATACTGATCCATCAAACCCTTAGCTATATTTTTATACCTAGAACCTTTCTCACTAGAAAACAAAGCATCATTAAGGGCATTGTCAATCTTAATTCTTGCGTTCTTTAATTCACCTTGAGCATCTTTTGCAACTTTATTTAAGTTCAACTTTGCAAGTTGTTTAACAAGAACATCGGTAGGTTCTTTCTGCATCTTATCTATAAATTCTTGCATGGCTCTTGGATCTTCTACATCAACTCCACCAATCATAGACTTCATAAGGCGGCTTATAACACCAGTTTTTCTTAAATCATTCTTTGATTCGTTTGTTAAGTTTAATGCATCATTTGCCGATTTCTTTGCATCGGACATTACCTTTGAAAGAAATTTATTCGCTACCTTTGTCTTACCCTTGGACAATTGATTTCTAATTATAGAAGTATATTTTGAATCGGTAGCATCCCATGCCTTTGTTACGGCATCTGGATTGATACCATAAATCCAAGATGTTTCCGCAAACATATCTGTTAATTTTTTAACAGTATCAGAATCCGTTAATGATTTAGATTTCTTTTTAGAAGATGAGCCAAGAGCTTTCTTCATATTTGCTATAGAAGTATCTGCCTTTTTTGTTAAATCTTTTATTTTCTTAGTTGATGCTTCCAAAGTAGCATCGACATTAGTAACAGTTATAGCTTTCTTGATTTCTTTAAATTCAGAATTTAAGAAATCTGCAATACTATCTTTACCCCAACCTCTTTTGTTTTTTCTATTGCCAAAAAATGCTTTGGATAATGATTCGTCTATTTTATTTCCGGCCGAATTTAGATTGGTTGAAATACTATTCATCTGAGAAACAAACTGTTTCATCTTATTGATGAATCCAGTCATATCATCATTCATAGACTTAAGAGATTTAGAGAAAGCATCTACACCTTCAACAACTACTTTAAGTTTCTGTTCAAATGCTTGTGAAGCCATTTTAAATCTCCTAGTCTCGTAAATGAAGATAGGGGTGAAAGAACTCACCCCTATCTGACTTTTTACTTCTGCTTAACCGTATTCTGTTTATTAACCAACTGTTCGGATCGTGCTTTCATCCTTGCAGTATCTATAATTTGTATCTTTTCGAACAAATCCAACCTTTCGTCTCTGTCAATTATACCATAAATATCGAACAAGAATTGTATAGCTTCGAACTTGATACCTAGTATATCACCCATTCCAGCTACAATTACTTGCCCTGCTACCTTCTGATATAACTCCCAAGCGTAATGATTAGATACCCACAAGTCTACCTTACCAAATTCACATCCTCCTAAAGCACATGGAGGTAATTGTTTCTTTATCTTCTGGTAATGGTTCGCACAATCATCACATGAACCTCTTTGCGGAGTGAAGATAAACTCCGCAAAGTCAATTAGTTTTTTCGTTCGGCTTCCTTCTTCTCGTTGAAGTTGGCTGCATCACGAACTGTATCGAGTAACCACGAATCCAGACCGTAGGCGTTCTTCATAAGGAACTGAAGATTCTCGTTGGTGAAAGGAAGTTCAGCTTCCATATTTTCGATCTTAGCAGTATCCAGAGGGAAGATGGTTGACAGCCACTTATATGTTACGCCATGCCAACCCTTAACGCAAGTACTTGCTATTTCATTAGAAAGAGCATCAGAATCAAGCTTCTCTTCCTTGCTATGAGTTCTGGCATCAAAGCTGATCTTAGTGTTGCGACCAAGCATTTGCTGAAGCTGAGAGCGACCAAGGAACATAACATCAAACGAAACGTTGTAATCCTTATCATAAACTACATTCTTAACAACACCATTCTTAGCTACTAAATCAGAAAGATTCATATTAGAACACTCCTTAATAATTTGGTTAATGTGAGGAATCACGTCAAAAATACTAGGACAGTTAATTTGGTACCACAACATGCTTAACATTGCAACATCCTAAAATAAAAATCGTGTTAGGGCTAGATCACCCTAACACGACTTCTACGTTAAATCAATTACTCACCGGGGGCTGGATCGATAGCTGAGAGACTATTGACGATAGTAACGATTACGTCTGTCTGCTCGGTATCATCACGACGAGCTTGGAAGTTGAGTGGCAGGTTAAGACCACCGGCACCAGCAATCTTCGGGGCTTCACCACCGACCTTAACGGCGGGGAATTCGAAGGTCATTGTATCACCGATACCATTGTCGAACACGAACTTGATACCACATTCTACACCACTGGAATAGACGTTGTAGAGGTCGGCGTTCTCAAAGAACACAGTGAAGTCGCCGGTGCACTGACGCTTACCATAAGAAGCAGAGGCGCGATAGGGCGAACCAAGAACATAACCGTCGGTTTCGATGTTGTTGTTGATCGAGATCGAACCACTAACAACGTTACCAAGGGCTACATAGTCAACACCATTGGTATGGTTTGTATAAACGGTGCACTGGAAACCAGTGAAACCATTCTTTGTGCCATACACGGCAACGCCGTTAATCTGGGTTGTCTGAGCGATGCTTTCTGTCTTACCGATGAAGTCGAAGGTAACTTCGTGGAAGCCTTCTTGAACGAGGTTAATCGTCATCGAGTTAACGCGAAGACCGGTATACTTGAAGTACTGTCCTACGTTAACGAAGCCCTTCTCCAGAGAGATGCCTTCCAGATAGTTAGCATCACCCTTCATTACATGGGTGTATGGGCCTGAACCGGTTGTGGTAACTGTGGGCTTACCAAGAAGGTGACGAATAAGAACTTCTAGACCTTCTGGGAAAAGTTCGGTTACTACGTTACCAGCAACGGCTTTATTACCATCACCAAGACCTACTACGGAACGATACTGGTTAATGGTGTCGGACTGGAAGAGATTCTTTGTGGAACCAATAGTCTCAGAACGAATGTTAAGACCGTAGACTTTCGTAGGTGCTACAGGAGTAGTACCCCATGTCTGCTCTTGGCAAAATTTTAACGCGGCATTGGAACCAATTGCACGAGCCATATTCTATTTCTCCTTTTTTGAGTTACAAACTTGTCCCTGTGAATGAGTAATTGATATCCAGTTCGATCACGAATCCACCCATAGGATTAATCATTTCTTCCACCGGATAGACCCTTTGTGGCATAACATAGGTGCAAAGATGAGAGAGCGTTTCATCTGTAAGAATAGCTACAAGTATATCTTTTTGCAAGCAGTTCATCATTGTATCTAAGTTTTGTGTATCTGTTAGCAATTTAACGAAGCCTACTATCTGAACTTTTATAATATTGTCGAAATTTCTACTTGGAAGTGGGTTAAACTCTTCGCCTTCATTATTTATAATAACCCATGGCATAGGACGAGCTTCTAAGTCGTCTATAGTTACTGCCGCATATTGTCTATCAACATAACACACGGAGTTTTCATAATATACGTCTGAGAACTCACTTGGCTTTGTATTGAGTTGGATAGCGGCTATAATAGCTTCAAGCCGTTTTAAGATTATTTCCTTTTTCGAGTCTGCCATATTAGTTACCTTTCATTCTTTTTCTAATTTCATCTCTAATTTCATTGATATAATCAGCTATAGATTTAACTCCAGCTTCCAACATCAATGTTCCATTACTATATATCTTACTCTTTTTACGCATTACATGTATTCGTCGTCTTTTACTCTTCCAATCCCACTTGACTTGACCTTTTGGACGTTTACCATAATACCATACTAATGGTGAGCTTGCGGTTAAGTTAGAAGTAGATGGGATTACATAGTTTTCTCGACCATAATTCAACAATTTAATAATTGTTGAACCTTTTACTTTGTGTTGATTATTGGAAGAATTATATACAAATGTATGGTCTGCTCCTTCAAAATAATCATGAGTAAATTTATACAATTGGTTATCTCTATTTTTTGATGTATTATATACTTTAAATCCTCTTAATATTTTTGGTAGTCGTTTTCCAAATCTAACATTATAGCTAGAAAGCCTATCCATAATTGCATCTACATATATTGTTTTTAACTCTTTTTGATTTACTCGTTTTAATTGTTCAGTAACACCAGAATATATTTTATTATAATTGCGTATCATTTTAACAAGATCGTTAGTTTTGCCTTGTTTGAATTCAAATTTGAAATATCTTGTAGCCATTATAATTTCATCACTTTCAGTTTAATACTTTTAATGATTTCATTATAAGCAGAATTTCTATTTTTAACACCATCGACGGTTTCTTTGTCTACGCTTATGTTTCCGCGTCTATCGAAGTTGTATTTATTTCCACCTTGCAAATAAGCAGATTCTTTGAATGTCTTGTCTCCAAGTTTATAGAACACAAGATTTATAAGATCATCTTCGAACATATCTGGGATTTCCGTAATTGTCCTATATTTCTCATATTCATAATAAACAGTCACTACAGACGTTGGAGTTGGGATAAGATCGAATTTATCTGCGGCAACTATTTCTGCATCTTTTGGATTTAACTTCCTTATGATATCAAGACGCTGAATCAATTCAACAGTCTGTGATGGATAGAAAGTACTTAAACTTGAAGATATATCTAAATTGGTTTTAATTTCTGGATCGTTAAATAAAGAAGTAGATTCTTGTGTGTAATAAACTTGTTTGAGTTTAATCAGATTAGAATCTGTTACGGTATATCTAGTCTGACCAGCAACTGTGTGAATGTGTCCTATTTCAACTAATGGATAATATTCGGAAATTGTCTTTACAGCTTTATTAATCATTCTAGTAAGCATAGCATTATCGTATGTTGTTGCTGAAAGACCATAATCTGTTCTAAGTATATCTAAAATGGTTTCTAATAACATAAATTATCCTTTCTTACACACCTTATACAATAGGAACTTCCAGTTGTATTTCTTCATGAATTCCCAACCGGGAATATACAGGTTGAACATCTTCTGATAGTATGACTTTACACCACATTTCATACCAAACTTAGAAGCAATCTCGTCAAATTGGGCTTTTGTGAAGATTGTTTCGTTTTCAGAAACTTTCTTTTCTTCATTATCCATGTTTAGGATGCAGAACACAATAGCTCCATCCTTACATACTTTATTAATCTGATCCATTACAATATACAACTTGTTACGTGGAATATAATTCATCATAAACATCGAATGAACAAAGTCTATAGAGTTGGGTTCTATCATCTCCAAATCCCAAGCAGGAGAACATACAGTTTTAATATTTTTAAATGGAGACTTAGAAATAGCATAATTAGAAATATCAACACCAATGCTATTTGCTCCATAATCTGCAAATGCCGATGTAATAGCTCCCATAGCAGAACCAAGATCGAGCACATTCTTTCCTTTGATACCAAAAATCTTATCTATAAAATAGGCATACATCATCTGCCAAGCACCCTTGGATGATACGTCAATACCATGCATTTTTAATCCATCAAAATACTCTTGTTCAAACGATATAGGTGTTTCAAGCGACTGTTCTGTTTGTTGTATAGTTTCATCTTTAATTTCTTCAGTTACTACATTCTTACTTCTCTTAGTCATATTATTCTCCTACTATTGATTCGATCTTGGTTTGTATTTTTGATATTAATTCATCTTCATTGAAACTTCGCATACAATTTATCTTTCTTTCGCAAAACTTTTGCGTTTCAAAGCAAGGTTTACAACCGATCATTTCCGCTATAGAAATAGACTTAGCCTTTTCTGGATATTGTGGATGTAAAGAAACTCGTTCTTCTTCTCTAGTAGGCCCAAGTATTACGAGTACAGGACAATTTGCTGAATGAGCCATCCACAACATTCCAGAATCCATTGTTATACAACAATCCAATTGCATAAGAGTTGCTATAACCTGATATGTGTCTAATTTACCACATGTGTTAATGATGTTCGTACCTTCAAAACCCTTAGAAGCATCAGCATCGAGTAAAACAACTGTATACTTTTCTGCTAGTTTATGGCTTATTCTCTTAACTAGTTCATAGTTAAGAGTTTTTAGCATACCAGAACCACGAATTTGGATGCCTATTTTCTTTCTTTTTGTATCCATATAGCTAACAACATCCTTGCTTAGATGTGTAGGGTTCCAGTCAAGGTCTTCTTTATTTATGCCATGAATTCCTAATATATTCAAATAGATTTCTACTCTATGTAACTGATTCTCATCATTACTAAGACTATGATCCTTCTCAAGACACCCATTTAGATTGAAACAAATATCGTTGTTAGTGAAAGTTACAGCAGAAGATTCGGTATTAAATCTGATATCTCTGTATATATTTCTAAGTTTCATACAATATTCATCGGTTGTTGTTATCCATACATTTTTAATATTATAATACTTTTTAAAATATCTAGCTACTGCTATTAGTTGTATTAAGTCACCAAGCGCATAATTTCTCAATAAGTATACATTATTTAAATTTTTAAACATATCGGTATTAAATTTTACAAAAGCATATTCTGGCAAATACTTAAATGCTGTAGATTCAACAACCATACCGGGAGCAACAGCAACTGGAAATATTGATGTCGGAACATCAAGTACTTGTGTTAGTTTGCTTCTATTAACCATTAACATTTAATATGTTCTCCGCATAAGAAATCTCATCTTGGGTTATAGGTATTGAAAAATCATAATTATCAACGTTTATTCCAAAAAATCTTTCGTATAGTTTAGTTCTGTGTATGAGTCTTTCGCTATTCGTTAAACTATGATCTTGTTCAAGAACACCATCTAAGCAAACTGTTTTATCATAGTTTGACTTTTTATACAAATTAAGATTTATCACATCATCAAATGCATCTACAACCCTCTTCATTGGCCCAACAAATCTTTCTTGTGTTATTAAAGATATCCTAAAGTTATATATCTTTTTAAGATGTCTAGCTACTGGCAATAACATAATTAAATCACCAAGAGCACCAAATCTAATGATACCAAGTTTAAATCTGATATCCTTATTTTCCTTTGATGTTTGATCTATTACTTTTGTTTCTTGTGGTATTGACTCTAAAGGTTTATTGAATTTCAAATCATCTTCTGATAAAAAATATTCCTCTTTCAATAATATTTCTGCTATCTTGTCTGGAACATCAGTCCAATTATTTCTAACAAACTGTTTGAAATAAGAATATTGCATTAGACATATCTGTATTTTCTCATATAATCCAGTGTATTTTATTTTCATATAATACTCCTATATTATGATATACAGCTACATATAGAAATAAACAAGGGGTGGATTTCTCCACCCCTTGTAGTTGTCATAAGCGTTTAATGATCTTAAACGCTTATTTTATGCATTTCACGAACCGGTAATTGTTAATACTCCTAACAAATCCCCTCTGACGCACTTCATACCGGCGCGGCTAAGGATAGCGCGTGTGGTAACGAAGGTATCAGGATTGGTGAAAGGATCGGAGAAGTAGGACAGGATGTAAGGTGCCCACACGTAGCAGGTATCCATCCAGTTAGAGGCGTTGTTGTAACCCATGAGAACCTTGTTGGCGGGGAAGAATGGGTCAACATAGATGCGCCAGCGGCTATTCAGGGTACCCATGAAGTAACGGCCACCGGTAGAAATGATCTTCTGTTCAACGGTAGCGGCATCATCGGCGCGGAAACCAGCCATCTTCTCCATGAAACCAGCTACTTCGGCAGGAACCACGATCCAGTTGGTCTTGCGATAGGTCTTCTTGAAGATTTGCGTATCGATATCGATAAGCTTCTCGTAGAAGGTTTCCATCCAAACCTTGCGGTCGGTATAGGTGATACCAGCAGGAACGCTCTGGTCGAAGGTAGCGGCACCACCGGTAGCTCCATCAAGCATGTCTTGAAGAACCATGCGATCCCACTCACGAACGATTTCAGCACCGAGAGCGAAGTTAAGATCGGAAGCAACGTTGATACCATGATAAGCCATGATATCTTGATAGCTTTCGATTGTATTCGACGCCTTAAGCTTCTTCTCTACAGCGGTGAGTGAGCTATCGGTGATCTTCAGTACGATTTCTTTGATAGCCTTGGGAGAATTTGGGTTGTATTCCTCGTTATCAGCATAGGTGCGGCGGTTGTGGATGTCGGCACTTACGGAAGTGGCATCGTCGCGCTGAATGTCATAGTAGAAAATCTTGGTGGTAGGCTGACTCATCGGCTGAACGCTAACGAGTTCCTGCGAAATCATCGAAGGGAATACCTTGCGAATGAGAGGAAGTTGGGTCTTGACGAAGGTAGCCGCAGAAGCGTTGGTAGTCATAGCTTCCTTGATAGCTTCGTAAGAAGGCAGACCGGTCTTCAGACCGAAATCCTTGATGGCGTTGTCGATGAGGACAGCCATCTTGTTTTGCTGAACTTTGGCGAGGTCTTCATTTTTGGTGTAGTGAGTAACACCTTCCATGAGATGACCAAAGGTCTTGAAAATCTGCTCATTGCGTTCGGTAAAGGTTTGCATACTAGATTTCTCCTTTTAAATTTTTCTTAATTACAGAATTTTCTTGTAATCTTCAACTGACAGAATCGCAAGACCTGCGCTCTTACGTTGATCGTTCATGAGTTTGAGATCGGCAAGTAACTTAGCATCCGTAACAACCTGAGCTTCGTTTTCGGTCTTAGGCTTCGCGGCGGCTTCGTCTGTAACCTTTTTGAACTCATCAAGGAATGTCTTATTTGCATCATATACCTTGCGAACTTCTTCGGCATTGATACAAGCTTCGAACTTAGCCATCAGAGAGTCGAATTTGGCAAACTCTGGATCGTTAGCTTTGATGGTTTCGATTTCCTTGTCCTTCGAAATCTTGACCTTCTCAGCTTCGATAGCTGTGAGTTGTTCATTAGCAGATTCAAGAGCCTTCTTAGCTACATTAAGCTCATCAGTAAGCTTCTTAATTTCGGCATCCTTAGCGGAAATAATTTCCGACTCAGGAAGGGATACAAACATTTCGGGCTTAATAGCTTTGATGCTTTCAACAAGCTTCTCAAAGTTGGCAGAGATAGCTTCCGCTTTCTGCTTGAAAGATTCCACCATAACATTCGACTCGTTAAGCTTCGTTGTAAACGATGCTTCATACTCATCGAAAATCGAAGGGAATTCTTTCTTAAGTTCATCAAGAGACTTAGGCATAGATTCTTCGCTCCTTTTACTTTCTAAAGTCATACCATTCTCGGTTTCGGAAACAGCGGGTGTATCTACAAAATCGATATTTTCAAGGACATATCCCTTTTGTATTACATCATGCTTCCCATCAACTCCGGGATATTCCTGATCGCATACTGAAGGGCCATAGCCACGGGTTGAAACGCCCACCATTGCACCGGCATCCAGTATTGCTTTCAAGTCTTTCCCGTAGGTTGTGTCAATAATTTGAGCCTTATAATAAGCAAAACCATCGTCCTGAATATCACTAACATCAAGCAGAACCGCACAAGTCTTTGATAAAGTACCACCATCTAACATACCGGGATGATCCATAGCCATCTTAATCTGGCGTTTCTGAACCTTCTCACGGAACTTAGAAATGGCTTCATTCATAACTTCCTTGGGATAAATACGGTTGTTGAGATTTGGGCGATCTGCCATAGTGAATGGGCCAGAAATAACATATTTCTTACCATTACCAGATTCATCTACCATTTCTTCTAACTTTGTACTTCCAAAGTAGGTTTCGAGAATTCTGTTCTTCTTAGCCATGTTATTTATTCCTTCGTTAAATTCACTTTTATCTTATCTTCGGACTTAAGTAAAGTCAAACTGTTAGACGAGCAATCGCGTAATATAGTGGATAAGGTAATCCATTAGAAACAGCATGATTATAAAATTCAATTACTTTCGCAATTTCCACTTCTGAAAACTTATACATCCGTAATGCGTTTTTAATTTCTTTCTCGCTCATCTGTATCTTAATATACCTCGCTTTTTGGCTCTGCCTAATTTAACAGCGGCACCAAGTTGTCCACGCTTTGATCGATATGAATATATACCATGAGCTTTTAAGTTAACCTTAAATTGAAGAATACTACCGTCTTTCCTGTTTACATCTACGATTGCAGTATGCCATGTCTTAGGTTTAACATGGATAGATGTTCCTTCATATGCAACTTTGAATGAGTTTAAAAAAGTCTTAGACTTCTTCAAGAACCTAGCATAAGATGCTCTAATTTTTTTAGAGAACCTTTGAATTCTCTTGGATGGGTAAATATATACATATTGTCCGGGAGTTCCGAATCTCTGAATGTATTTGGTTCCAGCACCCATAGTACCTAAACGGTACTCATACAAATCACCCTCTATTTGTTCCTTGCTTATTATCGTATCGAATGAAACATTTGGCATGAAATCATTAACAACTTCCATTAATTGTTCCATTTTATTTCTCCCTAAAAAGGATAGCACTTTTTGGGTCAATCATAAGCTCACTCTTATCCATAAGTCGTATCCTTATGAACTTATCATATCTTCCGACTACTTTGCCATAAATTTGTTTATCGCCAGCAAAGAATGAAATCATATCATTGGCATTGACATCAGTTGATAGTGTTACAAGAGAGAACTTTGCATTTGTATTGAATTCTTTTATATCACCAAGAAATCGCCTAACTGGAAATGCATCACTGATATAGAGATTGTATCGTGTCTTGTATTCTGAGAATCTTCTCTTAATGCTATTGCAGTTATCTTGGTATTCTTTCATGCCAGTTATAGCATACATACCTTTATTATAATAGAACTCATTACGCAATGTCATTAAGTCAAAATATTGTTCTTCTGAAGGTAAATCACCTTTTTGATTAAAATTCTTAACAATAAACGTATCATAATCTCCAGAATTCATAGTATTTGTATATAAATACAATAAAGAACATTTACAATTCGATAGACATCTACTAGCACCAGATTTAGGATAACCGGGTAGTGATTTTTTTGTATATGGATTCTTAGCATTGAATACTATACAATCAAGACAATGTTTATCCGTTTCTCCAAGATTCCATAAAATCTTAGCTTCTTCTGGCATGTATACAAGTCTACCAAATCCAAACATAGCATCTAGGCTGTCAGAATACATTCCCATACGCCTTACATATGGCATCTTACCAGAACCAGTTATGATATCGTCGGCAAATTTAGACATATAATCCATTTCACGCTTTACTTGATAACCTACGAATCTTCGTTCTGTTTCATCAAGACCATTATAATGGCCTTGTCCGAATACTTTACCATTAGCATAAGCTTCTGTGAATGCTAGCTTCATAGATTCTTTTTGCATCTTTAGATAGTCTGCTTTTGTTATCCTACCAGCAATCAATAATTGCATATTACCAATAAGCTTATCATGGTAATCTTTTTTAATCTTGATATAGTCACCTATGACCTTTTTCTTCATACGTGGAGAAAGGTTAATAGGCAAAGATACACCACGATTCTTCTTTAGAAGGTTCTTAGAGAATTTTTCGCATTTTTCGCACATTAAAATTCACCAATTCTTGTATTTGTGAGATGTATAAATTGGTATAACAAATTCCTAAGTTCTTTGTTTTGTTCAACAAGATTGCTCATTTTTTCGAATTGATTGTATTGTCGCTTTGTCATCCTAGACTTAGCCATTTCCATATATTTGTCTTTGGTCATGGCTTCCATTTCGTCATCTTCCTCGTCATCTTCATCCTCTTCATCAGTTGACTTGGTAGACTTCTTTGGCTTGTTTGGATTGACCTTTGCCGCTTGAGCATCTGGGTCTTCATCGTCCATCGACATATATTCAGACTCAGCATCGGGATCGCCAGTATCATTCTTAGCCAGTGCCAACTGAGCATTGAATTCTTCTTCGGCGGCATCTTCAGCGGCTTCCATGCGTTCTTTCACTTCGGCTATAGTGGCATCATCCCAACCAAGTATATTCTCGTAGATATATTGGTCATCGATGATGGACATATCTTGACTCATCATAGCGGCTACTTGGCACTTAATCTGTTCGATCTTCCACTTGCGTTCTTCGTCAATAGTACCACAAACAGGCCAATCGACATATAACGTATCATCTTGTATCTTTTCAGCTTCAAGTGCGTTCTTAAAGAAGCGAATAATTTCTGATTCAAGTACAGTCTGGATCATGCGTATCATACGAAGGAAACAAATAAATTGCATATCAGAAGTCGATTTAGAATTTACATCTTCTTCCTTACCTATCAAAAGTTTAGGAACACCTACAGCATAAATCATTTTATTCTGAAAGTAATTTACATCTTCGATGTTCTTTCCAGTTCCTTCGCCCTTGTTAAGAGCAACAACATTTCCACCAGAACCTTGGCGGGTAGGTACGTAAATATCTTCCATTGTAGAAAGAGGATTGTACTTGTAAGACATTTGACCTGTAGCTGGATCGATATACTTTCGGCGAATAATTCTTTGTTGGTATTTCTTCAGATAATCAAGAGCATCATCACCATCAAGATCACCTACGTCTACAATAATGGCATAATTCTGATTCGACCTAGAAAGGCGAGAGATCATAAGACCCTCTTCCATAAGGCGAACTTGACGATAAATTAACCTAGCTTTCTCTATCCTAGATACGCCTTTGCCAGTGATACCATAACGCCTTCTGTCTGTCTTTAAAGAGAAGTGAAGACATTCTTTATCTGGCAGTTCAGCTACAACTTTACGATCACTGTTAATCTGTTGGATCATAGGGCTAACGCCCTTGATACCATTCTCCATTTTAACAATAACTGTTTCAACCGGTATCGATTTGAAGCCAACTACGCGACGAGTCTTTTCACCGAAAAGAATTTCTTCAAAATCATCTCCATACTTACATACATCACGAACTATGCTGTGAAATTCTGTTTGAAATTTAGTTCGCTTCTCTATCTCATCGATAATTTTTTGATTTTCTTTATTCTTACTCTTAACCTTGAAAACACGACTTTTGTTGACGTTATCTGGATACACAACGAAATCAGCTATAACATCCAGTGCTGTTGAAATCTCTGGAATCTCAGCATCCATAAGTTCATAATCTGTATATTTGGCTCGATCTTCTGAGTTCCTTCCCAACTGAGCATCTAAGTACGAAGACCAATTAGACTGTTCTGCGTAATCAGGATCGGCTTGTGTCTTTGCCTTCTTAGGCGCTTCTTCACCCTTGAATATTCGTTTAAGAGCTTCTATGATACTCATTTGGATTACTCCTTAATTATTTCGAAAAAAAATTTCTATAAAACATAACAGATTCATTAATAGTATCAGCTATGTTCTTATTTGAAAATCTGTTATTTTTAACGATTTCGATTATACTAGAACTTTTAAAATTACTCAATGGTATTACAGGAATTCCTAATTCTTCAGCAGCAATACCTCTAGTATCTACTCTAATTAATACAGTTCTGCCACCAATACCGTGAATTGGTAATGCAGTGTGTAGTCTAGTCGAAATACATATATCAACATGACTATAAAATTCAATCATTTCTTTGGAATTATTAAATCGCACACATTCACCAAATGTATTATTAGTAAATTCATAGTCGATTATATTTACCTGTGCGAAAAATTTACATGGCTTACCAGTATAATTTTCTATGAATTGTTTGGTTTCTTTTATTTCCGTTATTAATTCTTCTTTATCTTCTCTGTTTTTAATATAATCGGCTGTGATATTAATTGCATTATATTGTTTATCTGTATTAAAGATTCCATGTTTCAAACAAGCAAATGTTCCAGTACATGGAAGTAGCGTTGAATTAACATTATTTGTTTCTAAGTATCTTTGAGCCATCTTGTCTCTAGTTGTAATTAATTTTGTGTTATTACAGGCTTTATCCAAAATTATTTCATTGAGAAGTGATTTGTTAAGATGTGCAGCAAATTCATCTGGAGTTATAGACTCAGATGGATAACCACCACCACCGGCCAATCTTAGAATAGGAACACCTGTATAGTTTAAATAATCCCATATTTCATTATCGTAGAAAAATCTCCACTCTTCAAAATTGTTATATTGTGGCATACCACCATAAATTATAAAATCACACGTTCTCATAATCTCCATCTGTTCTCTAGTGAAAGGTTCCCATCTACTTATAAGCACCCATTCAATAGGTATTGGTTTAAGTGCTTCTTCAATAATATATTGAAGACCATGACCAATGAAACAATCACCCACATTTGAATTGTTATAGCTTTCTTGATTTGTCTCATCAATAATCCTTGTCAGCAATGCTATTTTCATTTTTTTATTCCCTTCACATAATCGTCAAAGTCTTTCAGTATGCTCTCTAGTGTCTCTTCATTGCTTGGCTCATTATTGGTAAGAGTTGTTGGTAATAATGAATCGTCTTGAAATTTCATATTCACATGACAATTATATACTAACTGTCCTACGGCGTCAGCTAAGTCCTTACTATTATGAACATATGGACCATCACTTAATTTAAAATTATTAAATTTTTCAACTTCTATATCATAAACAGGTACAGCTATTTTTAATTGAATCCTAGTTGTTTTCTTTATTTTCATTTGATTTCATCCATTCTTCTAAAAAATTTATAGCGTCCTGTTCTGTTAAAAACCATCCTAAATGTTTTTTATATTTTACAACTCTCCACTTTTCTTTTGCTTTACGGCAATGAGAGTATGATACTCCTGTAACTTTTGAAGTTCTATTGCATTTATTATGTGGTTGGCTTTTAATAACTCCAGAATAATCTATAACATCTGGATAATTTAATATGGCAAATTCTCCACGCTTTTCTCTAGCTTCCTTATCATATGCTAGGGCTGCAATATTTGCTGTCTTATAATATCCAATCGATTTACCATCTATGGACGCTTTATAACAATTTTGACTTTCCTTTGTAACACCAATAAACCCACATTCGTTTGGAGTTCTAATGGAATTCCACGCATTACCTTTGTAATCTGTCAATCTTAAATTTTCTTTTCGATTATCAAGGCGATTATGATTCTTATGGTCTATAACTACACCATCTCCAATTTCCAAATTAAACACATATCTATGAGCAATTATATTTTTTTGAACAATATTATTTTTTGAATGGCTTCCAGATATATGTTTTACAGTAATGGCATAGCCATCATGATAGTACCACTTATGTTGTATAAATTTCTCATAATCCTCATCATCTACTAACATTACTTTTCCACAGCCACTATTACCGTTAAGTTTAATTTCTTTCATATTTCCCTCCATATGATCTTTAGTATATAACAGTATGGTCAGTCTTGTAAATCATCATTATCGTTAAGTTCATCAGCTCGTTTATAAATACCACTTTTTAATAAAAATCTATGATCTGGAGTGCATCTTATCTTTTTACCATTTTCAAATTCCAATTCTATTAATTCATCAACATATTTTGTCAATTTCCAATCTTTAACTTGAGATATGGTTTCGTTTTTATTATTAATATCATAACATTTGCACATTTTACCCACCAATTTGTCTTTATCGTCTATTCGGACTAATGATCCATCTGCCAATTCTATTTCAGTATCTCCAATGAAACAACCCTTCACCGGATGGTCTATCTTATCATTAACATAATTTCTTTCTAGTCTATTAAGCTCATCTTCCAATACTGGATGATATATGCATTTAACTCTATTTTCATACAATGCTGTTCTAAATGTCTCATATGGTTCTGTTGTTTTATCCATAGATATATAATCGAAATTAACTCCGTTTCTTCGCAAAATTTGTTGCATATCTGCCGACTGGAATCCGTCAGCAGAACCATACTTGATCTTATATCCAAGCTTTTTGAGCTTGAATATCAAGAAACGTAGCCTAGACAATTCTACTTCTCCAAACTCTGCCTCTGGATAAACCTGTAATAACATTTCAACTTTTACTATAGGTAATCTTGCTTTTACCACTTGCATTTGCTGTATTTCATCATTAAAAAATTCTCGCTCAATAGATACCAAGTCTTCGATATATCCCATAGCAAAACCAAGCTTATCTTTTTTAAGACCAATATCCATGGCGATATATCGAATCTTATCTCTATTATCTGGCTTGAATTTAACGATCTTCTCTATACATTCATACTGTGGTTTTGGAGACAGGGTAGCCTTATCAACTGAGAATACTCGTTCGATAGATTCATCGAACATCTCTTGAATCTTTTCTTTCTGACCAACAAAAGGCTGGACAGAGTAAACGGCAACACCGGCTATATCTCTAAGAGCATTGTCTATGTCCTTCTTGAACTTGTCATAAAAGTCAACAGGAATAGAGATAACATCACCAACAACATCGGTTTCGTTACCATCGAGAATTCGACTTTTTCTGTTAAGACCACCGACCTCAACCTTGAACTCTTCCTTAGAATACCTATCTCTATTAACTTTCCAAAGGTTATAATCTAAGACATAGGTTGTCTTATCTTCGGCTTCCTTTGCTAACTTAATGCGTTGTTCTGTGAAGTCATTTGGATACACACGAGAAGAACCGACATATAGAATACCGGGCTTTCTTCCTGCTTTTAAGAAGCGTGATTCCTGTCTTCTAAGTAGCGAGTTGTAGAGAACAAGAGCCTCATCATACATACCATCTGGGTTGTTTCCGCGTTTTGAATTCTCTACTACCTTGAAGAAGTTGGCTTCGTCCAGTGCGGCTGAGAATATATTCAAACCAATAGCTGATGACTGTGAAGATGATCCATTGAAGAATTCTATATTGCTTGGAAATTGCAAAGATTCGCTTGCTCTTTTATCATCGAAGTAAAAATTCTCTTTAAAGTAGTCGATAGCCTTAACCATTTCCTTAACAGCACCGAAGATATTTTTCTTCGATTGTTTCTCTGTAATAGATATTACCATGATACCTATCTTGGATACTTGCGACAATCCGAAGTATCTTTGTGGGTTCTTGAAACATGACAGTAAATACAGATGCCATAACAATCCAAGTTCCATGAAGAATGATTTTCCAAATCCAATACCACCAGTAGCAACAACTTCTCTATATACTGCGTTTATATCATGTACCTTACAGAACTCATCTTTAAGAACCGGATACATGGTTTCAGCAACACCAGTTCCTGTTTTGGGGTTTCTTCCACAATAATAGCCATCTTCTAGGAATACTCTAGGAGTGACAGGTTCATGTTTAAAAGGATACATATCTTCTATAACGTCTGAAAACAAATCCTCAATCACCAAATTTAATATTTCTGTATTATTTTGATGTTTCTCGACAATATGACGGGTTTCTGGCTTTGCCATTAACATTTTATTGATAGCAGATTTTATCTGGTCTTTATTAAAAAATTGCATTTTTTACCCCTTGACTTTTGCCAAAATACGTTGTACAAACACATTATCATTAATGGAGGTTTGTATGGCTGATAATTTAGTTATTTTAATTCATGGTAAAGCGTTTGCAGGTAAAGATAGTGTTTACAACACTCTAAGAATAATGACCTCAAAATACTTCCAGAACATAACATACAATGATTATCAGAGTTTTGTAAACAACGTATATACCGAAACAGTTCCAGAATTTCTAATGCAACATGTAGAACACTGTATTCGCGTTCCATTTGCTGATGAAGTGAAGAAAGAATTATGTAGGATAAATCCAAAAGTAGATTACCAGAGGCTTATGTCCGATCCAGTATATAAGTCTTCATTCAGGAAAGAACTCGTAGAAATAGGAGATGGATATAGGCAGGATGATCCGGCTATCTGGGTTAAGAAACATAGAGAAACATTCTTCCCACTCCTGAAGAAAATATCCAAGAAAGTTGTATTTATTACTGATGTAAGGTACGTCAATGAATATAACTATGGGGAAGAGATCGAAAAAGAGACAAACAATATAGTGTTAAGAATCAAGATAGATGCCCCACTTCCAGATAGGCTTACTAGAATGTCGTATGATGCTGTTAAGAAGTATGTGAAATACAGCAAATATAACGCTGGTGAAAATATGGAAGAGATTTCTGAAAGGGCTGGCTGTAAGCTGAAATGGGATTTGGTAATAGATAATCCAAATTTCACACCAAGTAATAGCTTCAATGCGATACCATATATCCCATTTCTTCCTGTCATAACAAATACAATAGCATATAACGGTTATTATACAGATTTATTTAAAATGCTGTCTCCACAATTACAAACAATAGCAAAATTATATGAAAATATGAGGGAAGCTAGAATATGAACGTTAAACTTTTGCGATATACGAAAGACCCGCTCCAAACAATCATAGATGCCTATCGGCGTTGTCATTTATCAGAAGAAAAGTCCGATACACAATGCGAATGTATTGGTGATAGTGATGAAAAACTGCTCAAGAAGTGTATTAAGTTAGGACACCATTCACCTTTGGAGTTTGTAGATTTTGAATTTGATATCACTCTCTCTAAGGTTGCCGATAGACAATTGTGCCGTCATAGAATGGCTTCCTATGCTGGAGAGAGCATGAGATATGTCACAGCTAATGATTATTTTACACCCAAGACTATATTCAATAACGATAAGGCAATGTCTATCTTTATGGCATCGATGTTGCACTCGTTTTCCAAGTACCAAGAACTTATAGAAAACGGGGTGAATATTGAAGATGCACGATATGTATTACCTCTGGCAACTACTGGCAAGTTTCTTTATAAGACCAATCTTAGATCACTCAGAAACGCTATTGCCGAAAGAACCTGTAAATACGCACAGACCGAAATAAGAGAAATCTTCTTACAGATAAAGGAACTTGTAGCGAGTATCCAGCCTATTTTCCTTTATCGAACAGAAAAGATGTATTCCTGTGAAGTTAAGTGTGGACAGTGTATGGGAGTTATGTAATGAATTATCATTTATTTGATAATATATTGAATAACATAACAAACGAAGCTATCCGCAAGTTTACAATCAACGTTCTTGATGCCTGTGATCCAATCCTAGAAAAGATTCCAGCGTCTACATCTGGTAAGTATCATCCAGAAGAATGTTGTAGAGAAGGTGGGCTTGTGATTCATATTTTACGAGCTTGCTTCTTCGGTAATATGTTAATAAATTCTATGAATTTAGATAAGAATGACATAAAAGGAGATATAATTCTTTCTTCATTGCTTCTTCACGATATTGCAAAGAAGGAAAAATATAAAAACTATCAAGAATACGATTTTCATCCAGTTAATGCGGCTAGACACGTTGAAGTTTTCAAAGGTAATTTAAACGAAACGTATTTTAAATTGATACAGGAATGTATTAAGCATCATATGGGTCCATTCATGGGAAATACATACAAGAAATCACTATCCAAATATAATATTTTGGAATTGATTGTTTATCAGTCAGACTACCTAGCTTCAAAGAAGGAAATAGATATTAAATGAAATATATAGATATCCCAAATAAAAATATTAAGAATGTAATATATATGGTAACAAATATCATAAATGGGAAGTCATATATAGGTCAAACAATATATTTGCTTAGAAAGAGAATGACTAAACATAAGTCCGGTAATAATACATATCCATTGGGAATGGCTATTAGGAAGTATGGTTGTGAAAACTTCGAAGTAAGAATCCTACACAAATGTTCATCTTTAGATGAACTAAATAGGTTAGAAGTAGAAGAAATTAAAAACAGAAATACGTTAATACCAAATGGGTATAATATAGAAATTGGAGGAAATAATAAATGTTCAAACGAGGAAAGTATTAAAAAGATAAAAAATTGGTACAAAAATAACAAAAGAAAATTCTCTGATATAATTAATAGTAAAGAAAACCGAGATAAAGTTTCAACAAATACGAAAATTGGGATATATAAAAAAGTTGGGGAGATTGAACGACGACGTAGTTTAATGTTTGAGAGAAATAAAAATGATTTTGACAAAAATTTACTATTGATGACAAAACTAGTGGAATATATTAGATACGAAGATGCGTTTATTTTAAATGAACATATGATTAATGACATAGTAAGATTTATAAAAGCCAAGTATTCAATACCTTCTATATGGAAGTCACTCAAAACGAAAAGATATCTAAGAAATATCTATGGAGATTGCACAATGTTATCAATAGGTAATATTAGAGGTATTATAAAACGTCATGATCTATTGGCAACTTCCCAAAAATGCATTGAAATCAAGTAAGAACTATCGTAGAATCTATACAGTAACGGCGAATGGAGTATTTAAAATTTTACTCCATTCGCCTATTTATACTACCGGAGAAGGATATGTTCACAAAACTTTCACAAGAGCAAATTAATTCTAAGAAAGATTTTATTCGTCATTTTATTGGAAGTAAAAATGCGGCAGATGGAAGCACAGTCGATGCCAATGCTAACGTTACAACCAAGAACATAGCTAATCTACATGGAGAAATCCATAAAGATATCAATATTCAATTAAACAGAGCTATGAATTACGATAAGATTAAGGAACTGTTTGGTGAACATTTAGCAAAAGAATACTTACGGCAGATAAATAGCCATGAAATCTACGTTCATGATGAGTCTAATATAAACCTCCCGTATTGTGTTGCATTATCTTTGCATCCTTTCATTACAAATGGATTAAAACAGCTTGGGGGAGAATCAAAGGCTCCTAAACATATTTCTAGTTTCTGTGGTGGATTTGTAAACCTTTTGCTTGCTGTAAGTGGACAATTCGCCGGAGCATGTGCAACCACCGAATTTTTTATTTATATGGATTATTTTGCCAGAAAAGATTACGGAGAAAATTACCTTGAGACACATAAAGCGGAAATAACTCAGCATTTACAGCATGTAGTATATGTAATCAACCAACCAGCGGTAGCTAGGAATAGTCAATCTGTATTCTGGAATGTTTCTATCCTCGATAAGTATTTCATGAAAGGTTTATTTGAACATTTCAGATATCCAGATAATTCCGAATTGAATTACGAAAGCGTTGATAAGTTACAATTCTTCTTCTTAAATTGGTTTAATAAAGAACGAGAGAGAACTGTTCTTACGTTTCCTGTTGTTTCTGTTTCTATGTTAAGTGATACAAAAACAAATACTCCTAAAGATTATGAATTCGCTAATAAGATAGCCGAAGAAATGGAAAGGAAGAATAGCTTCTTTATATATCATAGTAATAGCGTTGATTCGTTAAGTTCTTGTTGCTTTACAGGAGATCAAAAGACGCTTACAAAATCTTCTAATGGTGTAAATTATATGTCATTCGAAGAACTTGAAAGGTCTAAATATAATGACACAAAACGCAATTTTACTATATTTCATAACGGATCATGGTGCAAAGGAAATATTGTAAAAATTCAATATGGTGGAAAAATTACAGAGGTTGTTACTGTTAATAACAAAGTAATAAAAGTTACAGAAGATCATATTCATGCTACGTTAGATGGCGACAAAAAAACTTCCGAATTGACAGAAAACGACTATCTATTATTTTCAAAATTGGAACTCAATACATTCCCAGAAAAAGACCTCAATCTTAAGGAATATCACGGTATGCTTATAGGAGCATATCTTGGTGATGGAAGCTGTTATGTAAATGAAGCACTTTCAGAAGACGCAGAAACAAAATATGCTGTTAATCTTTCTATTAACGAAGATAAATACAAAAAACTTATTGTTGCTTTAAGAATGGTATGTAAGTCTATACATGGAAGTTATGACTGCTTAAAATTACATAAGTCATATAATAATGTATATCCTGTTGTTATTTATTCTAAGAAAATATATGACTTTATCAAATATTGGGTTGGTGGCAATTATGCCGTAAGCAAACAGTTAAATCTTGAATGTTTATTACAATCATCTGATTTTAGAAAAGGTATTTACAAAGGTTATTATATTACTGATGGTGGTAATTCAAATCGAATATATACCACATCAGAAGCCCTCTGTATGCAAATGGAAGTATTGTTCACAAGTCTTGGTATGCCAACCATCATTGATGTTTCTGATAGGACAGACGAACCAGTTATAATCAGAGGTCAACATTTTAACAGGAATCATAAATTATACTGTATTAGATGGTATGCTTCTAACAACAAGCGTTCTATGCAAGATGTATATGTTGTTAGAAACAACAATGTTTACTTTAAGATTAAAAGTCTCAAAGAAGTTAAATATGATGAAATGTTCGTTTATTGTTTCCAAATGGCCGATCAATCTGAACCATACTTTACACTTCCAAATGGAATCATAACGCACAACTGTAGACTTCGCAACGCTATCCAGTCTAATGAATTCTCCTATACACTTGGGAATATAGGTATTATGACTGGTTCTATTCATGTAATAACTCTAAATATGAATAGGTTGATTCAGAAATATCATAGGAAGTGGATGTATGAAGAAAGAGTTGGAAAACATAGTGAAATGACAGACTTCATAGCTAACAACATACGAGAAGAAATACAAACCATTCACAAATATCATGTGGCATTTAGACAGATATTAAAAGATTACCAGTCAGCAGGACTATTACCCGTATATGATGCTGGCTTTATCACTCTGGATAAACAATATTCGACTATAGGTATTAATGGACTTGTAGAAGGTTGTGAGTATCTTGGTTTTGAAATCTCTAACAACCCAGATTATATTAGATTTGTCTCTTCTCTTCTCAAAGTAATAAGTGATGAAAATAAAAAGGCCAAAGAATCCTATAAGTGTATGTTTAATACTGAATTTGTTCCAGCCGAAAATCTCGGTGTTAAAAATGCCAAATGGGACAAAGAAGATGACTATAAAGTAACAAGAGATTGTTACAATTCATATTTTTATATTGTTGAAAATGAGTCTGTAAATGTTATAGATAAATTCATACTTCATGGAGATCAAATAACAAAATATCTTGATGGTGGGTCTGCTTTGCATCTTAATCTCCAAGAACATCTGACCAAAGAACAATATTTACATCTCATGAACATAGCAATAAAAACTGGATGTAGTTATTGGACAATTAATGTTCTAGCTACTTGTTGTGAAGAGTGTGAACATATCGACAAGGATACTCTACTTAAATGTTCTAAGTGTGGGAGTAGTAATATTACATATGCCACCAGAATTATTGGGTATCTTAAAAAGATATCCTCATTCTCGACACCAAGACAAATTGAAACGTCAAAGCGTTACAGACATGGAGCAATAACCAATGACATTCGAAGATGATATGAAATACACAGGACATACTATTGTATTTAAAGAACATCCAGAATATGTATCTCTTTTGATATCCATCTCAAATTGTCCGGTTAAATGTCCAGATTGCCATACACCGGAATTGCAAAAAGATATCGGAGAAGTATTAACAATCGAAAAATTAAAGGATTTGATTGTTAAATATTATGGACTTGTCCAGAACGTTATATTCTTTGGTGGAGATCAATATCCTATCCAGATTGTAGAAATGTTAAAGTTATGTCATGATTTTGGGCTTAAAACTACTATATGGACAGGCAGAGAAGATATAACGCCATGTATAAAGATGTACGTAGACTATTTAAAGACAGGCCCATATATTGAATCTAAAGGTGGATTAGAATGTCCTAGTACGAATCAAATGTACATCGAAGTTAAAACAGGAAAGGATATTGTTATCAGATGAGAAAGATAGAGATTGTTAAAGTCAAGAAACTTACAGAAGATGCTATTCTACCAACCTACGCAAAAGAAGGCGATTGTTGCGCCGATCTTTATGCAAACGCCGATATAAAGTGGACCCCACTTGAAATCAATATCAGTGAAGATGATGAAAAGACCGATTATAAAAGAGTAGGATATAAAGCAATTGTTCCTACAGGTATTGCTGTAGCATTACCAATCGGATATGAGTGGCAAGTTAGACCTCGTTCTGGAAATGCCGCTAAGTATAATATAAGCGTACTTAATACACCCGGTACTTGCGACGAGGAATATCGTGGAGAAGTTATGGTAATCCTCGTATGTATCGGAGAACCTATTGGGCCATTTGCAAATGGTATCAAGAAAGGTATGCGAGTAGCGCAAGTAAAACTGTCCGAGGTCACTGTAGCTAAGTTTGAAGAGGTTGCTACATTACCAACAACTGATCGTGGGGAGGGTGGGTTAGGTAGTACTGGAGTATAAAAGCCCACAACACACTATGGTATTTAAGTTCAATGACACAGGTAAGACCATAAAACCACTTGCAATAATCGTAGAAACAACAAGCTTTCAGAAGGTTAATTGTCTGTTAATTAAGCAAGTCATTGGAAATGCTATGTCTCTTGACATGCTTAATTATAAAGACAATAAGACTCTTAATCGTGATATCGAGAACTTATATAATAAGCTCAACGACTATTACAAGTCAGAAGAAGAAAAGAAAGCTAAGATAGGGTTTGCTCCGTCTGCCGAAGGAGACGATGACGGCCATGAATAAGAATGTGACGAAGAAGATACTGAATAGCTTATGTATAGAAGGCAAATGCACAAAGCTTATACAAGAAGAAAGTAAGTTATCTTGTTCGGAAAAATGCAAAGAATTCTGGGAATATTTGCAGGGTTATACAGCCAACGAAAAACACACAACATTCAAACCATGCCAGAAATACGATAAAGGTGAAGAATATGCTTAAACTAGAAACGAAAATTACCGTTGATTTTATAAAGGGATTTGATTGTCCGATTGTATTCCACAATGAAGATTATACGATCTGGGAAACTAAGCATGGTGATGTTCTTATGAATAAAAAAGGTGATTACTATTTAATGACAAAAGGAGAGTCGGCTATCTTTATATCTCAATATGATGCTCAATATCGGGCAAACAAACCAATAGGATAATTAGCCGAAACAAGACATGCAACCAAAAATTTTACTAGATACCAAATTGGATGCTATTGAGCTTCTACCTCTTTTCGATTTACATCTTGGGTCGTATGAATGTGATGAAGGTCTTATCGACAGTGCCATTAATTACATAAGACATCACAACAAATGTTTCACCTTCCTTGGTGGTGATATCATAGAATGTAACGTATATGGCAAAACCAACAATGTTCATACTCAAAAAATGCAACTGGATGAACAGGTAGAACGCATTAAAGAGAAGTTATATCCTATAAGGAACAAGATACTTTTCTCAGTTACTGGAAACCATGAGCATAGGATTGAAAAAGCTACTGGTCTTAACCTTTCTAAGATCATAGCGGATAGTCTGAATGTTAATTTTTGCGATTGGGAAAGTCATTTTATAATTAAATTTAAGAACAAGTTATGTAAGCTATATGCTCATCATGGAACAGGTTCTTCTGTAACAAGCGGTGCTAAACTTAACTCAGCAGAAAAGTTACACTTCCGTTCCCCAATGGCTAATATAATTATTTGTGGTCATTTGCATTTCCCTATAAATTCAGAAAGGGAGATTCGGTATCTTGATAACAGTGGTAACATTAAGAAATTTACTCAGCATTATGTCGTGTGCGGGTCTGCTCATGGTAGTAATGGATATGCGTCGATGAAAGCGTATTCCCCCGTGCCCCGATCTATGACAAAGATCACAGTTGTACCACATGCATCGGATTTCAATGTATATATCAATAAACTTAAGGAATAAATATGAATCACATTACACTTTTGCGAATTATGGCTGTTGTTCAGGCATGGGATGAAACAACCTTCCCGGTGATACTGTGGGTCTATGCCGCCATCCTCGAAATCGAGTGGTGGGGCATGGTTGCGAGAAATACCTTCCTTGAAAATTATGCGATTAAAAACGTGAAACTCGAAAAAGAGAGCAATCAATTATCAGAAAATGAATAATAACAACCCCTTGACATGGCGTTAATCTTGGTGTATCATCCTTCCATGTGAAGCTCTTTAATAACATTTAAAAATTATATTATACATACGCTTTTATTGGAGGCATTTTCATGGGAGCTGTCAAAAAAGAGCATGGGGTTCGTTTTCTTAAAAAGTTTCACCAGAAGAAGCTTAAAGAAATCCAGAGGAAAATTACCAGAGAAGAACGCCAAGATTACATTGACAAGTTAGAAACAAAAGATGTCGAAATTTCTGGTTGTAAGAAGTTAGAAAGTTCTGCTATACTGCGTATCCTGTCCGAGAAAGAATGTCCTGTATGTGGAACAACGGTATATCCACCGAGGATTTATTGTGATGTCTGTAGACCATCAGTTAAAAAACAAGAATCATCGGTGGCTGTTAACGACTCAGTAGATACGTTCGAATGTGAAGATAAAGTAGGTACATCTGGAATACGAGATCAACTATAATGGCGATAAACTTAAGTATCAAGAATCGTGATGTATTGGAAGATTGCAAAACTAAAGAAGATTGTAGTTTTGACATAATATTTTCCGATCCACCATACAACTTGAATACTAAGTGGAAAATCGACAAGACTACCGGCAGTTACGAGACAAATAGCGCAGTAGATTTCCTTGGTAAATGGGAAGGTCTAAATGGTAAGTTCTTAGATTCCATGTTTCGACAATTTTACAGGATCATGAAACATGGAGGTTACTGTGTATTATATTGCGCTTCTAGGCAATCTAGTCCGTTTTATTATTATGCTGTTAAACATGGGTTTGAAATTATGGAACCGCTGTATTGGTTTTATACTAAATCATTCCCAAAAGTTACAGACGTATCAAAAGCCCTCAAATACAAAGGTATCGAAAATAACGACTTCCAAGGTTATAAGTATTCTCAGACACCACTGAAGCAAGTCTTAGACATGATCCTTGTTTTTCGTAAACCGGCAAAATTTGGAATCCAAGATGACATACTGGCGGCTTACAAGGATGATAAGATTCATCCATCATGCTTAAACATTGACGATAACAGAGTTCCGTTCGTATCGGAAGCCGACAAACGAGTATGTTCTAGTGTTCTTGGTGAACGTTCATGTGATACTGGTAGTGTATTTAACAAAGACACATGCCGTTTTCACAATCCCGGTTATGTTATAACTGCTCATGATAATGGTAGATTTCCTTCACAATTATTTATAGATGAACATTGTAAAGATGTAATAGATGAACAAAGTGGTGAACGTAGAAGTGGTTCTCCTGTAAATAACCGACCTTTAAAACACTATAACTTTGAAAGAGATAACAAATACGCAGGTACTGTTAATTTCGAAGGTTATGAGGATAAAGGTGGAGCAAGTAAAATATTACATGTATGCTCATACGAACAAGAACATGACCTTGTAATGTTTGCATCTAAAGTTGGTAAGTCTGAACGTAATGCTGGTTGTGGGATGAATGTTCATCCATGTGTCAAACCGATTTCACTAAATTACAGAATTTTAAAATTGTTCAAACTCCCAAAGACATTTATGGAAAGAATTTATATTCCATTCTCTGGTTCTGGTTCTGAAGTAATAGCCGCAGTTAAGAATGGATACAACGAAATTCATGCCGTGGAGATTGACAAAGAACACATCAAAGTATCTGTTGAACGAATCAAATACTGGTCTAAGACTAAGATTAAAGAAGAAACAACTAAACCTAAATTATATTAAGGATTAATGTTATGCTAATGAATACTGAGACGATTGATATAGTCCGTTCTTCCACCATGCAGGAACAATCCTTCGGGATTGGAAATCTTTCTGTCATTCTTTCCATTCTCAGAAGTAAATTATATTCTAATCCTGTTAGGTCGATGATTCAGGAAATCCTTTCTAATGCGCGTGACGCTCACAGGGAAGCCGGGTTTGCCGATAAACCTATCGTCATTCAATTCCCATGTGATATCGATCCATATTTCTACATTAAGGATTTCGGTCTTGGAATAACCCCAGATAGGATGAGTAACGTTTTCCTGCAATACGGTGCCAGTACTAAACGTGGGGATAACGTTCAAACTGGTGGATTTGGTATTGGTGCCAAATCGCCATTTGCCTATTCCGATTCATTCTCTATCGAGACGATCACGAACGAGCTTGGATATAACATGCTTCGTTCCTATACGGCATATATCGACGAGACACAAATCGGTAAGATCGCTCTTATGAACGAGGAACGTACCAACGATCCTACTGGAACAAAGATTACCGTTCCTGTTAAGGAGCAAGATTATACCTATTTTTATCAGATGGCTCAGGATATCTGTAGGTGGTGGAAAGTAACACCTATTTCTAATATTTCAATTAATAGAATTGAAATTCAAAAAGAAACAGACGATTATATCATCATGGATAACATCGGTAATAACATCGTACTTATCGACGAGATTCCGTATGAACTTAGTAAGTCTTCTATCACAAGCCATCCAAAATACACAACTATAATGAACCAGTGTGATATGTTGCAAGCATCGTTAAAATTACACTTTAATAATTATTCTAATTGTGTATTGAAGTTTAAGACTGGTGAACTAAGCATATCTGCCAATCGTGAAAATATTGATTATACCGATGAGAATATGGAAGTGTTTGCCTATAAAACTAAGATAGTTATTGAAGATATTATTAAAACAATAACAGATGATTTGGCGTCATCAGAAACATATAAAGATGCTGTTAGTTATATTTATCGACTTAATCAAATATACCGTGAAATGTTTAAGGAACTAACCGGACAAATTACTTGGAAGGGGTTGCCTATATATGAAACGCTTAGAGATGGCAATCTGGTTAGGTATTACTCGTACCTTGGAGAAATTGAAAGAGATACTAAAGATGTTGTTCATTCTTTCAGTGGTAATCATCTATTGTTTTATGATGACACAACTGATTTTTCTATTGCTCCGCGTATTCGGACTATCCTCCTAGATGATGAAAACGAAAATGTAAGAATCAATGTTATAAGACCGGAATATTGTTGGGATGTAGAACATACCGTTAAAGACACAATTTCCGGTAATGATATTATAACAAAGACAACATCCTATGCATATAAAGTACCTAAGCACATCAAGAACTATGAGGTATCTCCTAGATTTCTTGCTTTTTATGAAAAGGCGATAAATGTATTGTTGGCGGCTGGTATGAAAATGCTGTCAACCGTAGGTTGCACTAAGAAAGAACGAGAATACACGAAGATATGTGGATATTATCTGAATGACAAATACGAAACTGGCGAAATGCCAGATAAAAACGCTAAATTCATATTCGCTAGTTCGAATAATACCAAGCTTTTCTTGGATGAAACCCATGGTAAGCATATTAATAAAATTAGCGATTATTATGATGCCTGTCCAGAATTAAAAAACCAAAAGATATACATCCTTACAAATACTGAATTGAAGCGTTATAAAAATAAAATATCTCTAAAGAATTATCTATTGCGTTATTTCCGAAAAAAGAGCAACGATCCAGTGTATATGGAGAAGTTTGATCTTGCTTGTAGGAGAAGTGTAATAGAGAACAAATATCCAAGACTTTTATATGATGGGGTTAATATCCCAGAGGTTGTTTCTATAAGGGATAGAATTCTCTCTACAGATACATCAGATATGAATAAAGATATTAAAGTATTAAAGGCTCTTGGATTTTATTTTATAGAAGAAGATCGATATAAATCTGAAATAGAACTTGAATTGGAGGAATTAGTTAAAAAATATACAATTCTCGATTATTACTTAAAATCAACAAGATGGTTCGCTACTGAAGATATTCGTTTATTTGAAATTATTTATTATAAGGAGAAGGCGTATGCAGAAAAAGTATAAGAATTCAATAATCACTCCGAAAACGATTACATTGTGCTTCACTCCTTCGGAAACAGTTATAATCCCGAAGGACAATCCTAAGTTTGATGAGGTTAAGCGTCTTCTTTTCGAGGAACGTTTCGATGAGATTTATAGCTCCATCTCGATCAAAAACAGCATCCTTACAAAATCAAAAGGTAAGATTCAATACGAGAATACGAAATTCAAGATCGGCAAAGACGAGCTTCCAGAATGTATCACCAAGTATCTTGTGGATTTCGATCTTAACAGAATTCCTCTGAAGTTCATCATCAACTTCTGGAATAGGCTTAAAAACAATCCTTCTGAAGAATCGAAGAAAGACCTGTTTGCTTTCATAAAGGCGGCCAAAATAGCTATTACTGAGAACGGTTGTTTTGTCGCATACAAGTACGTGCGAAATGATTTCATGGACTGTTATAGCGGCAAGTTCGACAACCATCCCGGCAAAACTCCTACTATGAATCGCAAGGATGTTGATCCAGACAGGACTCGCACATGCTCCAATGGACTGCATGTTTGTTCTTGGGATTATTTACATGTGTCATCTAACAACAAAATTGTGGAATGTCTTGTTGATCCGGTAGATGTAGTTACCGTTCCTATTGATTATAACGATACCAAGATGCGCGTCTGTAAGTATAAGGTCATTCGTGAATGTAAGGAAAAGCTGGAACTTCCTCTTTACGAAGATCACTACAAGGAAGAAGGTCTTAAATTCATAAGGACTTCCAAGGATGGGCGTCTCAAGATTGCGGCTTGTCACATCAATAGGCTCAATACCGATTCTCAGGTTTCAGCGTCTATCAATAATGGCAATATCTACGTGAAGTCTGAATATAATGCAACCAAGAATGGTGTAGTATTTTATGTTAATTCTGACGGCACTGTTAGACTTCCAAAGACATTCATGGAAAAGGCTGGTCTATTAAATAAAGACCTTGTGATAACATACGATTCAAAGTCCAGACATTTGAAAATCTCCTGACCTGAGCCAAAAGAGACTCCTATTATCGAAAAATAGATAATAGGAGTCTCTTGACAACAGGGTGGTGTTTTGATATATTCATCTCATGAGAAGAACCACCGCAAGCGATATCCAAATGATCCGATGCCGGGGAAACCGGCTGGCGACCCGTTCTGAAGACCTTTTCAAACAGTTAAAACCCTTGTTTGAAAAGGGAACCACAGTCAAAGAAATTTCCTACCATATAGACTTTTCCCGAGACTACATCACTCATCTCTTGGAGGGGATAGAGGATATGGGATTGATCTATAAGAAGAGAATCGGTAGGTATTACCACTGGTTTGTAAATGATGTGGAGGACGATGAATATGAAAACGAGAGAGGATATATTGATTGAACTTAGATTACTTAGAAGGTCACAGATACAGGTACTTAACAAGTTCTGTAAGGAAAATGGCATCTGTGATAGGTGCCACAATCCAAACAGGCCGGTAATCGGGGCAAGTAAGTGTCAGTTCTGCCTTGATTATCTAAAGAAGTATGCGAAGGACAGGAGAACACTATGAACAAGATCGAACAGAAGGTCAAAGATTTCTTGGAATTCAAAAAGAAGCACAACAAAGAGTTTACAGATTACTGTCGGGAGAATCAAATTTGTCTTAAATGCCACAATCCAAACAAGCCTATTAAAGAAGGTAATAGTTCTTGTGATGACTGCCTTCATAAAATGAGAAGTTATTATTACAACAGAAATAAGGATGAAGAATGATGAAAGAACTATTGATAATAGTAGCGGCAATTATAATATGGTTTCATGGTGTAATTTTTGGATTTGGTAAAGGTGAAGAATATGCATACAAAGAAGCAATTAGCAAAGGTGCTGGTACATACGTTGTTGATAACAACAAAACCATAAGCTTTAAGTGGAATTGTGAGAAATAGAATGTGTTATACGGGCAAGTGTAAACACGAAGGTTACATGGGTGATTGTATTGCTATCATGGAAAATGGAAACGATGCGCGTGTGCGAAATGCGGTGTGTATCAAGAGTTATTTTGAGGAGAAATAATATGGATATTGGATTAGCTGCGTTGAAAAAGCTTCGGGAGGAGATTTCCAAAATCACATTGGAAGAGTATGAAAATCTCCTGGAAGAGAGTAAATCCTTTAATCCAAAACCTCACTATTTTTTGGAAATCAATCGCACACACATCAGTGTTAGTTTAGAGTATTCTAGCGAAGTGCGAAGAAGTCTAATTGGAAAGTCTATTTATCAAATATGCGCTGAGTCAGACAATTCATTTCAAGTCACACAGAAAAATGAACTCAGCATAAACGTTGAAGGGCAAAATTTGTATCCTGCAAATGAAGTCTCAATAGGGGAAGCATCGTAATGGAGAATCAAGAATTTCGATTCTTGGGATATCGAATTAGCAAGTATTCATTTGAGATAGCAGAAACTTTTGGACAAACAGAAACAAATTTCTCGCAGGACATTAAGGTCACTAACCGTGTTTTTGAGGAAGAAAGGCGCGTTGTCGAGGTTACTATGGATCATAAAGTTGATACCGACACTAAGACCTTTTCTTCATTTACGCGAATTGTTGGTGTTTTTGAGGTAAGCAAAAGCATGGATCAAGCATTGTTTGAAAGAGCTAGAGACGATTTATTTAACGCTCACGTTAGATTTGGCAAGGCAATAAAGGATTTATTTCTAGTTCTACATCACAGGCGGGGATTCCTGCGGTAATTGTTCCAATCGTAAATTTGACAAAGGCTAAACCAGCAACCTAACTGCTAATCTGATTTGGAACAAGTTTGTGTGCTATCTCACAGGAAAGATGTGGTAGTTGATTATTTAAAACATCACTGTTATACTTTTAGTCGAGGAATAAGATATGTGCAAAAGCGGGAAATGTTCTTACGAAGACCATAAAGGTATGTGTTCATTGGATTGCGTAGAAAATCTACCATGCCACCCAGAGGTTCTGAAAGTCAAGAAATATGAAACTGGACTTCATCTAGTTTCTGTTGTAGCATTGTTTCTTCTGGGAATTCTACTTGGCATAATGACGGCGCATTAATATGAACATAGACTGGATTTTATTTGCTGGATGTTCGCTATTACTTAGCGTAATAGTGGTCTTTGTAATGGAAGAAGCATATTCCGTATTTATATCGCAAAAATCAAAAGAAAAGGACAATAACCATGTGTAACTGTGATGAAGCCTGTGAAAGCTGTTCCTGTGAATCAAAGGAAACCATGACCGAACTTCTGGCGCGGCTGATGTTCGATAGTAACATTACCGTAGAGGACTTTTCCAAGAAAGCCCAGATTCCGGTAAAGCATATCGAAGCTATTCTTTCTCAAGATAGTGACAATATCGATACTGAATGTCTGTTTAATGCCTTCATGGAAAATTACAGACCGGTATTCGCTAAGATGGTATGAGTTGCGAAAACTGTAAGCTTCGTAAAATCATAGAGGACTTGTTAAAAGCATTGTCCTGTATTTTTGACGAGACTGAAGAAGAGAAAATCGAAGATATATCGATCCATGCTATAAGACAAGCAGAAAAGGATTATAGCGAGTTTAAATAATTTCTGGAGGTTACAGTGTTTTATTATCGTTTAGGTAGTTATGGTTATGAATGTAGCGATTTTGTCACCCTTGCAAACGACAAAGAATTCACAGAATCTGAATTCGAACAATGCGTGATCGATGTAACCCCGTCTGTAATCGCGCAATATATAGAAGATTGTATCAAAGAATGTAACTACTCCCCAAACGCAGTCAAATTCGACGACATTGATAACATGGTAGTCGAAGCCCTGTGTAACAAGTACGGCTTCCAGAAGGTAACTCCCGTTTCGACAATCGCAATATGGAAGTTTCTTGATCTTTGTCGTAAATATTCTGTCAACGAATACATGGATACCAACGTCACCAAAAATATAAGAAAGGCATACATGGAAAAATATGTTCAGCGATAAAGATGTGATTACGATGCAGTATGAAATGATGAAAATGGAAGAACTTCTACAGAATGTTAAATGCAAATCAAACAGTCAGTATGAGGTTGATAGGATAGCCGAGTTTTTAAGTGCTATAAGGGAGTTTCAGGCATACCTTAACCGAGTTTACTAACATGGTGGTAAACGAATACCGACAAACAGGTGTATGGAAGAAATGTTCCAAGTGTGGAAATGTAATAAGTGTTGCTAGAGATAGCGACACGACTACAAATTACTCTGGAAATACAGAAAGCTCATATTCCTGTCCACAATGTAAGACCACATACATTTCCACTAAGCCATATGATAGATGTATTACACCTAAGTCAAAACCAAAACATTACTGTAAGATTTGCAATAATTCTGGATATGATCGTAAAGGTAAACCTTGTAGAGATTGTAGATAAGGAGCTAATAAATGTATCACTTATTGTATAAGTCGAAGATCGGAGGCGTCTTTCTTGCCTCTTTCGAGCATATAGCAGAATTCGATGCCTTTATCGAAAGAACCGGAGACAATACGATATGGGCAAAGGCTATCGATGACGATGGGAAGGTTCTGAGGATATACAATCAATGAAGCGAGATACATTTGATACGTTTAAAGCTGTAGAACAACGATACCATGAACTGAAAGAAGAGATTTCTACAGATGCGATAATGGTAGCGAAGAATGTAGCGAAAATTCGCGGGGAACACATCAATGGTTCTTCGTATAACGTGGAGTTTGACGAAGAAAACGTAACAATAACGGCTTTTAACAACGATGATTATGATATTATGACCTACCCATTGGAATATCTCTGGAATAAGGACTATCTCGCAATAGAACAGAAGAGGCAAGAACTTCTGAGGATGGAGATGGAACTACAACGGAAAGAAAGAGAAAAACTACGGGAGATAGCAGAATACGAACGATATCTTGTGATGAAAAGGAAATACGAACCAGATGAGCAATGAAGTAAAAGTAACTTATAATGGAATTGGATTTTTCGGGCTTCTTACAATCGTATTGATTGCTCTTAAATTAACTGGACAAATCACATTGGGGTGGTTGTGGATTCTTGGAATTCCGTTCATTCCTGTGTTAATAGCCAATGGAATTTGGCTGATTATAGGATTCTTTGCCTTAGCTGGAGCAACGGTAGTATGTGTGACTAAGTATATACAAGACAGGAAATACCGATAATGGATAAAGATTTAATAGAACAATATATCCTACTAAAATCACAATTGGATATGATTGAAAGCGATATCAAGGCTCACGCATCCAATGTTGCTAAGGAAGTTGCCAAACTTAGAAAAATAGAGACAAGTGAACGGTGCGATATCAATATAAGCGATACTAATATTTGTGCAACATGGAGAACAATGTTTGGAGTTTCATGGGTTAATTTCCCACTTAGCTACTTATGGGACGGCATAGATGAGTAAAAAGTTGGAAAATGAAATCTGGTTGATGCTTCTTAAATTTCTAGGAATTTGTTTATCTGTAGGCACTACATTACTCTATATCATATCTGGAGAATAAAATGAACAAACCAAAAATAGGATATAAGGTTGTAGAGATAAGAGATGGCAAATATTTTTCTTCGTCCACCAATTCAAGTGCCAAAAAGCGATACCATATTAATCGTTTTGTAAAAAGACGCCCCTATTTTGGGGCACTGTGTCTCTTTAAAAATCTAAAAGACGCAAGAAAATATTCTGAAATGTTCGTTCAACAGTTTGTTATATTTCAAGCAGAATATATTCCTAGTGAGGATAAAGCTCTATGGGATACACGATATTCTGAAAAATTAACCGCTGAATTGCTGGTTAGACGCTATCATTGTATGTCTACTTTTAAAAAGAGCAATATTCTTTTCGCAGAACAGATTAAACTATTAAAGGAAGTTAAATAATGTATCGTTACTATGCATTATATTTCTGGCGTTGATGGCTCTTAGCAATTTACATTAAGGAGATAAATATGTCTGAAACTACAATGTCTTTGACGGAAATGACGGCTGATGGGATCGAGAAGTTTTATGCCTCCTATCTGGAAGTGAAGCATATTATTTCGATGCATCGCCAATGGAGAAGGGCACGAAGCACGATGAACAGGTATCGCCGCCGCAAGGGAGAGGAACAAAGGCTTGTCGGGGATTTGCCGATGCTGAAGATTCACATGCGCTGTAAACGTCTGTATAGCTTTGGCCTGAGAACCTACATCTTTGCAAAACGGACGATGCAAGAGAAAGGCGAGTGGGGCAAATCGTGAAACCAAAAATCGGATTTAAAGTCGTAGATGTTGTAAACGGAAAGCTCGTTTCGTCTTCGGAAACAGGCGTGAAGAGGAAGACCTATTACATAAATAAATACGTGAAGAGAAACAAGAAATACGGCCCTTTGTGTCTTTTTAAAACGTTATCAGCCGCAAGACAATACTATAAGAACATTAACAATCTAGGTGCAGGGTTGCGCTTTCGTATATATAAAGCAGAATATAAGGGTAGCAAAGATACAGTATTTATATATACTTCGGGTCGAAAGATAACATTGGAAGTCTTGGTAAACATTAATTCTACAGGCTCGTTGCGGAACATTCCTATCGGAGATTTCCTTGTAGCAGAAAGCGTAAAACTTCTAAAGGAATATCCTAAGTGAAGCTAAAATATCTAAAAGAGAATGCAAAACATGAGCAAACATACAACATATAGAAGCGTTGATGAGACAAGGAGATTAAATTTTAATATGGATATTGGATATAAAGTTGTATGTCGTATATCTGATAAATATATTTCATCTTCACAGTTGGGAAAAGCGAGAAAACGATATTTTGTAAATAGATTCGTTGAAAGATGCAAAAACTTCGGGCCGTTGTGTCTTTTTAAGACAAAAACAGCAGCAATAGCATATATTTCATATCTTGTTGATTCGGATGTATTTTGTGATTTTCGTGTATTCAAATCAGAATATATTCCTAGTAAGGATAAAGCTCTATGGGATGAATGTAATGTTAGATTAACATATGAAGATTTAACAAAACATTATCCTGTGATTGCTAGAATCAAAAAAGCCGATATTTTGTTTGCAGAAAAAATAAAACTCTTAAAGATATGTTGAAATGTTACATATAATATACGAGAAATTAATGGTAAAAGGATAACTATATGGAAGTAAGAATACAAGACGCCTTCGATGATAGAATTACGTATTATGATGGTAAGTTACACGAAGCACTGGTTCAGATAGGTGTAAAATTCAAAAAAGTATGGTTTGTTTCGCAATGGGATCAAGTCATTTCCAGTGATTTTGAAAGTTTGTGTATTTCAAATAATTATAAGTTTGAAAATGTCGCACTCGCTACAAAGGTAGAGTTGTTGGAAGAAGTAGATCGTCTATAAAGGATAAAGTAATATGCAGAAGAAAATACCGGTACGTAATCTTAAATGCGGTATGATAATAGATTACAAGGGAGAAGTATACAAGGTCTTGTATGATGCAAATGAATATATAAATGTAACGAACAAAAAATTTGCAAATATCGCAGTTGTTGTAACATTTCAAGAAGAACCTATTAATATGGTGGAATACAAGGACTTCGACCTTGGGATTACTCTTGTAAGGGAATGAAATATGGATGATTTGAAACAAGAATTGTTGAGGAAAGAAGAAGAAATCGCAATTCTGCAAGCAGACCTTCGTTCATGGGTAAGGTTGGGTAAAATGTGGAGGAAAAGCATCCCTACAAATTACGCTTTGTGTCCTTCGGACGCAGGTATAGAAGCTTCGGAATCCCTCGTAGGCCCGGTAAAAGAACCGGAAGAATACGAGATACACGATGTATTGAAGGAGATAAGAATGGAATATGCCGATGTAAGAATACAAGACAAGGAAGCTTCGTGGATTGTGTATTACGAGGGCAAGTTGCACATGTCCTTGCTTTCAACAGGAAAGCTTTTTAAGATAGAAAACAAATATTATCGAGTAAAAGACGTAATTGTTGATCTGAGCGAAGATTATAATCCGATTGTATTGCTGGTAGAGCGAATACACAATCCTGTTGAATAAAGGCGGAAATATGAAGAACCCGTTTGAACGGAAATCCCTGAATATTGCCTTTCGGAAGCTGTATAGGGGAGATAGCCCTAGAATAGAGACGGAATATCGCAGGATATACGTTAAACACAGACAAATGTTGAAAGCGGCTTCCAAAATCAATAGATATCGTCGCAGAAATGCGAACAAAGCAATTAAAACAAAAAGATCGCAAGTAAGGTTTAATAATTATCCTCCTGAATTTCTTTTGACAGAGAGATTGCGCCTTTCCCTGTATACAAGCCGGTCTTAGAAGATAATTTCGTTTTTAAAAACACAGATTTTCTATATATAGAAAGGTAAATACGTGGATATCGAGATAACTGTAAAGCACGAAAACAAAAGAGTTGCAATGCAGATGAGCAAGTACGAATACGACTTTGCAAGATACAAAGGAGAAGTCTTGCAGTATATGGTGGATAGATTGCTGGAAACAATGCAAAAGGAAATCGAGAAAGATGCAAATACTTCTGGAAACAAAGTGTAATTGCCGTAGAGTTGTAAATATATACGAATCAACTGTCGAATATGGACAGAGATATATTGTTCCTCTTCCTAATCCTATTGAGTTGTTGGAAGCAAAGAAATGTCTTGTGGATAGATGGAATACATATAGAAGATTTGTATTCAGAGGTAGATATGATCTTAGCACTGGATTGCCGGTATTCGAGGAGGAATAATGAAATTCGCATACAAAGTTGTGGATATAGACGAAGAAGGTAAGTTCGTATCCTCTTCGGAAACAGGAAACAGGCAGAAACGGTATTACAGAAATCCCCTTTTTATAAACGTAGATTTTCTATATATAGAAATTAATTAGTAGAAATTAAACACCGAAAGGAACAAATATGCGAGATAAATATACATACGGTAGAATCCGTTACTTTTTCAAGAGGCAATATAGGTATCTGGATAGCCCTTACAGAAGGGAAGAAATGCGTTCTGCATATAGAAGGTTGAATGTAAGGAAAGCAGGAGAAAGGAAGATCGTAAAATCTCTGAACAAATATTGGAATCGTAAAGGAACAAGATATATAGATATTTGGTGTAAGATGTAAATACTAAGCACAAAAAAGAGGCTAGGTTTATTTCCCTAGCCTCTTTTTTTGTATATATTATATGCGAGTTTAAAAACATACCGGGGGGTCTTCAAGAATTTGGAAAACAAAGATGTTTTCTGTATATATGCAATCGAGTAGATGCAATAGAGTAGATGCAATAAGGGAATAAATTGGGATAGATTAGCGTAACAACACGGGATATGCCTTTTGTTTTAAATATCTAAAGGGTAAATAATTGGGATAAGGTAATACTTGCTTTTGTTTTTGGTAAATATTTAATAAGGGAATAATCTGTAGGATAGGGATGGATAATATATTTTGGCTGACGTATAAGAAGTGAGTTGTAGTGAGGCCCGGTGGCTTGCCGATTTTTGGAAATGCTAACATTTTTCTGTACCCTCAAATCCGCATGAACACTAGCTTTCCCGGCATTTCCCGGCATGAAAACGTATACCTTGAAATAATCTACCCTTACAGAACGCCGTAGTAATGCGGCTTTGAGGGAGTACGCCGTTGTGTAACAGATATAATATCGGATAAAAAAGTTAGTACGGTACTAACAGATATACTACCATATAAGAAAGTTAGTACGGTACTAACACGGGAAATTGACTTAGTAAAATATTTCCCTTGATTATCAGAATAACGATAATATATCCACAGATATCTACCTTGTTCACTTGGTTATCAGATAATTGATAATATATACACAAGTATACTTCCCTGTCTGGCCCTGTCTGGATCGGCGCATTCATCGCATACGGGAAAACATGCCCGTACGGCCCCGGAAACGGCCCGCCATTGCGTCGAAACTGGCATGGTCAAGATAATATTCAAACGCCCACCTAAATCGTCCTACGGGCACGCCAGACGGCTTAGAATGGAGAATGTTGTACTGAAGCCCTAAAGCACCGCACAAAAAAGGGTAAAAATAGAGAATTCTTTATAAATCCCGTTTTGATTTTATCGCGTGCGTGAATCGCACACAACATGCCTCAAAGCCGCATTACTACAAGGTTTCAATGGATCGTAAAATAGCATAGTATGCTATATTCTATTGATAGAAAGCTAGTGTTCATGCGGGTTTGAAGCTTGTGCATTTATCGCACGCGATGAGAAAAACGTGCGCTTTTCACACAACATAAAGAATTCTTTATCCGGTTTCTCATGCCTCAAAGCCGCACCAGTAAAGGATTCTAGCGATAGTTTGTGAAAAATTGAAAATCTGGAAAAGCGGGAATGGCCTTGAACACCGCACCAGTAAAGGATTCCAGCGGGATAGTATATCGGTCGATATTTGGCCGATAGGCTAGAATACAGGGGTTTCCGGCCTTACCTAAAACGTGAACCCGCTGACATAGGCTTCAATACAAGCGTTAGCGGGGCATGAAAAATATTTTGCCTCTAGGAACCGCACCAGAAGCGGTGTTTCAAGAGTTGGCACGGCGATTGCAAGTATAAGCTCGTCCGGTTTGGGATCGACCCCCAAACCGGACGACCCGCCGGTTTTACGGCGGGAAATCGAACCTAAGAGGTGTCATCATGATTGACTTGAACCGCTTGTCTCAGCTTCAAGAAATGGCGCGAGTTGTCCAGAACTCGCCCGAATACCAGCTCACGCGGACGTTGAACCGTATGATCCGCATCGGTAAGGCGTCGACGGCCGACCATGTCGTTTTGGCTGACAAGGCCGAGACCGCCATGATGCCCGTGTACGAAAAGAACGTCTCGAAAAACTAACATCTTTGTCAAGGCCGTACTATGCCGCGAAAACCGGCATAGTACGGTACGGCCTTGACATCTTTACCTAGCATGTTTTCCGCCTTCGGGCCGATACATGCAGGAAGAGTACGCATGTTTTCTATTGAGCGAGTGAAACCTTGCTTATATAGGAATACTGCGTACGATTGAGAGGTAGTATGGATAGGAAAACTTGGTTACTCAAGACATCACGTCAAGGGTATCTTGACGGCCGTGCCATGATTAACGAAGTCAAGTCAATTCGGAAAGAATTGAGACTTGACGAAAGAACGGCCGTAATTGTCGATACCTTACTTGACACGGCACGCCGGGAAAGAATTATCGGCATACCATACAATTTTAACGCTTATCTTTTACAATGTAAGCGTCAAAAGATAGAATATGCTATCTCTGACCATATCAAGGGGGGTTTGTATCTCGACTTGCGTTCATGTTCTGATAAACAACGAAACTATTTCCTGCACGGCCTAAAATCGGCAAGCTTGCAGGAAACCGTCGGCACCGACACCGACGTAAAATACGGCGCAACTGCCAGATTGAGCCCGACCGTGCAGAAAATGCGGAAATAAAAAAAAAGGATTTTACCCTGCATAGAAATATGCAGGGGTATTCTTGTTTGAGGACGTTTTGACACGTTCCTCGAAATAAACCATTTCTATATAAAGAGGGATATATTATGTCAATTATTATACCGATATCTTTATTTTGTGCTGGTTTCCTGTCAAGGGAACTATTGTTGCTTATCGACTACAAGTAAGTCAATGCCTTGCATTTACCTTTACAGGTAGTATGCAAGGCATTTCCTTGTTTGAGGGAAGCTAAATTCCCTTCAATATATTTCAAAGGAGAACTAATATGTTGAATGAAAATCAGCTACGTAACATGGAAGGATTGAAGTTACAAGAAATCAAGTCTCCCCTTTCACGTCTCTCTCAGGGCAATCTTCCCGATCTCGTTCGGCTCAACGGACGAGATTATGAGATGTTGTATCGCTCAGGCGATATAACAGTGTGGAATCTTCTGGGGAAGTTCAATTCCATCCCCACCAAGACCTTGCTCTTGAAAGTAGAGTAAGGAAAGGATATGGAAATTGCAATCGTTTTGTTTATTCTATTCGGCATGAGATAAGATAACTCGATCCCCTGCATACTTGGAATATGCAGGGGATTTCCTTGTTTGAGGGAATTATTTTCTATATATAGAAAATCTAGGTTTTTGTTTACCTAGAAATTCTATGTATCCCTCATCCCAAGCCGATTTTCATTTTCGGCTTGTCAAAAGAAATTCTAATTTGCCTATAATATATCAAAGGAGTTATATATATGGATGAAGTAAATGAAATTATCGAAAGATTGAAAAATTCGAATGAGGAGGAAGCTAAAGACTTCCTCCTTATCGACCTTTACGAGCGGTACGGCAAGGATAAATTCACGCCGTACCTCCTTCTGACCTCCGTGATAAGGAGGTTATTGAACAAATAAAACTCTATCCCCTGCATAGAAATATGCAGGGGATTTCCTTGTTTGAGGGAAGTTAAATTCCATTCAATATATTTCAAAGGAGATATATTATGCATCCAAGTAATATTAAAACGATTGGCGCGGCAAGATGGATTTCGGATAATCTTGCCGAGTTCAAGGCCAAAAACGTCAACGATACAAAAACGTTGACCGATGAAGAACAAGCCGCGTACGCAGAATTGGGCTGGCAACGTTCGAACGTTGTTGTCCTTGCCGACCATATCGAACGCCTCTACAAAGAGGCGCATATCATGGAAATGAAAATCCTGAAGTTACAAGCCATTATTGACCATCTCTCAGATAAGGAGATGGAAGCGTAAAATAATGCTTGACATGTCGTAGGGTGGTTATTATATTCATCCTATGACATGGGAAACAAAGAATAGCAAATCCCGGTCAGAAATGGCCGGGATTTTCTAGGTTGTAGGCAGTCAATTCGCTTGAACAGCCTACAAAATATACCACTACAGGAGTCTTTTATGAACACCAATTCGAATCAGGGAACCCTCGACCTCAACAACACGACCGAAACCCAGAACAACGTGACCGTCCTTCCTCCGGTTCTGGAACCGAAGAAGCGGGTACGGAAGCCTCTTTCCGAAGAGGAAAAAGCAGAGCGTGCAGCGGCTGAAAAGGCGAAGCGCAAGGAAATCAGACAGGAAGTCGTTAAGGAACTTCTGGCTTCCATGAACGAAGCCGAGCGTGCCGCCGCTACCGACGGATTCTCTGATGAATTCTTTTCGATGCAGGAAAAGGTTGCGGAACTTGTCGATATTCGCTACAAGGCGTTCAAGAAATCCACCAAGGGAACGAAGAAACCGCGCAAGGCGTTCGACGTTCTCGACTATCTGAAGCGCAAGATGTCCGAAATCGCCTTCGACCTCATGCATACGGAATTCAAGTCGAAGAAGACCGGCGAAGTTCGCAAACTGTCCTTCACCATCGACCAGTGGAAGGAAGCGGGTGAATTCGGATTCTTAAATCCGAAGCGTCGCGAAACCCGCGTTCGCAAGTCGAAGGCTGATAAAGTCGCAGAAACCAAGTAATCAGCTTACACAAGGAAATCCCGCCAGAAATGGCGGGATTTCCTTGTTTGAGGCAATATAAATTTTGCCTTAATTAAATCTAAGGAGAATTGTTATGTTACACAATGACGACAATTATAAGTCCTTCCATATCACCAGTGTTCTGTTAAACAGAATTAACAAACGAGTTAATAGGTGCCGCTTAGATAAGCGGCTCAATAACAATTCGTTTTTCAAAACCTACAATAAAGGTGCTGTGTGCTATCATTACCGCTCACAGCATAAACACTACGTTGTTATGCTGTTTAAGGGTGGAATGAAGCTTTACTCTACCAATGGAGTAAGCTTCTCCGGTACCTCTCTAGCTACACATTCTGTTATAGAGGGAGTCTTCGGAATATGAGATACTATGTTCAGTTCTTAGATGAAAACAAGAAAAGTATTTCTTTAGGTAACGACGGTTCATTTATAAAGGATTTCCCGCTCGTAAGAGCAAGGAAAACCATTGATATGTATATGAAATACAATCCTCTTAGAGATGAGATACACTACGCGGCTATTCACATATTCTCCTTCTCAGACAGCAAACCAATACTTACATTAAAACTTAAATAAACTCCACTACCCTGCATAGAAATATGCAGGGATTTCCTTGTTTGAGGGAAGTTAATTTCTCTCTACTTTAATCAAGGAGAAATACAATGAAAACACATTTGTTGGATTTTGACGTACCAACAAGTAAGCCGATGCATAGCCTTTGCGGAAAGCCGTTTGTATGGCTTTCCAACGAAGGCAAGGCATCATGTCCAATCTGTAATCGTATTCGTGAGATACAGAAACGTTCAGAGCTTATCCAGAATGTTCTCAAGGAAGAGTGTTCTGGTAGCGGGATTGACTGTGAGTGGGAGTTTGAACAGAAGAAAGGAGTTCTTTACGCTAAGAATTCATTTCACACGATGAACGATGCCGGTTATTACGTTGGGTACGCAGACTTTACGTTGCGTATCGACGTTACAATACCAGAAGAGTTTGTATTGACCTTTAACGGTCAGCGTTCTCATGTGTTAAATCGTCGTTATATGCTTAGGGAATATCTGGAAGATACCTTTGCATATGCTCTTACGAAACCGGCATTCAATATCTAACAACATATCCCTGCATAGAAATATGCAGGGATTTCCTTGTTTGTAGGCAATTATATTTGCCTACACAAACTACCAAGGAGGCTTACCATATGGTAAAGCGCAAGAACATTTTCACGGCTGTTGATGCTGAAGGTAATCCGATTGACCTAATCGGTTACACGATTGCGTGGACGGGAATGAAACGCGAATATAACATGATGGATGTCATTTCCGCGTTCAAAAACAACAATCTCCCTGTTAAGCATCTCGAAAAGGGGAAGGAACGAATTTCCTTCGTTCTTCGTGCTTTGAACAAGGCAAAGCAGGATATGCTTCTTCGTGAAGTGGAAAAGGGAGATACCACAATCCGCTACCAGTTCACAAAAGAGTACGTGGACACAATGCCCGATGGAACGCTTTACAAAGCTTTCCGTCCTGAAGAGTTCGTTGTGTATGACAAGGTGAATGACAGGTTACTTGCCGAAACTCCTGAAAAGGAAAAGTTTCTGCACGAACTTCTTCGGCATTGCTCCGAAACGTTCACGAATTCCGATGTAACTCGTTACATACAGGCGTTGTTTAACGAAGCGTCGATGATCCCTCTTCGTGGAAGAGGATCGATGTACTTCGTTCCTGCTAAATACACTACGTTAGTCCATTCTGTAAAGTCGATGTTCGAAACCATCGATCCAGATGGATGGTTCACCCTTATTGAAATGCCTGACCTCAAGTTCACGAAGGAAAGTGTTAAATCTTCCTTCGAAAACGATATGGCAAGCAAGCTTGCCGATCTCAAGGTGGAGATGGAAAAGCTTCAGGAGAAGGACGGTATTACTCCGAGAGTCTATCGTGCCAGAATGGAAGAGATTGGCAGGTGGGCTAAGGACTTGGAGATGTATACTGAACTGACACAGTATACCTTGGAAGATGCGAAAGACGTTATCAAGGAAGCTTCCACACTTCTAACGACCTTCATGGAGAATGGTGAGCTTCCCGGTGATGCTCCTGCCGAAACTCCGACCGAAGAAGCCTAATCGTTACATATCCCGGCGTAGAAATACGCCGGGATTTCCTTGTTTGAGGGAAGTTAATTTCTCTCATAAATTATCTAGGAGGTTTCCAATTATGGAAATCAGAGAAAAGTTGTTGGCTCAAAACACATTGCTCGAAAAGTATATCTTCGAACGTGAAACAGAGATTGCCCTTATGAACCACATTCTTCTCACGAAGAATCACTCCTTCTATATCGGAGATCCAGGGTGCGCTAAGTCTCTGCTTGTTGATCTCAAGCAGAAGCTTATCACTGGAATCAAATATTTCTACAATAACTGCCATTCTTACATTAAGACTGGCGAAATCGTTGGGCCTGAAGATATCATGAAACTTAAGCAAGGTGTTATGGAATTCATTCTTGATAATCACCTTGTAATGTCTCATGTTGCGTTCTTGGATGAAGTTTTCAAGGCACATAAACAGTTGTCTTGCTTATTGCCTGTTATCAATGAGCGCATATTCTCTCAGAACGGCAACATAGTAAAGTCTCCACTCATGTCTTGCTTCATGGCAAGTAATGAGCTTCCCGGTGATAAGGAACTATCTGCTTTTTACAATAGAATCCTGTTTAAGTTCTTCGTTGGTAGCGTAAGTGAATTTGAGACTCAGATTAACCTTCTGTATCTCGATGAGTTGCCTGAGTTTCCTACCAATCCTTCTTGTGCTATCACAATCGATGAATTGAAACAGGCACAGGCCGATGTTGCTAAGGTAACGATTCCGCGTGAAACAGCGGAAATGATCGTTATGCTTGCTAATATCGCAAGAAATGAATTTGTTAAGGTTAGTGATAGACAGATTCGTTGGCTTGCGAAGCCTGTTAAGGCAGAAGCATGGCTTAACGGTCGTACTGAGGCAATGCCAGAGGATTGCGAAGTCCTTAAACATTGTCTCTGGAATGATCCGCACAAGGAGCGTGATATCGTATTCTCTCAGGTGAATAAAATGTGTAACCAACAGCTTGACGATATCCTTACGAAGCTCGATACCGTTATCGGGCCGAAAGGTATCCTTGCTGATTGGCGTGCGGCTGGACCACAAGCTAACCATAAGGAAACAGCGGAACAGATTCGTTTAATTAAGAACGAACTGGAAAGCATGAAGCCGTCCGAAAAGAACAAGTCGGAGTACAATCGCGTGTATAAGCGCATTTGCGCTGAACATAAGGCTATTCTCCCGTTTGCGGTTAAGCAGATTCAGAACCGCTAACATACAATCCCCTGCATAGAAATATGCAGGGGATTTCCTTGTTTGAGGGAAGTTTATTTCTCTCTAGTAAATTCATAAAGGAGATTGTTATATGCGTAGTTTTCTAATCAATCGGTTTAGTGATTACATGTATAGCAAGAATTCAAAGGCTGATAAAGATTTGAATAACTTGTTATATCAAAATCACTGGAACAGTAACTTCGAAGATAACATGAAAGACCTGTTTTCGGCTTATTACAAGAAGGATATGAAGTATAGTGATAAGCCAGATCCTCTATTCAAGGGATTCTTCGATGCCGTTAAGGAAACAAGAGAGTTTGTTGATATGACGGCTAAAACGAAGGGTAATCCTGTTCTCTCCTACTATGCTACAAAGCGCATGTCGGAAGAGATGAGTAAAGCGATAGCAGGGATGTTCTCAGAACTGAAAGAGAAATCCAAAGATTTCAACGATCATCCAGATAAGGTCAAAGAGGATGCGTTGAAAGACGCTATCGAAAAGCAAAAGGATTCCATTCGTGCCGCTATGCGCCATGCTACGAAGGAAGTAGCAGAGGACGTAGAAAAGGTAGAAGATATAATCTCTACCTGTGGTATCGGAGACGAGAATGGACAGCCTCGTTCTATTGATGATTTGCAAAGCATCATCGAACTTGCTAACGATATTCTCAAGAATCCATTATTTAAAGAGATTATCGATATGGCTGGTAGAATCCAGCGTAAAGCCAACTCTGTTCTTCTAAGTCTATGCAAAGGACAGGGTGAACCCGTTGGCATTGAATTTGGTAAGGAGATTGATAAACTCCTTGCCAGTGAATATGCTATGATGGGTGATCCTGATCTTGATACGTTGTTCTGGAAGAATTACGTATCGGAGAACCTTTACCAGTGGGAAGAACGTGGAGAAGAACCACAAGATAAAGGCCCGGTTATCGTAGCAATCGATCAATCTGGGTCTATGGATGGATACAAGCGTAAGTATTCTTGTTCCTTCCTGTTTGGTATCTATATGGTATGTAAGAAGTCAAATCGTCCTCTCTACGTTATCGCCTTCGACGTAAGAACAAAGACTTACAAAATCGAAAGCGAAACGGAAATCTTCAAGGTAATGAAGGAGTTTCTTGGTGGTGGTACGTCGTTTGACGCTCCCCTACTGGAAACCATCAATATCTTGAAGAATGAGAAGGAAATGGAGAAAGCCGATCTAATCTTCATCACCGATGGGGAAGCTTATATCAAGCAGGAAGTTCTTGATGAGCTTATGGCATACAAGAAGGAAATATCCTTCAATATCATCGGTGCTATGATAGGCTATTCTTACATGGATGTTCTTGGTAAGTTTGCAGACAAGACATTCAAGATCGATAGCCTTACAGGAACGGAAAGCGTTAAGTTCCTAGAGGAAGCGTTTAGCATCTAATACACGATCCCGGTGTAGAAATACTCCGGGATTTCCTAGTTTGAGGAAGCTTTAATTCCTTGCTGTAACAGAACTGGTTTACAGTTCTGAAATGAATTAAAGGAGATTTAAACTCTATGGAAACCTATTCCGAACAGGATTACAGAGATGTAATCCTAGCACAGCAACAAACGATTGATATGATGTCAAAAAAGCTTGAATTACTTAACAAGGTAGACAATCGTAAGATCAATCACAATGCCAATTCGATCTCTGAAGCCCTTAACATTACAAAAGAAGGGATTGAAGAACTAGAGGTTATGATTAGACTCTGGTTCTATAAACAACTTTCTCAATCTGAAATGATCGAAAAGATTGAGAAATCCCCTCTCCCATTACGTGAAAAGCTTCTGGCTTGTCACTTGATCGGACAAGCATTTGCGGAGTTCATCCTTACAACCGGAGGCAAGAAATAATGTATTCAAATATTGCTAACCTTAAAATTAGTATTCGTAACATTAACGTGGAATATCTCAACGGGAGCAAGTTCGAATTTATTGCAGATGAAGACCTTAAGTTCCCGAAGGAGAAAGAGTACAGTGTTACAGGTACTCTTAACGGAGTCGCGGGGCAATTGGAAATTAAGCATTGTAATCTTGTCCTTACTGCTATGCCAAGGTACGCGGCTTCGTTCTACTTTCCATCTGAAGTAATCTATAACGTTAACAAGTTCATTAAGAGGGGCAAGGAGTTCGATTTAAACTACTGTAAGCATCTTCGTAATACATTCTCAAAGTTACACTTTGTAGAAGTGTGCCTAAATAACAAGACGTTCGACGATGAAACAGTAAATATGAAAATAGAAAAGCTTCGAAATCTTACTATGATGTATTCAACTGGCGTATATACACGTCCAACGCTCGTATATTATGTAAGGTCTGAAAAGCCAGTGGAAATCCTCTACAGTATTGTTAAAGAAGGCAAGATTGTAGAACATAACGAAATCCAAGGGTATTCTCTTGCGGGGGTGCCTATGTATGGATCATAATATCGTCGTAGGTCTTGCTAATGCAATAATCCAGATAGTTATGGTTCTGTTGTATGGTGCGTTATGTATTGGATTCCTAGCAGCTACTATCCAGATATTATGTGCAATAGCTCCGATGATATTCCTTGGAGCGTTTGTAACTGGAATCGTTACTGCTATCATAAGAGGTAGCTGATTACAAATCCCGGTGTAGAAATACACCGGGATTTCCTTGTTTGAGGGAAGTTTTATTTCCAATCTAATTCAATTTGGAGGTTATATGATCTATATAACGATCAAGCCACACAAGAACAATCACTACATGCCTAGTACAAAAGAAGATTTTATAAAGCTTGATGAGTTAGGTTTATTTCCGTTTATCAATAAGGAATCGGTACCGTATATCGAAAATCTCAAAGGTATCAAATTCATAATCGAAGGAGAAAATAACAATGGCTGATATTACTATTTGCGCTAATAACAAATGTCCTATCAAGGAACGATGCTACAGATACACGGCAAAATGCTCGCCCTATCAATCATATAGCTATTTCGAATCATATGAGAAAGACGGTCGAGTAGCTTGCGATTACTATATGGGCAAGTATGTCAATATTCGGATGCCAGATGGTGCTACTTTAAAAATAACATTTGATGAAAACAATGTTGTAAAGCTTGAAAGCACCTTGAAGGTCGATCCGAAAACCGATAATGATGGAACGTATCACGAATTCAATGCCGCTATTGATGGTATGGAAGCCCTTATCATTTCAATGATACACAACGGAATTGATATCGAAAAGCGAGAGATTTTAAACGCAATCATACGCGCTTATTCTGAAATTTCAGTTAGGTTTTAAGGAGGATAATATGAAAAGGCTCATTCTTCGTAACTCATTCCATAACACGAAAATCACAATTCTTGCGGAAGAAGGAATCAGTCCTTATGCCGCATATCAGGACATTGCTTGTCTTGCATATTCCGGAGACAAGGCTGCAAAAAGGAAACTCCAAAAAATCAATAGGGTGCTTTGCGGAATGTCTGACTGTAAGTGTGGAATCATAAGATAAATATAAATCCCACGTAGAAATACGTGGGATTTTCCTATTTATGAAGGAAGTTAAATTCCTATCTAAATAATCCAAAGGAGAACGTTTATGTTTCTTAAATGTATGTCTGGATATGATCGTTCTGGAAATGCTTGGTCAAGAGGAAAGTTTCTCATAATGGCTATTCCTGAAAATGGAGCTATGAAGCCCATTAGGTGTTTTGTTCGACATGTCAGCATGAAACAATTCGGACATTGGATGATGGGGAAAGCCCGTATCCATAACCAATCCATCACCATGTCTGGTTCGTACGGTTGTGACGGGCTTCCTGTTACTGTAAAGAACGAGATTTACAAAACAGGACTCGATCTTCCAGAAGAGTTGTATAACGCATGGAAGAACGGTGGTGGTTGGAATTGTGCTGGAAGCGAAGCCAAGGCTATCTGCGATTGGGCAAGAGCCAATCAGAAAAGACTGGAGAAATAATATGAAACTACTAACAAATAGTCAAATTGCAGATATCGCCAAAAAAGCATATATGTTATATTCTAACGCAAGAATGATGAATATTCTTTTATCACTGGATGATAATGGAAACCTAATTGAGAAATTACGATTGGAAACTTCTGAATTGATATGTGAAATTATCGCTATCACAAAAAGGAAGAAGTAATATGATTAAAATCGGGTATAAAGTTTTGATGGAAAGAGAACTTGGATTCCTTATGTCGTTTTCACAATCACTCCCATATCATGATGGCGCAAGAACGTATCATATTAACAAGAAAACTGTACCATTGAATGGATTTGGGCCATTAACCATATTTACAAATCTAATATCCGCGAAACGTTATAATAATTCTATGGGTGGGAATGGAGCAATTTTTGTTTGTCAGTATGAAGAAAGCGAACATGACCATGTATGGGATACACACCATAGAATTAGTAAAAATGAAATGGTATATGACTATCTTAGACATTGTAGTGTTTCTATAATTGATGTTGCTCTTGCAAAATGGGTAAAGATTACAACGGAGGTATAATATGCCTGATATTACGATGTGTTCTGGATTTAGAATCATTAATGAAAAGAAAACTATGTGCGATAAAAGACATGATTGTTATAGATATAAAGCTACACCTTCTGATATGCAATCATGGTTTATGTATTCCCCATTCGAATTGAAAGAAAATAAATGTTATTGTGATTATTATTTACAGATGAGAAAGTCATAACTATAAAAAAGGACTACCGAAAGGTAGTCCTTTTTTTGTGTCCGTATAACGTGAATTTTTACTAAGATGAACACCTAATAGGCGGCGGCCTTAAACCGTGGGCGTAATAGGTTTATTTGGTAGGTCATTTAACTCTGGTAAGTCGTTAAGATCGATATCCATCTTTTCAATCTTATCTATCTCGATACCATCTTTGTTTTGTTCGGCTATAATAGCCTCTTCTGCACCACTCTTTATATTCTTTGTAAGTGCTTCGATTAAAGCTTTCTTAAGGTCGGTAATCTTATCATCATCAATAGGCTTACCTGTAGCCTTTTCCATGTTCTCTTCAATATTCTTTGTTGCAAGAGAGGAATCTATATACATTTTGAATATCTTCTCGATATCGTTTGTCTGAGCAAGCAATTTCAGTGATAGATTACCTGTAAATTTCAACAGGCTTATCACTTGCTTTACATTCATCTCATTCAGAATATTAGGATCGAATATTCTAGCTTCAAGTAAGCTAATCCAGTTCTGAATCTTCTTTAACATATCGACACGTAATTTCGTACCTTCTGTTAAAGAAGAATAGATTTGCTTCTCCCTTAGAATCTGAAGTCTTTGATTAAGACGATCAATAGATGTCTTTCTATTCTTGAAAGCATCCAGTTCTGTCTGTGTAAGCTTGATTAATTCGCCTTTATCGCTCATATATTATCCTTCGTACAGGGAGATAGTCTTTTCTTCATTCTTAAAATTTCTAATTTCGTCCTTTACCATATAACCACTATTGAAAAATCTATAGAATGTAATCAGACATTTAGCTAGAATTTTATTTCTGTATGTTCTTAGGATATATTTTATCTTCGTATTGTCTACATTTCTTAATGTAGCCTTTATCTTACTCTTTTTAACTATATTGAAGAACTCATGTAATGCATACACTTTATATTTGAAGTTAAACCTATTAGATTTCTTAAAGAATAGTGAGAACATATCACCATCTAGTAATTTATCTATATTGTCTACCTTCTGTCTTTCACTCATCGAATTTTCTTGTAGTAATGAGAAAGATCGTTATTGGTAAGAATCTCATGAAGCTTCTTTTCGTCTTTCTGTGTATTACTAACCCTTTCTCTTATTATATTTTTAAGAGTATCATCATTGAAATAAAGTGACAAGTCAACTAGTTGTTTATTGCGCTCATATACTTCACGATTAAGGATAGCTTCTTCCTTCTTCAATCGTTTAGCCTTCTTGGAGAATTCCTTATACATGTTCTCATAACAACCATATTCATTAAGGAATTTCTTCGTTGTGATTTCACCGAAAAGATCAATACCGGGGATGTTATCGGAATCATCGCCACGAATACACTTATAATCCAAGAAAGCTTCTGGGCGTACTTCCATGATGTTAAAGAAGTTATCCAATGTGATGTAGATACCCTTAATAGGATCATAAACCCTAATATATTTATCTACAAGTTGAAACAAGTCCCTATCGGTGGATACAATAATAACATCATATCTATTCTTTAACATTTGACTGATACACGCTATATAATCGTCTGCTTCATATCCATGCCCATCAAGGATACTGTGCCCGTTTAGCCGCGTTATTTCGATGAAAACGTTAAGCAAACGCTTAAATTCAGCATATTCCTCTTCTGTCATTCGAGACTTTCTATTAGCCTTGTATTCTGGATACAATTTAAGCCGTCTCTCACTCTTTGTCGTATCATAAGCAAAAATAAATCTTGCTTCTTTGTTTCTTTCAATCAAATTGCAATACATATCGAGAATGAATTCAGAAATATTCTTATTAGCATATTTAGCACTATGATACCCTCTAGTGAAAAAGTTATTGCCATCAACGATCATTACTTGTTTCATGTATTCATTCCTTTATGTAGATACGGGGGCATAAAGCCCCCGTATCTGTTTGTGTGTCATCTGTTATTAAGCAGACTTCTTAGCCCTTCGGCGAACAGGAAGCGCAACCTTCTGAGCCTGAATCTCCTGACGGAGAACCTTGCAAAGCTTCTGAATATTCAGAAGGGCTTTACGAGCCACGGAAGCCGACTTCTTCTTGCCCTGATTGGTGAAGTTGTAAAGCTCACCCTCGACACTGTTCAGGTTAGTCTTAATACCAGAAATCATAGGATCAAACTTCGACATATTATTAACTCCTTTGTATATATTGCTGTAGAACTATGTTTTATGTTTACAATGACTTATATAATATGTCAATTACTTTTCAATAGTTTTTTCAGGAGGGAGGATGATTCCAGAAGCTTTTGCCATGATATCTTCCATCATTTGCTTGACTTCTTTATAAGCATCACTTCCAACCGGAATAGTATTGATAGCAAGGATTGTTTCGCGTCTAATATATTCGTCACTCTTCAGTTCATACCATACAAGAGTTTCCTTCAAATCTCCCTTTCCACCCTTAACATAGTTACCCTTTTCAGTCTCAGTGTGGAACGAGAATGAACCTGTAGGAAGCTTAACCATGAACATATCACGGCTATTAAGTTCTTCGATCTTCATGAAATCATTCTGAGGAACGATGATAAGGTGCGGTGTGCCTGAGAATACATCCTTGTGAGTGATGCGAAGAAGAGGCATATCTTTCTGGCGAAGCATATCTAACAGTTGCATAATATTATATCTCCTTATTTATCAAATCGGATAACTTCAAATACTGGATGTCGTAATGAGTCAGTTTTAGTCTTTTCCATAAATGAAATTTGCGCCGTCTTACCTATAAGTTTCTCCTTTTCATTCCACAATTTAATTCTTTCTTCGTCTGTGAATCCAGAACCACAACGAAGTTCTTTTCCATTGTAATTAAGAATCAAAGCACCAAGACATGATTCGTACTTGGTTCCACTTTCACCCGGTTCAAACCCGATAATCTCAAGATCGAGCGATTCTTTATTTTTGAACTTCAACCAGTTGTTTGATCTTTTATATTCATACAACGACTTCGGGTGTTTTACAATGATTCCTTCGGCACCTTTTTCAATATAATGTCTTGAAAGATCAAAAATAAGCTGATAGTCATTGGCTACCGATATGTATTTAACTGGAATAATATACAAAAGCTTTGGCATCTCATATAAAAATTTGATTCTGTCATTTAGAATCCCATCTCCAAACTGGTCGAATACTGCATACTTAGCCGAATTCCTAACCCTGATTGATTCTGTGCTTATATCCTTCCTAGTTACGATTGTCATTAACTGTTGGAAGTGTTTGCAATAGATTTCTCCGTCAATCGTCTTTCCCTTGAAGAATTCGTAATTATCTAGGATTTCTTTCCTGAAATTCTCCGTTAGGAACGCTGTTAGCATCGCTCCATCACGACTGAAAAACTCTACCTTTTTCTCTATATCCGATACTACAGCAACACATCTAATACCATCTATCTTGATGTTCACATAAACCCAAGGAAGCCCTTCAAACTGCCTAAGATACAATTCCTTGGTTTGCTTTTGAGCAAGCATAAGCTTGAATTCTTTGATGAGGTGTGGAAATGCCTTGTTTATTGATTTGATATTAAGACCAATTCCAAGGTCTTTATCCAATACATTTAGAAAGTACTTTTGGATGTTTGGATGTTTATCTTGTAAAATACCTGTTATTAACTTTTGCTTTTCATTACGACCACTTGTGTTTAATATTTCTTCAAACCCATAAAGTGGGAACACTTCGTCAATACCGCTCTTGTATTGCTTTGCCTGTGATGATGTAATATCAAATACTGTTCTCTTATCATAGGCATACCATAAAATATTTCTTAGAAAATCAGAATCGTTATCTTTAAGAATCTGTATCTTTTCATTTATAGACGATGTAGCTTTAATCTTATCAAAAATATCAGTAATCATATTTCCTTAACTTTAACCTTTCTAAGAATCCAATTATTTAATATACATTCAAAATCTTTGGTATCTAGTACGATCTTTTCACCAACAAGTGTTTTGTTATTGTCTATAAGATATTCCATAAACTCCGACTGTTGTTCTGCATTTAGATTCTTTCGTTTCATCTCTCGTACGAACCATCTGAAGTTTGAAAGAGTTATCAGTGGTTCGACTTCCTTAGCCGCTTCTACAAATGCCCTCATGGACTTTCTTTGCAGTTTCAGTAGCTTCATTACTTGGAAAAATGACGTTACTTTATACTCTGTTATAAGTTCGAAGAATGTCATGATTCCAAAGGATGTAATGATGTCGATAAGGAAATGATAGCTTGTTCCGTTCTTATACATAAATAGATATAAGAACTCCATCGACTTCGATACTTCAAGAGGTATCAAAACTGTTGCTCTACGAAACTTACTAATACCAAGCGTTCGTAAGTAATCAAGCCTTTCTTGCTGAGATAGTTTCATTGTTTTATTACCTTAACTTCGCTTGTTCCGTTTACATTCACAACCTGAAATACTTTATTCGAACCTTCTATCAATTCAGATATATGGCTAACAATTACGAACTGAACTCCAAATTCTTTCGATATGACTTTAAGCCATTCACATGCTGGATTGATACGTTCACTATCAAGATTCTTAAAAGGTTCGTCTAATATTATTGTCTGTCTTAGCATATTTGAAAACATACGAACAAAGGCTATGCGGATTGACAGTGTTACGATATCCAAAACTCCCCCACCCTTTGAATCTGTAAGTGGTGTTACGATTCCATCGGTATCAATATATAGTTCATAATTAACACCACGTTTGGTAATGGCTGGAATTATTTTGAAGTTTAACTTCTTGTCTACGAATACACATTTGAGTGCTGAGTTAACGATATCTTCTATCTTTCCCTTGATTTGATTGCGCGTGTATTCTACGAATCCGTTAAGAAATGCAAGACATTTCTGAGTTGTTTCGATCTTTTCAACCATGGATTCTATTATATCTGTATTCTTGTCGAATTGTTCTTTCAACATTTCATACCGACTAATAATATCAACAGCCATTTAAAATTGCCTCTAATTTTGAGATATAATCTTTGGCCTTTATAAGTTTAGCATTAACTTCTTCGGTTTTTGCTTTTGATTCTTTCTTTAAACTTTCTAACTTATCTTCTATCTCATCTGGAGTAATGTTGAACTTCTCTTTAAGATCGGCTTCAAGGGTTTCCTTCTTTGCCTGAATCTTAGCTACCTCTAACTCTAATTTTGATTTGCGGTCTGACAAGTTCTTTATTTCTGACTTGAAAGTTGCTATGTCGTTTGTCATGTTAAATTCCTTTAAGTCTATCTTTACACATATTAACTATATCTTCGTCTGTTCCTACTGCCTTAGCGTAAACACTCATTAAATCTTCTATGTTTAAAAAACTATTCCTATTATCAATTATTTGTTTCATGTTATCGACCTCTTTGTTCAATTCAGAGTACAAAAGGTCGTCCGAAATGTCAATGCTTATTTTCTCGCTCCAAACGTCCATTTCGCATGGAATGTCGATTTCCCGCGTTCTGATGCCTTTTGCCCCGTCCACCGTCAAGTACACCGCTTTGGGCTGGCGGGTCATGTCATGGGAAACCTTCTTTCGCCTCGCCAGTGCGCCGGGTGCGACGAACAGGGTGTCATTCTCCGTCACAATGCCCTGATAGGGGTGGTAGTGGGCGACGAGGACGGCATCGGCTGGTGTCCAGAAATCTTTCATCAGGATATGATCGAAGATTACAGGCTTTTGTGTAATTGTTAGGTGCGTCATGAGAATGTTCTTCTTATCGTTACTGATAAGTAATGGAACTTCCATGAAGTCAAACCCATGATTACCGAAGATAACTCTTGTATATTCAAAATCTTTATACTTGTTTTCGTTAGATATTAAGCCTGTCATTTTAACAAGAGACAAAGGCGATACACTTTCAAACCCATCATGCCCTTCGTTTCCATGAATACAGTGGATTTCAACATCAACATATTTACTAAGCATCTCTACAATGGTATTCAACTCAAGGAATTTAATCTTTGGGGTATCGAACAAATCTCCACCAATAAGGACAACACATCCATTCTTTCTTGCAAGCTTCAGAACCCATTCAAGTTTGTTAAGGATTGATTGGTTATAGTTATCCTTCCTAGCAATAGGTTTAGCACCATAATGTATATCAGTAATATACAAAAATTTATCCATCACATTTCCTTTCAACAGTATCCGTAACTCGTTCTGATTGTTCCTTTGTAAGCATAGAAATAATCTCTGCAAACAATTCAGAAAGACAATTAAAGCATAAGTAATAGTGTCTTCCATCATGTAACTGATGGGCTACCAGAATATCATTCCTCTTACAAATAGAACACAGATTCACTTTAAACGGCACCATATTTATTCCTTGATAATAAGTTTACATTTGTCACAATACCTGTCTTTAATGATTGGGCATATAGCTTCTTTATCTATAAACTCATCAAACCGCTTTGTCAATGAATTTAGCTCATCATTTGCTTTTATGATAGCATTATTAGTAGATGTTGAATCTATCATTATTTTGTTAATAGAAAATTTAAACGATTCAAGTATTCCGATACTAGCGTCTATATTTTCTATTTCGGCTGTTATAGGAAGGTCTATCTCATCAACCTTGATATTGAACCTAGACTTGTTATCATCGAAAAACTTCTTAGATTGCTCTATTGCCGTTGTTGTCGATAACAACACGCCAATACTTTCGACATCAGAATTCATACTACTGATATACTTTTTAAGTGGTTCTAACTTTGTTATGATTGCAAACTTGGAAGCATTTTGTTTAAAGAATTCAGATGCATTTGAAAGCATCTCCATTTGTCCAGCAATCTCAAGTAGGTAATTTTCTATTGACTTTATTTCAATCAAAAGAATCTTATATTCTTCGATAAGTGGCGTTGCCTTCTCGATCTTTGGTGCTATTTCTGCGTTATTATTCTGTGCAATTTCAAATATCTGCTTATCTTTAGAAAGCTCAGAATTCATTGTCTTGATAAGAATGTCAATCTTCTCAGAATCTGGAATTAAAGAAGATAGAATCTTATTCCTACGCAATCCAGAATATGACTTCCCCACGAAGAACATATCATCATGTTGATTTGATATATTCAAATCCTCTTCAAAATCAACAAACGATATCGGTCTAATCTTTGTTTTATCTAGGATGTAGTCTGGAAGATTTATTCCAAACTTTTCATATAATTCATTCTTTTCACCAATATAGAAATCACTCTTTGTCGAAGGCTCGATATACTGTCCACATTTACATAGGTATGAGCCATCTTCTGTAACATCTGCTTTACACGAAGGACATTTTCGTACCTTACTAGCATCCATTTTACGGCAGATAGAGTAGTCGCTAAATCCGATTCCGACCTCACCGCTCATTTCTCCTATTTTCAAATAGAAAGGTGCTCTCTGTAGATTAGCCTTAATTGCCCGTATAAGACCGGACTTACCAGAATCACTAAGACCTATGATTGTATTAACCATGGGGTCTAATTCTATTTCTGTGTTTGCATGGGATTGGAAGTTCTTAACATTTATAGTCTTTATCATTGATTTCTCCAGCTTTATGTTTATCCATAAAATACTTAGCTAATGCCAATGCTTGCCATGCATCCTTTGAAATACCTTTGGTCTTAGTCTCACCAAAATATTCAATCATCTTTAAACGAATTCTTGAATCTTTACTCTTCGGGCCTGTTACTACTTCACCTTTTTTCTTTTTATCCAGAATATGAGCGGCTACTTTACTTCTGACAACTCTATACCAAGGCTTGTTTGTATTGAGCGTTTCTATATTCTGGATAAATCTGCCTATCCAAACACACGTATCAAATACAGTTTTGCCAGCCATTCCATAAGAAGCTATCATTTCGAATACAAAGCAATCTATCTTAGAATGATTCGCTTCTATGAATCTATTTACAAAATAATTATCAAATTTACCGTATTTTAATATATTCTCAGTGGACGTATTAAAGACAACGATCCCGGAAAACACGTTTCCGGGATCGATTGCCATTATTATCACAGGTCGAGGCTTCCTTCTTCTAACGTTTCTTCTTCCGGTTCCTTATCAGGACTTTCATCGTTTGCAACTACATCCTTGAACTTTTCGTTCTTTTCGTAGGAAATATCGGAAGGTGGTTCAATCTGGTACAGATTCATACCATACGCTTCCTTAATTTTCTTTGCAATACTAGCCATTTCGCCAGCCCTGAAAGTTCCACTATACAAAGCCTTGTCCACGAACTCATATCTACCAAGCGTTAATTTCTTAACTTTACCAATCGTTTCGAGGAAATCAAGAAGTGAAAGTTCCCTGATAAATCCCTTCGAATACAGATAAGTCAGATATGTCATAGCCTTTTCTTTATTCGAAATCTTGTTCTTTGCAGAAGTCAGAGATACTTTATATCCGATCTTTGTATCTCCGTCTTTAATCACCTTAGAACGCTTCAGTTCGATGCGGAGGTTAGCGGAATACTTCTGTTGCATACCACCGGGAAGAACCGTATCTGGATCGTAAGGAGTTTTCTTGTTCTGATTCTGAATTTCCTGATTGATGCAAACCAGAGCGGTCTTTGACTGTCTGAGGATGAAGGATGTTCTGCGAAGGAATTCAGTAATCATAACAGAGCGTCTATTTCTCTGTCCAGACTCACCCATCTCTTTTTCCATAACTTTCTCAGATTCAAGTTTGGCAAGAGAATCAACTACGATAATATCAAACACATTTTGTTTGATAGCATCTTCTGCAATGATGAGGGCATCTTCGCTATTGATCGGAGTAATTGTTAATCTATCTGGAAACAGATTCTTATACTGTAAGAACGAAGTAGTAAGCGCATTTTCTACGTCGAGATACAAAGCAGTAATATTCTCATCCAGTTCCATTGCATAACGAATGGATTCAAGAACGAATGTTGATTTACCGGTAGATTCCAAGCCATGAATAAGCGTCATTCCACCACGCGGAAATCCACCAATTCCTGAATTAATCCAGTCAAACGTAGGGAAGCCTGTTGGAAACGGTTCAAAATTACCAACTTTATTTCCATCGAACAAGATATCAGCACCATACTTCTTTTTGAATTTCTTGTTTACTTCTGCAAAGAATTTAGCAGTAGCTTCTTTAGAATTACTCATTCAACGACTCCTAATGTGAAATTTAAGGATATCATCATTTGTATCACGTCTTTTGTCAAAAGTATAGCATGAAAATAATAAAAATAAATCTTGACAAATTAAAAAGCCACCCGATCCGGCCCAAAGCATCTTCGTCCGAAAAAGACACAAAGGTTTCGGGTGGCTCAACAGGGATGGCAGGATTCGAACCTACGAGATGCCAGAGTCAAAGTCTAGTGCCTTACCAACTTGGCTACATCCCTAAGTGGTACAAGGCAGAACGGGTCATGACTCCGTTTTATCTGCCTTACTCTGTTATATTGGCTTCCAGACCGAATATAACGGCTTCCGAATTTACTAATTAAATTACAACACTCTATAGAGCAAAGCCGATGATAGGAATCGAACCTACAACCCCCGCATTACAAATGCGGTGCTCTACCTATTGAGCTACATCGGCAAACGATTATTCCAATGGTTGAGTTATAGCAAATCCAAGAAAATCATTCACAGCTTTTTCTATCATTTTATTTGGTTCATTAATGATATCAGAATACTCATAATACCAACCTTTATAAGTATTGTGAAATCTATCTTGTGGTATCAGTGTTACTTTATCTAATTTATTATCCGCCACAAAGAACTTAAATACTGGATATAACTGGAAATCCTTTTCTTCTTCTGCTTCAAGTAATTTATTGGTTACTTCACTAACAAATTTTTCAAGTGACATAGTTGCTCCTATTCATATCTTTCTAGGAACTTTCTTGCATTTTCGATAGATGCTACATACTTAAAAGCTCCAGAACTACCAAAGTCTATTGTTGGATTAGAATCTTCAATCGATAGAATGATATCTTTAGCATCTACCAATGCTTTAACTAATCCTTTAACAAGTTCGTTATCTTTATGAGTCTTTGCAATTTCTTCTAACGTAAGACCTGTTATTTTCATAATTAACTCCTGTCATACCAAGAACATTTAACAAGCGGTTTATTACTTTTATATCTTGAAGTATAAATATGAATGTTAAAAATGTAATGATGTTTCTGGATATACCATTTATTATCATTCATCATTTCTGCTACAGAACAACCTGTATAATGATAACAAAATGATATAAATCTCTTTATTACTTTGAAAATTTCATATCCAAAAGTATTCCAACAAAAAATTAAGGAATGATTTCATATTTTGTTATTCGTCTTTGTTCGGATACATTTTACGAATACATTGAACAATATGCAATGCCAATCTCATGTAGTCGTTAACTTGGGTTTCTGTTGGTGTTTCACCTACGGAATAATTATCGCCATATTGAATTCCCTGTAACATATCACAGCAAGGGCAAGAGCCATAGCTTACCATCACATACCAGTAATCGGATGGTTGGTATCCGCTGTCTCCGATTACATACAGAAGATTTCCTTGATAATCTCCATGGTCAATTTCAACAATTCTTTCAGCACTTGGAGTATGATATTCTTCACTATCACCAATAATAGAAACTACATCTTTAACAATCTCTTTATAACTTTCTGGATGTGATTCTTTGTATTTGTTTTCGAGAACTTTATAATTAGCATTAAACCTATCAATAAACTTCTGAATCATATAATTCCTTTCATTGCGTTATATTAACAGAGGGGAATATAGGATTCGAACCTATGTGTTACAAGTTAACAGCTTGTCGCATAACCACTATGCTAATTCCCCGTTTATGGATACTAGGAGACGATATTATAGGTAATCAGCCTATCTATTTCGCTCTTTTCTCCAATGGTAATCTATTACAATTTGATTAGAATTGCAAGCATTTACCTTAAGCGGAAGATACAGGATTTGAACCTGTAAGGGCATAACCCGCCAGTTTTCAAGACCTGCGCTATAATCCATCTCAGCCATCTTTCCATATGGGAAGAGAAGGATTCGAACCTTCAAGAGCCTTTCGACTAACAGATTTACAGTCTGCCGCGCCCCACCACCTGCGCCGTCTTCCCTTACTGCTTTACTTGCTGAAGAATTGATAATACATCTTCAACTGTTCAAAAAGAGTCGGCATTACCAGATAGAAACCGGAAGATGCCCATAATCCATTATCTTTCTTTTCGATACATGGGTAATAAACTCTTTTTGGTGTAAGCCAGAATTTCTTATGGTAACATTTCCCATCTTTACATCCATCATATACATCAGATACTTCTCGTAAAAGTGGAAAATTAACATCATCGAAATCTTCAACAGTGTTACATAACATTCTAACCTTCTTGCGAAGTTTCCTGTTAGACTTCTGTTTAAAGTATCTCTCAGATTGTCCGTTAGTAAATCCAGAAATCATAGAACGACGATAAGAACGACTCATATACAACCTCCAAATTATGTTAATAATTTAGAGGCTATCAAATTCTTTCTTCATTAGAATCTTTCCTTTCTATAATATGGACAGCGGGTGATGCGAGTCTCGAACTCGCTACCTCGGCAGTTACAGTGCCGTGTTATAGCCCAAGTTGAAACAACAGACTATTCTGGTTACTCAAGAATCGATATCCTAAGTAATCAACTTAGTTATTTCTATTCTATTTCACCCACGTTAGTTGCTCTCACCTGATTAGGGCTACCATCACTAACGGTTACGGAGGGGAATATAGGATTCGAACCTATAACCTATCGGTTAACAGCCGATTGCACGAACCATTGTGCTAATTCCCCATACGCTGAGACAGGAATATAACCTGTATAACTCCACTACCCAGCGATTAAATAACTATACAACACTTACTTACCAAAGTCAAACCATCCAAGAACGACATTTGCACCAGAAAATAATCCAATGGCATAAATTGCTTCTGCTTTGTATGGAGCTTCGAAATCACACGAAGCAAGTCTGTAAATTCCAAGTCCATAACCGATAGGTGCGATGATGGAAAACAGAATCATAACCAGACTTATAAGAAGTTATATAATCGTATAACCTTTTCGTTTAATATTACATCCTTAAGTTAAGTATTTTATGTTATATCTTGAAACTCTTTGTTGGGTTATGCCCAATTTTGACGCTATATATTGTTGTGACTTACCATTATCAAGATAATGTTTTATCTTTGGAACTAATACTAAAACTATAAAACATTCTCGACAATAACCATCCGAATTTAACTCTGTGCTATTTGATTTGCATCCATTTAATACTTTCCTGTTAGATTTACAACCTTTACATTTTTGATTGTAGTTTTTAGTTTTTCTATTATGTAAGAAATTACCAGACCATTTTCTAATATCTTTATATTCTTCTTTCATATGACAATTATGACACAACGAAATTAAATTATCTATATGATGAGTATATGATATTCTATATGGGATTAGATGATGAACATCTGGTTTGTATGTCGGATCATTTAAAGTTATAGGAGACATCCCACAAAGTTGACATGTATACTTATCCCGCTCCAAAGCTAACTTCCTTTGTTTTTTCCACGAAAGACCACAATTATCACATCCATATCTACCATATTTCCAATAACGAAAACCACCCTTCCAGTTTGGGTTTAATTTTCCTTTTCCAATACATGATCTACATATTGTACTTTTTCCAAACTTTGACCTATGATATAATCTGCCACATATTAAGCATCTTATTTCCACTCTTGAATTTTTATAGCGATTTTTACTATAACATTTACTAGAGCAAAAATTTTTATATGACGATTTTTCATATTCGCAGTTACATAGTGAACAAATCATTATAGATTCCAATATATTTGTTTTCAAATTCTTCCGTGGGGAATCGAACCCCAAACCTTTTGTATGTAAAACAAATGCTCTGCCAATTGAGCTACGGAAGAGTGTAAAGGTTATGCTCTGCCAACTGAGCTAATCGCCCTAGTATGTATTAAACGGTAAGGTTTAATACATACGACAAGTGGAACGTGGAGTTCAACTAACTTCTAAACATTTTATTTTAACATCACTTGGCTCAAAAGAAAATTCTTTTGAGATGGAATACACATTTTGTTTATCTTCACATATCCAATTCCACCATTTTTCTAATCCCATTCTGTTTTTAGCTTCTTCTTTAACTCCAGATACAATTATATTCTCAAAGTGGTTGCCATCTGTAGCTGGATTTACAGCACCGATAATACCATTTGACTTGTTAATGTAAGAAATTATCTTATCTTGCTTCTCATCATATAATACATATAATTTAATCATATATCCTCCAAATTATTTTATTGTATACCATTCCGGGCGGGTGGAATCGAACCACCGACCTTGGCGTTATAAGCACCCTGCTCGTAACCACTGAGCTACGCCCGGTTAAACAATGCCGAAGGAGGGAATCGAACCCTCACGCCTTGTCAGGCCCAAGATTTTAAGTCTCGTTCGTCTGCCAATTCCGACACTCCGGCATTTAATTAATTAGTTTTACTTCTGGATTCACTTTTCAAAGACGTTTCAACGCTTCAACGCTTGATTACTCTTTTATAGTAACATGGACGCTACAAACTGTCAATTATCTTTGTTTTGATAATACTATCAATTATTTGATAATATTCAGGATCATTAATGTGATTTCCCCTGAACCAGTCCAAGTAAATATAATGGCCAAAATGCCGTAATTATTATACATTCCTGAACCGAAGTATTCATCCCATGTCTTACAATATACGCCATTGCCGCTATACCTACAAAGAAACCAATACCAATATAATAAGCAATAAACTCTTTCATTTCATTTCCTTCATAATATACTTGAATAAAGTAATACCTGTTCTTATGAAAGTTCCTACCAGATGTGCAAGTGTTGCATCTGTTACCATTTCTTCAATTCTAGTAGGTTCTTTCTTTACTTCATTCTTAATTGCAAACCCATCCTTAACGGTAAATCCTGTTGCTTTGACTGTCGGAGTTACAATACTTGGTTTAATTGTCTTAACATCTGGAAGTGGAGTATTGTTATTAACCGGAGTTGATTTCTTACGATACTTCTTCCCGAAACAATCCTTGCAGATATACATAAGCTTGTCTGAAGTTGCTACGTTTTTATAGTAATTGTGATATGGCTGTAAAGACTTGCAACAATGACATACCTTTCCTTCTTTTACCCTTGCAACCTTAACCTTCTTAGCCATGGCTTTTGTACTTGCAATTCTATGACATTCATTACATATAGTCTGATATCCGTCTTTAGTTTTGGCGTGAGTTCCGAAATGATCTACAGTCTTCATATCTTGGCATCTTTTACATCTTTTACTAAGTGTGGCGTAATTCACGCTGCTTCCTCCTGATCGACATATTCCGCATCTGACTTCTGTTCATCTTCCAGACCAAGGAATGTGAAGGATTTGTACTTCAGAATGTTGCAAATAGGATAACCATCCCAGCGGATACAAACACCTTCTTCCACATGTCTTGAATCGAGAACCGAAGGCTTTTCAAGAAGGGCTGTTAGTTTAGCTGTAAGCTTTTCCAAATCTCCATCATATACAAAAGGATCAATCAGGAGAGGTACTACTTTAAGCCCAAGTTGTTCACAACGCTTGCACATCTGAGGATAGGAAAGATCAACAGCAATCCCATCTTCATTAACAGTAGTAATGCGGTAGATATACATGGAACACTCTGATTTTTCGTTACCATAAGAGAATTCCATCGTCTTACCGAAAATCTTCTGTTGTTCCTTATCCTTTACAGGCATAGAACCCATGATGGGAGAACCTGAAGTTATATATCCTACGATTTCTCCATAGATAACTTCATTCTTGTTAAGAAGACCTTTAAGCGGATCGGTCATCTTAAACCGGAATCCATCGTTACCATAGTAACCATCCGTTCCACCATTCTTTTCAAGAACAACATTACGAGAACCATTAAGGTATTTGTACTCTTTCTTTTCGGTTGCGAAGAAAGGATAAATCTTGTTAAGTAGGCGTTTAACAAGAGGAAGTTTGATTTCTTCTGTATCCATTACATATCCTGTACGGTGACTGGTCCCGTGGAGCTTGGCAGTTACATACAGAACTGCTCCGGTAGGAATCGATCTACCTTCTCGTTTGAACTGTCCTGTTTCGAGATGCTTTGCGAAACACTTGTTCTGTTTTACAGGTTTTGTACTTCTGTTTCCAATAGCTTTAAGGGTTGCAGGAGTGAGATACTTTCTGCAAATCTCGATACCGTTTACGGAAGTAATTTCATCACCTTCTTTGAACTCAGCGACACATACACCGGTAAATGCAAGACATGTAATTGGCATCCAAAAGCCTTCGGACTTCTCGCCACGGAGTTTCTGACACTTTACTTTTCTGGAATTGCCGAAGTATCCACCGGCTTTAACCTCGATGGTCTTTGTAGGATCGTTCGGATCGGGCTTTACTTCGGTTCGGCTGATAAGATCATGTTCCTTGACAAATGCTTCGGAAAGCTGACCATCTACAGCGAAGAAAACCCCCATTGTCATATCAGGAGTATCCTTTGAAATTACAACCTGATAAGGCCCACACTGTCCAATTGCAAGTTTATCTGCGTTTGGATGAGGACGAACTTTGATTCGTGTTACAAGACCGCTATAGCTCATAGTATTACTCCTATTATTACGTCCAAAGATTAAGTCTAATTTTTATAAGTCTATGAAGTTGTTTTTGATCTTTGTTTGTTAAAAATGTTTCCAGTTTATGTAATTTTAATACACCTTTCTTTCCTTCCTTTGAAATTATTTTATCAAGACTCAGTTTCTTCCTGAAAGGATATTGGATATGAAGCAATCTATTATAATGCTTTTGCGCCGCAGGACGGCCTATCTTCCACCAATAATATAATGATCTAAATTCATTTCTTACATGTGCATGTTCTTTGCAATAATCCCAATTAACTACATCTTCTGGTTTCTCTTTCTCTATGAAGTCAACAAGGATTTGAAAGTTAGCATGTAACAATAATTCAACTGGATCGTGATAATCCTTTGAAAGAGAACGAATCATGAGTCTGTATCGTTCTTTTGAAATAGAATACCTTTTCATCTCATTGTTCTCCTTGCAATAGTACATAGGATATCAAGAGTTTCCAATATTGCTTTCGTCCTTTTAGCCATTGCCCAAAGACGATACTCTGTATATATTATGTAACAACTAACTGCAAACACCATTGTAATTTCAGAATCCATATTTACTCCATCAATTTAGATACATATAATCCACAACAACATTGCCCTTCTTCCTTCATCTTCTTACAGATACATTTTGTATCTTCACTTCGTTCTGCTACACAAGGACAATATCCATCGTTTCGCTTCAATGCTTCTCTGATCTTTTCAACTTTTTGCTTGTCTGGATTGAGACAAATACTAAACTTTTTCATTTTTTGCTCCTGTAGTCTGTAGTATAAAATCCACTACCTTTAAAATGGATGGGGGTTGCATTTAATAGTTTAACTGTGTTGACTGATCCACATTCAGGACATATAGCTTCTTTTCTATAGTCCTGTGGGTATCTGAATTCTTCAAATATGTTAAGACACTTACTACATCTGTATGTATAGAACGGCATAAACAAACTCCTATATCAGCCGACAGAGTGGGATTTGAACCCACATTACCCTCTGTTGGAAGGCGTAATTCCGTTATACTATCTGTCACAATATGAATCATTTCACTAGGATTTCACGAACGTTCCCTACTTAGATGCTCTAATGATCCATTCGATCCTTTGAGTTTCGGATAATATAACAGTTGCAACTGCTATACATCCCTGTCCATTAAAAACGATCCCACTCCTTGCCACATTTTGGGCAATAAGGAATACCGACATTGTCGTGCTGAACATTGCCGATTTCCTCTTTCTCTTGGTCGGAAAAGCTGCATTGGCACGCTTTCTTGTAACCCCCCGAAAGATATTCAATATCGTCGTTTTTGTTCTCTGTAAGTTCCATCAAAAACTTCGCTTGCTTTTCGTACTTCTCTTTCCAACAACGGTGACATGCCATCGGGACGTTTGTGCAGTCACCGGCATGCTTTCCATCAGCCCATGGCTCCATATTCAATCTTGCTTTCTGTTTTTCCCAGTCCGCTAACGCATCTCGCATGTTTTCCTCAGAATGGTCAATATCCCACTCTTGAAGCCAATCATGGTGATAGAACAAAGCAAACTGAATGCGTTCAAATGTGTTCACTTGGGGTCTCCGTTCGAATTTTATAAATTACATCTTCAACACATTTTTCCTGTCCATCTTTGCATGCTTTCTTGCATAATTTGGTCAACAGAACCACCTAACGACCTCACCGGGTTTCATCGTGCCGTTGCACCACGCAAACCCTTAAATGCGAGAGAAAGCAAATAGTTCTCTTCTTCCGGCGAAAGGTCTTCAGCTTTTTTGCCCTGAGGATCGCTGGAAAATGTAAGTCCCCAGTCAATAATTGAATTTGGTTTTGTCTTCCATGCCTTTTTCCAAGCCCTAATTACTTCATGGCTGGCATCAGACATATCTTGCGAAGAAACACCTCTATGAGCATAAATCTCCAACAAGCGATTCATTTCAGTAATCTCTTGTTTAGAAAAATATGTTAAATCAGGTTCACCATTGGCAACAACACACCATCCTCCATCGAATTCCGCATTGGGTTTGAAATACGAATATTTTATAAATTTGAAAAGCGGTCTGGCAAGAGAATTGCGCTTGTCGTAGATTTCAAGAGGGACAGGCCCCATTCGCATTGCAGAAAAAGTCAACCCAAAAACAGGCTTCCCATGCGTCTCAATCCCCCAATGGTGCAAGAGAGCAATATATTTATATAGGCGAAGAGACGTCAGCGTCTCTCCCGAACGCCGCTTATGCTCACGGGCAAAATACGATATCGCATTTTCCAGCCGTTCTTGTTCAAACATAGCACACCTATCTCTCATTAATGAGGATCAATGTCATTATAACGCACCCCAAGCACTATATTAAATATAGTATCGACTTAATCTTTTGTCACCGTATACTTTGATCGGTTATTCACTTCCGCTAATCTACTTCTTGTTACGAAGTTTTGCCGCTTCGCTAAGTAATTTGTTAACAATGAAGAGCGGCCAATCAATATCTTTGTTTCCAATCCTCCTATCTTTCGGTCTATCTCGTTACTTGTTTCATATCGGTTATAACAATCGGGATGGAGGGAATCGAACCCCCAATTGTTCTCGCTCCCAAAGCGAGTGCCATACCATTAGGCGACATCCCGAAGAATGTATTGGGGTATTCCACTACCCCAATACGAAAACCACAAACAGGAGGCGTACAAAGATGCTACGGATTAGACAAGTTTTGACTCAGGTACTTCAATACTACCGGACTTCTTAACATAAGCCGCGATTTCACGAATCTGCTCGTTAATAGAGTCTTTCTTTTCGATCTTTTTTTCTTCTACAAGATAAGCTCCAAGCTTCTTAAGATAAGTTGCGTCTTTCTTGGAAACCTTTTCAGCAATAACTTCATATGTAATCTTAACCATAACAGGTTTCTCGTCAAGGTCAAGATCATCAAGCCCAAGATCGCCAATATCTTCCGATCCAAGAGAATCATCATCAAGACTCAATTGCTCATCAAGCTTGTCCTTCGGCTTGGATTCTTTCTTTGGGGCTGGTTCGTCCAAGGAAAGATCATCCAAAGACGTTGTTTCTTCGCTTACCTTTGCTGTAGATTCCTTGGTCTTCTTTTTATCGAGAAGAGAGGACTTAGCAGGTTTCTCATCTTCGATATGTTCCTCGTTTTCAGAACCATCTCCGTTAAGAATCTCCAACATACGTTCCCTACTAATGGGATGGATAAGGGCTTTTTCGATATCACATGGGCCACCAGACTCATAATCCCTATTCAGAAGATCATCGAGGATACCCTTCATCTCTTCGATCTTGGCTTTGTTGTCGGTATTCTCGATAAGTGTATAACGATTGGAATCCTTTGAATACTTGTAAATCCAAGTAACGTTAGGAAGCCCGTATTTATCAGCAATCTTATCGATCTCACGGAACATGGCAGGGGTGAATCTGATTGCGATGAACTCGGAAGGATTGTCAAGATCGATACCGTTAAACCAGAACTCTTCGGAAACGATAGCGTTGATCTTTGTAGTAATCTTCTGCTTCTCTTCCTTGTCCTGAGTACCGCGCCACTGTGCCCAGAGAGTGTCAATCTCTTCACAAATCGGACATCCAGCACCCTTTTCACCGGGATTCTGATTCACACATTCCATGACAAGCTTTGATGAATTCTTAAACTTAGTTCTCGACTTGATATCGAAATGCGTTCGCTTGTAAACAACATCTTCGATAGGAAGCCAGATTTTCTTACTAAGACCATCTTTGAGAGAAAGCTGGCGAATATTTGTTCCGGTATTGAGTTTATCTTTCAGTTCTTTCATCGAATATCTAGCCATATTATTTCATCCTTTATTAGTAGAGAAATTCTCTTGAGAAATACCTAGAAGTGATAAGGTCTTTCTTAAGAACGCTGATCTTTTCTGCGGCTACGTTATTCCTAGCGGCATCGGTTCTCATCTTCTTCAATTCTGGATGTGTAATGATCTTAACACCCTTCTTGGAAAACGATTCCTTAACGCTATCAGAGTTCCTAACCTTATCTTCCATGCTTGCATAAAGCTTATAGTATTTGATGAGCTTTGCAAGAACGTAAGTTCTGGCGATTTCCTTATCGTTGACATCCCTACCAAGCTTTTTGATGGAAGCCATGATATACTTGTCGAACTTACCTTCACTGTTCCTAGATACCGGGGCAAATGCGAATGTCTTTCTAGCTACACCAAAAACATCCCTGTGATAGATGAATCCGATTGGTGCGTCAAATTCCATGTTTTCAAGCATTATACGACTCCTTATTCTGTTACGGCATGTAGATTGAAAAAGTATGATGTTCCATTGGTGATAAGAACAGTAGACGGATTGAAATAAAGTTTTACGCTTATCTTTCCCTTATCGCCTTGCTCCTTGTCTAATGATGTTACCATTTCTCTGAAACCAGCACCAACAGTAACCTTCTGGAATGAATCACCGATTCTACCTACAACTTCCAGATTTCTTTGGAAGCGTTCTTTTGTTGCGATATCTTCAATGACACAAGCTACGATTGATTGATCTTTGATCTTAACATCTTCGAAACGATACAGTTCGAATCCGAAAGCCTTTGCATCTTTAAGAAGAGTCTGAAGCATTTCGTAAGATACTTCAATACCATTCTCATACTTATATTTACCACTTACATACTCAAGCTTTTCCTTGTCGAACATATCGGGCTTGTCTTTGATTCTCTGGAATGATTCGACAAATTCAGCATCACCAAGTTCGTAAAGCTTCGTCTTCATCTTACCCTGTGCATTGCCGTCCGTTATGGCAAAGACACCATCGGCACTTGCAATCTTAATAACTTCCGATGAAGTACGACTAAGAACCGCAAGAATCTTGTCAATACTAGGAATTTTAATGTTTCCATCTGCGATGACCTTGACGTTCGATTCATAGATTTCACCGTAGAAAGATGCATCATTCGGTGCAACCCTAGCCCAGATATTTCCGTTCGATGCGTTGAGGATGAGGTCTTTAATAAGACCACCAACCCTACACTTGGAAAGAAACGCTACAAACACCTTTGAATTGATTTGAATATCCACTTTGTTCCTCCTGATGGTAGATTCAACAGTACAATGACTTCAGTTCGATGTCAACCCTATTTTTATTACTATTTTTCTGATAAATCAGATGCCATCCAATAATTCATCTGAAATTTCATCAGGGAGTTCTGTAATTACTTCATTAGACTCATCTGGTGGTTTATTGTTAGTATTATCTCCATCGTATTCAGCGTAGCCATTATCATACAGTTTAAATGCTCGTTTGTTTCTATCATCATCTTCATAGAATTCCTTCTCATACCAAGACATACGTTCAAAATCACAAGCTACATAAGTTCTAAGTCTTGGTACGTTTCTACCCTTGATGATAGTTATAGTTCTCCTACCATGGTATTTCTTGCCGTTAATTATTTCTTCGAATGTCTTATCTTCCTCCGTCATTTCGATAGCTATCATTATATCGGCTTTATTAGATGCTACGTCAGACCAAGAACCGGTTTCATCTGTTACTTTCTTCTGTCCACGTTTGGTTTGTTGTGCCGTATACATAACACAATGATGCTTACCGGCGATCTCTTTAAGCCTAGAATAAATCTCCGCATGAGCCGTAGAACTGTATTCTGGAACGCCTTTAATTCCAGCTTTCATATCACCAGCGTAATCTACGATTACAAAATCTGGCTTAAATGGATTGGCAGTAATAATAGCATCCACTTTAGCAGGAGTACAATTTTCTGGAACCCAATAGATAAGCAAGTCACCCTGAGCATCCAGTTGTTTGAACTTTGCTACTTGCTTTTTCCAATGCTCGATATAGTTTGGGTCTTTACTCACCTTACCTGTTGAAAATGCCTTATGTTCGATCTTCGTGATGTTCGAATCGATACGGAAAGCATATTCATTTGCGTTCATTTCTATGGTGATAATGATGCCCTTGAGCTTTCTCCTATGATAGTTTTCAATGGCTGTTCCCATGAGGAACATAGATTTGCCGACGTTGGTTCTTGACTGATAGATAACAAGATTTCCGTTTGATTGTGGGGCTATCCACTTGTCGATATTAAGAAATCCAGTTCCAGCAAGACCATGATCTTGTGGATTTGCAATAATATCTTGAGCATATTTTATACGAGCATCTACACCGGCAACGTATTCGACTACGTTTCTCTGGATGTCTGAAGATAGCTTCTTCTTAACATCCATAAGTTTTTTATCAAACCCATCGATAACATCTTCGATATCATTATCGGCTAATTCTTGGATTGATTCTTTTGTTTGCTTAATGAACTTGCGTATACAAGTAAGCTTACGCAAAGAATTGCAATATGTCTGAACGTCACTTAAAGTAGCCTTTGATGTCTTGATGTTTTCAAATGCTGCTTTATACTTTACCTTATCTTCTTCACTGGTATCTGGTAACGATTTTACATAACTATAGAATCCAGCGAACGACATAAGTTGTCGTGTATTGTTGTAGTTTTCGATGAGTTCCTTGTAAAGCTTCCTATTTACTACGTTTGCAAAATCTTCTGTTTCGAGAAGACATGCATTTGTCAACTTAATAGCCTGTTCCTGATATTTGAAAATACAAAACAATATTCCATTCTCAAGGTCAAGATTCTCTGTCTGGATGTTTGCCATGGAATTTTCCTCGTTTTTTGCTGTATGTGGGTTGATTATTAGCCGCTAAGTCTATTGTTCTGTCAAAATCACTATCGTCGGTTGGTGGTTGTTCTTTTGGCTCTTTCTCTGGTTGTTGAATCTTTGGTTCCTGCTTTGGTTTTGAGGTGGACTTTAGATAACTTGTAAGTGACTGCATCTCGGGAAATTCATTTTCGAATTTCACGCTTGCCTGTCTCTGGTATTTTCCATCTCCACCCTTTATCTGGAAAGTGAGGTAGTTCATGGATAGAAACTTGACAATACCATCATCGTATTTGGAGAGCAACTGGTCTTTACTCAAATCTGTGCAAATTAATGTGATTTTGTTATTGATCTTCCTAGAGTTTAGTAACGCCATGAACTTATTATTTGCAAAAGACTCTTTCTTTCCGTTTTCATTTCCAAAATTATCAATCATTAAGCACTGAACATTCGTCAGATATTCGTGCATTTTAGCCCGTTTTGCGGATATTTCCTTATCTTCGCCGGAGAAGCTGAAGAACGTATCGATCAAGTCTGTTTGATTTACAATGTAACATTCGATATTAAGCTTAACAAACACCTTTACAAGAATGGTTCCAGCGGTAGTAACACAATAAGAATATTCATC